CTGATAGTGGAGCTGCGCCATCTACAAAATAATTTGGAGATCCTGATATCCAGGTGTCGTAACCTTCTTCGGTGTTGATGGCCCATCCTGTTGCAAAAGAAATAATCCCAATTATAGATGGAATTACCACTGGTCTTCCATCTAAGAATTCTCCCTCTAAAACTCTAGGAGTTGTATTTCCGCCATCCCATTGAACTACTACATCCTGTTGCAATATCAGTTCCCAACCATTTACATTAGCTGCAGACATGGGCAAACACTTATAAGCGTGCTTGTTGTAGGTTTCGTCCATCCAATCTCTCTTGAGTCTAGATTGTTGTATCTTTGGTGGATTTTGATGAGTTTTAGTTAATGTTATTTTCGTCATACTCTTCTTCTAGAAATTGTTCTATAACTTTTTTAATGTTTGCCAATGCGTCCTCAGGGGATGTACTTCTATTTCCACTGCTGTATGCTAAGTCTAATAAATCTGAATTACAAAATCTAACATACTTACTTCCATCTTTGGATACGATAAATTTCTCAAAATTTCCATTAATTACATTACTATTTTTTTGTAATTCTTTAAAAAGCGGATGCATATCTCCCTTTGGCTGACGAAAATCTATGTCAGTTTTATCGTGCTCTTCTCTTACTCTTTTATAGGCTTCTTTATCTTGGTTTGGATCTAAAATATTAACCATCTCAGAAAATGGAAAATCTGTATTATAAAGTTTTACCATATGATCTTTCATATTCTCGGCACTAGTGTTAGAGTCAGCAAACTCTCCATAGGCATCTTGGCAAAAATCTGTACTAGGGAGAGCTAAAGCTTCAAATCCCAAATCTTTATATTGATTGTAGATATCTTGAATAATTGTATACTGAGGAGAGTTTGCGCATTCTCCGGTTACGTTGAATAGTATAGAAACTTTTCCTTTAAGATTTGCTAAGATCCCATCTTCTCCATCTATGGATTTAAGTGGAAAATCATATATGTTATTATCTACATGTTCTACAAATGATTCTTCTGAATTTTGATTCATTTTTTCTCCTTTTATTATATTATTTTGTATAAATAAGTCAAGATCATCAGGCGTACCCATACCATGCATAGCATTTACTTTATGCGAAATGATTAATTTTTGATCTCCTATAGCCTCATTGTATACCGGGCATATGTAAAATTCGTCATTTGTTCTAATATTTTTTTGTATCATTTTATTAGCGTATTTAACATAATCTGAACCTTTTTTCCAGAAGTATATACCACAAGTAGCTTCATTGCTAATTACATCTTTTTCTGCAACTGCGTCAATAGTTCCAAAATCATTATTTTTAACGTAAGACCATTTGGGATCGGAATTTTCAAATGTTAATATTCCTCCATCTATGCCTTTTAGTATAAAATTGTTGATTATGAGATTAATATCATCGTCTATGTATTGATCAATATTTGCTATAACTAGATGATCATTATTATCTATTAAGTCTTTTGCTAGCAAGCTAGATGATACTGCGCCGGGTAGCTTGCCATTTTGTATAATAATTTTACCTTGATTTACATGCTTATGAATCAATTCTGCAATGTTATATAAATCTTGGTCTTCTTTTCTAACTATGAATATATATTCTGCTTCAATGCCAATATTTTCTATAACTATTTCTATCATCGTTTTATTATTTATTTTAATCATTGGCTTGATATCTTTATAGCCAGCATCTTTAAATCTAGAACCTTCTCCAGCCATTGGTATCAAGACTTTAATTTTTTGCTTTTGTTCATTATTCATAATAGTATTTAAATAATTTCTTGATTGTTTAATATTTCAACTGATAAATCTTTCCAGTCAGCTTGAATGATAGTATACCAATTTCCAGTTTTAATGTAATTTAAATATTTGTCTAGTGTATTAACACGAGTTGGATTAAAGAAAATTCTAAACTTTTGATCATCAAAAGGATGAGCAATTTCTATTATTTTTGTTTTTTTATCAGCAAAAATAGCGTTACATAATCCACTTCCTTGAAGACTAATTATTGTATTAGAATTTTGAATTAAGCTTATTTGTTCAATATAACTTAATTCTTCAAAGAAAACTTTTTTAATTTGTTTTTCTTTTTTATTAAAAATAGTTTTTAACAAATCTATAAACTTATTTTCGTCTAATATTGTTCTATCAAGATATGTTTTACACGTATTAAGAAAATCTTTTGGGTTAATTGTTTCTTGTTCTAACATTTTTTTAAAATCTTCATTAAACTTATTTGAATAATTTTCTCTAGAAATATACAATACATCAATTTTTTGATCAAATTTATTAATGTATTTTTTATGCCTATTTACCATAAGGGATAAACCAAATAGGCAAGTTTCGTAGCCTGGGAATGTAAATGGAAATTCTATATCAGCATCTACATAATCTTGGACTAAAGATCTTGAAGCCCTGTAGTACCTTGTCATTTCTGACATATTTGACATTTTATCTCCAGAAACTAATTTTACAAGATTAAATTTTTTATCTATTTCATCAGATATTAAAGCATTATCGTCATGTATGATGTACACTTCTTCTATAAGTACATTTTCTTCACCATTAGAAAAAATGTCTTCATTATTTAAATTAAATTCCTTTTTATATATATCAAATATGCCTTTATGGTAAGCATGGTCGTGATGGTCAAATATAAAAAATGGTTTTATTTCACTATCAAAATCATTAAGTGTTTCAAATTGACTATAGAATTCAGTAAATCCATGGAATATAGGAGTAAAAGCTAAGACTACAAATCTTTTACCACTAACTACTCTTGTTGGATAATCATTTTCTTCTACGCAATTTTGATTTCTGTTTTCTCCTTCTTTAAATGATTTTATTAATAAATTTTTTAATTTTAATATTTGAAATTTATTTTTTGATTCATATTTTTGATCTTCATCTAAAGTAATTGTAATTTCATGGTCAATAAATTCAACATTTTCACAGTCAACTGCAATTTGAGCAGTTGTGTATTGAATGTTTCTAGTAAATTTGCTAGGAATTTTTTCAATTTTATTTGTATCAAATATATAAAAATAAAAATCATTTTCCAATTTAATCAGCCTTTAATAGAGTTGGCAGTGGTGCCGTTTCAATTCCAGAAGAAGGTGTTTTTGATTGGCCAATTTCATTATAGTTATACATTGTAACTGCACTATATTTAGTGCCTTTAGTTACTTCCATTGATCCATGTGCATAGATATAGGTTGAAGGAAAGAATATGACATCTCCCTTTTGAGCTTTAAATTTAAGGTTTAGATAAGGGAACCAAAGCTCTCCTCCTTCATAGTCATCATTGAAGAATCCGACTGAAGAAAGTGTGCAAAAGTATGAAAAACCTGAATCTGTATGGACTTGGAAGTGCTGACCTTCTCCGTACTTTATGAAGTTAATTGCTTCCATAAACTCCATCTTAAAATTATATCTTCTTTCATAATCCGCTAAGCAAGTCTCTAAGATAGAGTTATAGTCATCATAAACATTCTTAATCTCAGATAGTTCTTCTGGAAGATGGTCCCAGTGCTTTGGTCCTATTTTTAAATCATAGCAATCTCTATACTCTGGCATTTTTTCGTTATATCCAACCATAGCTTCATTCCATTTAAAATAATCATGGTCACTATCAACAAGAGTGTCTTCTAGTCTTTTAGGAATGTTAACGCCGTCTGGTACTGCGTTTCTGTAGAGTATTACTCCTAATTTTGGGTCTTCTATATTAAAAATTTCCAATTCAATCTCCAATTTATTACTAGCTTGCTAGTTCTGTCATGATATACTTTACCATAGCGTTTATTGAATAGTCAAATTTTGAAAATATGAGAGGCAAAATATGGAACAGTCACTCGTTCAACCAGGCCATTTTGGTAATTCTGTTAACAATATAAAAGTAATTGATAATTTTATAGAGCTAGATGATCTTAAGATTGTACAAAAATTTTTGCCCACCATCAACGAATGGATGGATGCCGGAGAGAATCAATATGCAGATGATGGAACTTGTATCTATGATGCCTCTTACTGGGCAAATAGGCAATGTAGTTGGGATATTCTTCAGAGAATTAATATTCAAGTTTATAATATAATTGATAAATACATTGAAAAAATGAAACAATTTTTAGAACAATCTTTTAATGTCGGTCTATCTACTAGGCCTCCAGTGATAATTAAATGGCGTCCTGGCATGGAACAAAGACCACATGCAGATAAGCAAACTAATGACGGTAAACCAAATCCTTTTCCAACTTATGATATAAATTCATTGTTTTATTATAATGATAATTTTCAAGGTGGAGAATTATACTATCCCGACCATGATTTAACTGTAGTTCCAAAACCTGGCTTAGCTGTTGCTCATCCTGGAGATATCAATTATCTACACGGAGTCAAGCAAGTTGTCTCTGGAGAAAGATATACTACTCCATCTTTTTATACCATTACTGAGTTAAAGTAAAAAAGACTAAGCTTGCAAGTCGCCCAAGGCTACCCAAGTATCAGTAGCTCTCTTGATTAACGTGACAGAAGACCATTGAGCTCTTAAGTTAGCTCGGTTTGCTGTGCCTTGCGGTGTAGCATTTAACGTTACGCCTGCAGTTACTACAATGCTTGTAGCTCCTGCTCCTGTTTGAAGAACTGTAATTTGACTTCCAATTGGAAAGGCTACTGATGCATTTGTTGGGATTGTTACTGTATTAGCTGAAGCAACACTCATTTCAATCATGTCATCTTTGTCATTTAACACTAATGTGTAACTAGCAGTTTGTGCATTTGTTATAACATTAGAAGAAGCAAAGTCTAATGATATTGTTCCATTACCAACTTGTAATTTTTTATTAGTAGTATCCCAAGAAAGTCTTGCATCTGTAGTAGATGAACTAGTGGAAAGGGTTAGAGTTGGACTATTCGTTACTGGACTTGTAAAAGTTTTGTTTGTAAATGTTTCGGTTCCTGCAAGGGTTGCTAATGTGCCAGTAGTTGGAAGAGTTACCGATGTTGTACCAGTTGCAGTCAATGTAGTTGCAAATGCACCTGAAGTGGTAAAGTTTCCACCAAAAGTAAGAGTCTTACTTGCATTAACTATAAGGTTCCCAGTTATAGTTGTTGTTGATCCACTATTACCAATATTTATTGCAGTAGCATAAGCATTACCTACGCCTACTGATCCGACTGATGTACTTCCATAACCACCATCAATTGATACACTTCCACCATTGTTAGTTGCTCCGCCAGAAGCACTCCCTCCATACAGAGCTGCTGGACCACCAGATACTACCCCTGTTCCTACGGCGTCGGCTCCTGCTACACTGACATATGGAGCTGACTGATTTCCTGATCCATTTAAGTTATTAGGTTTAATCATCAGAGTTCCATAAACTGCACCACTTGTTGTTATTTGTGAGCCACCGCTTTGTCTGCCAACTACGGTTAAGATATTATTTATTGTTGTTGCTCCGGTTGCAGCACCAATGTTGAGTGCCGTTGCTGCACCTGCAAAGTTTATAGTTGTTTGACCAACATTCAGCAAGGTAAAGGTAGAACTTAGGCTATTTAACGAGGTTTCAATAGTTGGACTTGTTAAAGTTTTATTAGTAAAAGTTTCAGTTCCTGCGAGTGTTGCTAATGTACCGGTCTCTGGCAGTGTTATGCTAGTGTTGTCTGTAGTTGCAAGTGTGGTTGAATAAGCGCCGTCTTCTGTAGTAATTGTAAAGTTTCCGCCAAGAGTAATAGTTTTATCATAATTGACCCAATTGGTTCCATTGTATCTTAGCATTTGCCCAATTGATGATGATGTTATTACGGTGTCGGAAAGATCATTTAATACTGCTGAACCAAGACTTCCAGTCGGACCAGTCGGACCAGTCGGACCAGTCGGACCAGTAATGCCAACCTCGCCCTGTAAACCAGCAAGGGACACAGCCGCAGAGCTAAAAGAACCTTCACCTGCTTCATAGTCAGAATAAACACTGAAACTAGTGTCTTGAACAAGGGCTGTAATTTCACCGGTAATATATCCTGATGCTGCATTGACTTTTACGTGATTACCTAAAGCAAAAGCTCCAGTGTTAGCGGAAGTGAATACATAGGTAGTGCCAATAGTTCCATCAATGGAAGTTGCACATGATGCAGTAACTCCAGCATAAGCGCGTCCTGTAGAACCCGTAGGCCCTGTAGGCCCTGTAGGCCCTGTTGGACCAGTCAACCCAGTATCCCCAGTTGGGCCAGTTGGACCGGTGTCTCCAGTAGGGCCAGTTGGGCCTGGAGCACCTTCTGCTCCATTTATCCCATTTAATCCATTTATTCCAGGTTCTCCTTGTGGTCCGGTAGGGCCTGGAGCACCTTCTGCACCAGGCATACCTGGAGCACCTTCTGCTCCTGTAGGACCAGTATCCCCCATGGGTCCGGTAGGGCCGGTAGGACCGACCTCAAGGCCTGCTACGGCTATATAAACCGATATCCTGACTGAGTTAGAAGCTGGGGCAGAATCAAAATAAACTGTGATAGTGTTACTAGATGTAGCTTCCCAAGAAGTTAATATTAAACCATATGGAGAAGCTGCTTCTCTAACGGTTACACTTACATCTCTGCTTCCAAAATTATGGGTAAGAACAAATGAAGTACTGGTTCCATCTCCTACAGTTGCATTATAAACTGTGCCAGCTAAGCTAACTGCACTAGTGAATTCTACAATAGCATTAGAGCTATTCTTGTAAAATATTTTTCCATCAGCGTAGTTTAACGCCAATTCACCATGATCCAGCGTTGTAGGAGCCTGAGTTGGAGTTGCTGATCTTTTTATTTTAATAGTGTTAGCCATAGTAGATCTCTTTTACTTAAATACCGGTGGGAAAGACGGTGGAAAGAAAGGTGGAAAGAAAGGTGGAAAGAAAGGTGGGAAGAAAGGTGGAAAGAATGGTGGGAAGAATGGTGGGAAGTAAGGAGGGAAGTAAGGAGGGAAGTAAGGAGGGAAATAGGGGGGGAAATAAGGTGGGAAATAGGGGGGGAAATAAGGTGGAAAATATGGTGGGAAATATGGAGAATACTTAGTGTAAGCTACATCTTCTTTTCTAGGATATACCGTATTAGCAGCAGGTGTTTCAGATACAATCTCATCCAATCTAGTTAAGTTGCCACCAGAAGGATCGTTTAAGTTAGTATTAGATACAACTCCGTACGTCAAAACCCGCTGCTGTCAACTTAGGGTCAGCAACAACGGGCTTATCTCCAACTATGTTGGGTACATTATTTTTTCTTGGTCCTGATGAATTTCCGCTGCTAATAGCCATAATTTAACCTGTTGACAAATAATATATTATATTGACTTGTCATTTCTACTCCATAGATAAAGTGTCAGTTAATTATAGTCTTAGAACGTTCCACCGTCAAGTGTGTAGTTGCCAGCAGCTACGTCAGCTAAAGTTGAGCTATAAGCCTGTACGTTGGTCCCAATGGCCAATCCAAGCGCCGTACGAGCATCTCCAGCATTTGCTGAGCCAGTTCCACCGTTAGCAATAGCTATTGACGTACCAGTCCAAGTACCAGCGGTAATTGTTCCAAGTGTAGTAATGCTGTCATCGCCAGTATACGTGCCACCAGCCACTGCAGCGAGCGTAGAGTTGTAGGCCTGTACGTTGGTGCCGATTGCTAATCCAAGAGCCGTACGGGCTGCTCCAGCGTCTGTAGAGCCTGTTCCACCGTTAGCTATGGCTATTGCCGTACCATTCCATGTACCAGTTGCAATTGTTCCAACTGAGGTAAGGCTTGATGCCGTTACTCCTGAACCAAGAGTAGTAGCATTAAGTACAGAAGTTCCTGCAATCAGCAATGACTTACCAGTAACAAGGTTCATATTTTCAGATGAAGTCCATGCGTCAGTTGCGTCAATCCAGTTAAAGGTCTTGTCCGTATCGCCCTTAAGGGTAATACCGCCACCGTCTGCACCTGCATCTGTTGGAGAGGCACTTGAACCAAGCTCAAGGTTCTTGTCATCAACACTTACAGTAGTTGAGTTAATTGTAGTTGTTGTACCATTGACTGTCAGATCACCTGAAAGGGTAAGAGATGTACCAGTAGCAGCACCAATGTTTGGCGTTACAAGTGTTGGCGTATTAGCAAATACTAATGCTCCAGTACCAGTTTCATCAGATATAATTCCAGCAAGTTCTGATGATGAAGTAGCTGCAAAATCCGAAAGTTTATTATTAGTAAGCGCTACAGTACCAGTTGCGTCTGGAAGACTTACGGTTCTGTCGGCTGTTGGATCTACAACATACAGTGTTGTTTCAAAATCATTATCTGTCGTTCCCTCAAAAATGATGTTATGTGTTGCTGGAAGCAAGATACCATGAATAACTGGTGTTTGACCAACTGCCGTAATGGTTGGACCATTGATGGTTGGCGTAGTAAGAGTCTTGTTTGTAAGTGTCTGAACATTTGTAGTTCCAACTACTGCACCAGTTGCACCATGTGCTTCTGTTGCTGATGTATGAGTCGTTAAGTTGCCAGCAACTGTTGATGCTGAACCATACGCATCATAAGTATTTGCGGTTACTGAAATTGCACCTGTTGAGTCAGTATAGGTAAGACCTGTGCCAACTGCATTTCCAACTGCATCTTGTGCAGCTTCATTGAAGTCTGTAACTGCACTTGCTGGGATAGCAATTGTTGCAGTTCCAGCTGCTGTTAAACGGCCCTGTGCGTCAACTGTAAAGGTTGAAACAGCTGTAGCTGAACCAAATGAACCAGCAGTTACTGTAGTATTGTCAAGGTTTAAGGTAAGCGTGTCAGTTGCAGAGGCTACTGATGTTAGGCCTGTGCCTCCAACTATAACAAATGTATCTCCACCAGAAATGGTGAGATTGTCACCATCATCTGCATCTACTGTAAATGAAGTAGATATAGAAGCTGTTCCAGCTGCTGTCAAACGACCTTGAGCATCAACCGTAAAGGTTGGGATTGCGCTAGCTGAGCCATAGGAACCAGCTGATACGGCGGTGTTGTCAAGGTTAACCGTAACGGTATCTGTTGCTGAAACAACTGAGCTTAAACCTGTGCCACCAGAAACTGTTAACGTATTGCCATTGGCAATTGTTTCAGTAGTTCCAGTGTCTCCAGCAAAAGATAGCCCAGTAAATGAGCCACTTGCGCTAACTGCTGAGTCTACATATGCAGTGGTAGCTACTGAAGTTGAGTTATTATTAGCAGACTTTGTTGTTGCTGTTGCAGAAGCACCAAGGGAAACAGTTCCTGAGAATGTTTTATTACCAGTTATTGTCTGTGTACCAGAAAGGCCTACATAGGCACCTGACCCAGCAATGGCTTCGGCAGTTGTCGCAAGTCCACCTGCTCCACCGGTTCCTTTTCCGTAATAAAGTGTATCGTCGACTTCATTGTAAGCGAGCTCGGCATTTGCGAGACCTGTTGGGGCACCAGCCGCACCTGACGCTCTTCTTTTGATTCTGATTGTATTAGCCATTTTAGAAATTTCCCCCATCGGTTAGATTAGTTTCAACGTAATTGACCCATTTTGAGCCGTTATATCGCAAGACATTGCCTGCTGCAACAGAAGTAATAGTAACGTCACTTAATCCATTTAAAGCTTCTGATGCGGCTATTCTGTCTTTAATTGTTAAGTGAGATCCTGCTGGATTAAAACCTAGAACAGTTTGAACTGCTTCCATTGCATCATTTAAGTTTGCGTGCTGCTGATGATGGGGAACTGTTGTTGAATTTAAAGTATCATTAACTGTTGGATTAATTAAAACATCTAAAGAATTTGGATAATTTGTTGCCATATTTTTCCTATAAAGATAATATTTTACTTAGATCGTTACTCCATACTATAGTAATGGGTAAGCTAAAATTAACACCCGCAAAAGGTAAGCCGGTAGAAGTATCTATATACGCAATAAGCCTTGAGTTAGAGTCCGATGTTCCATTTTGGTATAAAACTACAGCTTTAAAAGCAGAACCGTCGTGCACGGCTATCGTAATGTCGTCTGCATCAAGCACTCCAAGTGCATTGGTTATGTTCTGTATTGTTTCCGATCTATTTTTTATGTAAGTTGGATTAATGTTTGAAACATATTCGTCCGAGTTAGCAGATGGAACGTATGAACTATTGACAAGTAAGATTTTTAAGCTACTGGATGAAACGTTAATTTGTCCATTTAATAAAGCTTGTTTTGCTTTTCCATAAACAAAATTAGCCATTTTTATATTCCTATATTTTCAGAAATAACTATTCTGTATTTGTATCCTGTTTCAAAATAATCTGGTCCATCAGTATAGTATGATGGCGTTGCGTCTAATGATGGGAAATCCACGTAAACATCAGGCTTCCAAGAATGCATAGAGACTCTTGGTTCTAGGGTTTCCCACCTAGTAGGAGTTCTTTGTATTATTTTTCTTTGGACCTTAAAATAAGCTTTATTCAAGAAGTTTGAAGCTGGTCTTTCATTAAAGGTAATGATGACTCTTCCATTATTATATGTGTTATCTATATAAAAATCACCGTTATTAGGATCTATTGATTCAATAAAAAATTCAGGGTTTTTTGCTATGACCTGATATGTTGTATAGGTGTTTGGAATTATAGATTTGTCTTCAACTAATATTTGTTCAATTTGAGGAATAACTGGTTCTGAAATTGAAATTGGAGTAGCTGTATCTGTTTTTGTAAATCTTATTTTCTCTTCTGGAATAACTTGATTTGCTGCGTCTACTAAACCGTTTACTCTAATATAATATTCTTGGCTAGATGACAACATCTTGTTCCAATTAAGAACAAGTACTCGTGAAATCTGATTATAATCTGCTATTGTCGATATGGCTATAAATGGATCTGAGACAGTTGATGGTGTACTAGCTGTTGTCTGTACGATAAAGTTTGCGTTTATTAATGAACTTATTTTTACAGTTCTAGCAAATTTTATAACTACAGTATCAGATCCAACGGAAGCATATTCTATAAGATTAAGTGCCACTTTATTCTCCTGGAGACCTGTTTACGTATATGCAATATAGTAAGAGTGATATTATAAAAAGAAAAGGGGACGGTGATAATTAAACCACCGTCCCCGATCCTCATAGGGAGCCGTAACTATAACTTCCCTAAGGCTTTATTAAATTTCGTTTGTAAGAATAACCTCATAGTTACGTGCAAGGTTGATATTCTTAGCAACAGTAATACCTTCACCGTCACCGAGCATTACGATATCATAACGCTCTTTCATCTTCATCTGACGAATGTCACGGCTTGGATCATCGAACTGATCTGTGCTCATGTCATCCTTGACGAGGAGAGTTCCTACTTCATTGCGGTCGATAAGGAAGATGTCCGACTTTGCAGCTGTTTCGCCACTCTTTGCCGTAAAGCTAACGAATGGTGAAACCAATACGTTAAGGCCAAGAGGTGCTGTGGCGTTTATTGCGCCATCTGCATTTTGAGGACGGTAACCCCAGCTTGTGTTAACTGCAGAAGCGGCACCACCGTAGTGGAAGACGCTATCCTTGAGGAACACTGACCACATGAGTGGGTGCAAGATGAAGTCGGTAGGAATGTGCTTTTCTGCCATGAGCACTGCTGCCATGTCAACTACGTCATCCCAGGTAATGGTACCGTTGGCTGTGCCAGCGATTCCTCTACCAGTTGTATCATCATACGACCCACTGGCGTTGTCGAATACAACAGTTGCTGCATCCTTGAAACGGCTAAGTGCGATTTGTTCTTTCAAACGAGCCATAGCACGACCTGCTGCACGAACATGAAGTCCGACAATGTCCCAAAGGGAGTCAGCAATGACTTCCTCTGTGAAGGAGAGCTTTACGCCCTTCTTCGAGACTTTGCCTTCAATCTGCTTTGCAAAGGCGAGTGCCTGCTCTGGGTATTCTTGCCCTTCGGGAATCTCTGCTGCTTGAATTGCATTAACTGCTGGGAATTCCAGAGAACGCCCTTTGCCAAGGCGAACTACCGAAAGGAGAGGGGTTACAAGCAACTGTGGTTCAGCTGCCTCTCTTAGAGTACGAGAGATAACTTTAGGAAAGAGTGCAGCTGCGTCAGGTGACGAAAATGCTTCTTTGATAGTAACTCTGTTGTCTGAATCGATGTACCCATCCTCAGCTAATGCGGTTTCCCAAGCTGGGAGACCCGAAAGGAGTTCTTGGATTGTTTTACTCATCTTAGGATTATTCCTCCTGTTAGTGTTTTTCTTTATTATTACAATGTTAAGTTGACGCGGAATGCGCCAATTACATTAGTTACATCTAGGTTTGAACGGATACCTAGTTTACCCTGGTATGCGCCAGACTTTGTTAATTCAAACACAGTCTTAAGTGCACCTGGATCTGATGGCAACTGCATGTAGGAAAGAAGTCCATCATCAAAGTTTGTAGCAAACTTCTCGACTTCGACAACTTTACCAACCTGCAACCATGGATATGCACCAGCGGCTGCAGTTGTAGCTGCAAGCTTTACTGGACGACCCATAAAGTCAGCAGCAATTAAATCGCCACCAGCTAGATCCGCATTAACTCCTGTTACCATTGGGTACTCTACATAGCCACCTGTAATGAAACCAGCACCTTGTGAGGTTCCTTTATCAAATGGTCTATAGAGATCATATTGCGCAACGCCTACTGGGACTGAGTAGGCTGCAACAGCCTGTGTGTCTCCTGATGCGCCAGCAACTGGAGTTGCTGCTGCGGTTGGGTTCCAACCGGAAATTGTGTCACCCCAAGTAACGCTTCCTGCACTACCGTTAGCTGGAACGAAACGTGAATCGCCACTACTATCGGTAACTACTGAAAGGATTGTTCCTTTTGGAATAACGACTTCAAAACGATCATCTTCTGAATCTGAGTACCAGGTTGGAAGAGCGATGCTTGGAAGGATGTAGGCTGCTGGTGCAGAACCTGAAGAAACCAAGAAACGGCCTGAACCGGTCTTTGTTCCTACTTTACGAAATTTTGCTAAACTCATTTAATTTCTCCTTGTATATTTTTATGATTAAAGTTTACGACGGCCCATTAAGGCATCTACAAACAGTTCTTCAACTGAATTATTTTTTGCTTTTGGTTGTTCGATAACCTCTTCGTCATCCTCTTCTAAAACGTTTTCTTCTTTTTCTAAGACAACGTCATTTTCAAGGATAGACTCACTAAGACCATGAATGCTCTTTTTGAATATTGGGAGCTTTGCAAGATCTCTTAACGTATCAGCTAGTGAACCAGCTGATCTAGTTACGTGATCCTTAATAAGTTCTTCTCTGCTTTCAACAGATTCAGTTCCTATTGAGATTTTAGTATCGACAACTCTTTCAGCCAAAGTACGGTGTAGAGCTTGTTTAAGCTTCTTGTTTTCTTCTTCAAGTAAATGGAGTTTTTTCATTAAATCATCAGCATCTTGCTCAGAGACTATATTGTTGTCAGTGAGCTCTACCTTTGAATCTTCATTTACTTTGTTTTCTTCAGCGACTTCAGAATTAGCTGATTCAACTGCCTCTGAGGCGAGTTCTTCTGCTGATTCTGGAACTACTGTAGACTCTTGCTCATCAGCAGCTGGTGCTATCGATGAGTCTTTTGCAATTTGTGCTTCAAGTTGAGCAATTTTTTCATTTGCCTTTTTAAGGGCATCAACTGGATCAACTTCTAAATCTTCTTTATCCGTAACCGTTTCTTCAGTTACTTCTTCTTCAGTCTTGAGCGACTCTTCTGCTTCCGGGGCCTCTTCAGGCTCTGTAGCTTCTGGAGCTTCTGTATCGTCTTGTGATACTTCAGGATCTGATTCCTGAACAGTGCCTGCAGCGATGTTTGAAAGATCTTGACTTAGATCTTCTACAGCAGCGAGGATGTCCTCACTCTTAACGTTTTCGTCCATATTTGAGTTCTCCTCATGGCTATTGATATCTTCACTTCCCTTAGATAGTAATGATGAGTTCTCACTGTTACTATTTTCGCTCTCCTGTATGGCTATTGCCGACAAGAAAGCACCTTTCATGTGGAGATACAAGGGTCTAGATTCTTTTTTCTTTAAGTTATGTAATATAGATTCATTCTCACTAATAGAGACGATATCTTCTTCATTCATATGTAAAACAAAGGCTTTGCTCTTTGCGACCCAGTCTTCTGAATCGGAAATTGCTACTTTGCCATCAACAGCCTTCTTGGATCTAACACTAGATCTTTGATCGGCTGGTTGATTAACAAAAGAGTATTCTTTAAAAGAAATGTCCTGCATATCTATATATGCCATTTTTCCTTTGTGAACAGTTCCTCTTTTGTACTTAGGAGCTTTTGGTCTTCCGCTAGCGTCTTCGGTAGCAAGGTCTTCTCCACTGATGGAGCAAACTGCTTTTCCGGCACGACCGCCTACGGAACCAGTGAGGTATCTTTGATCAGAAATCTTTTGCGCTGCTACTGGATCAGTAACGGCAATCTGCAAACGAACAAAATGAGAACCATCTTCTTCTTTGTCCATCTTTGCAGCTATAACTCGACCAATTGGTTCTGAGCTAAGATCATGATTCATGATGATTGGTTTTGGATATGGATCAACCCAAGATTGTAATGCTTTTTCTAATTCAGCTGCAGAATAGTTATTATAGTTAGCAGTTAGTCCGTTCGTGGATTGCTGCTACTTCTATTATGAGGCCATAGTTTTCATTAAATCCTTCAGAGAAATCATATGTAGATTCAGAAAGATCTGGAAGCTGTATAGTAAAGTTTTCTACAAACTCAAATGTCATTTGCTTACTCCAAATAATGGTTCTTTAAATTCAAAGGTTATAGTAAATTGATTTTTATAAGATTGAACAATATTATATGAAAATATCATACTTTCTACTAATTACTATAAGTTACACTGCCTCTAGGATCTCCATTGTTTGAGAAATCTTGAAGCATCATTTTATTCATAATGTGCGGAGTGTATATATAACTTGCACAATATAAATTATACCCTAATTTTTTAGCGTTTGCACACCATCCTAAATCTTCCCCTTGAGGATGAAGTTTGTAGTCTACATTGTTGTAAACGTTGGGTGACATCATCTTTGCTGCCATGATTATGTCAGATTTAAAATAAGTACCTAAAGGATATTGTTCTTTTCTATAGGCTTTTTCTAGATCTTGTTCTTCTTCATGCCAGTTCATTACACCTGGATACATTGTTGTTGTAGGGGTCATAAACATTCCCGTGCTAACAGCGTCTGCGCCTGATTGAATATGGCTAGTTAAAAGCTTAATTGTGTTGCTATTGGTTAATAGTATATCCGAATCTAAACTATAATAATAATCAGGTTTGATATCTCTTACTTTTGTAAGCAGAGAGTTTCTAAGTGAAACCATATTTTCATACTTAGAGATGCTCCATTGTCTAGTCCCTTCTTCGTGATAAAAATGAGGAATATCTTCTCTCACACTTATATCGAATAAAGCAACAGACTTAACGTGCTTTTTGTATCTCTCCAGCATTTGGGTTGTTTGTTCGTCATCCGGAGATGCCTCAAAAATAAATCCTATATTAGATAAATCAATTCCTTGACTTTCAATACAGGAAATCCAATATGGAAAAATCCATTCTCTTTTATATATCGGACAACCTATTAATAGCTTCATCTTATTGAAATATTATTCAGATACTTTTTCTTTTTCAAAGGCTGCTGAAGCTACTTTTTTTTCTACTTTTGGAGCAGGAGCTTTTTCTTCTTCAGTAGCTGGAGCTGGAGAATCGTCTTCTTCTTCTTGAGAAAGTACATCGACTATTTCGTCAATCACTATCACTAAGTGCATCAATGCCAAACGAAGTTGACCATTGTCAACAGCTGTTCTAAACTCTTCTAAAGCCTTGAAGAAATCTTTGTCTTCTTTGTTATTCTGACTTACCATTTTCTATAACCTCTATTGTATCTAATTGATCGAAATCATCTCGTATAGTAGTATACTCTTCATCGAGGAGATTTTCAATAGTGGTTAGGAATTGATTGTCCATTCTTTTAATATTTGGAGAAGTTTTCTTTCCATACTGGTTAGCTGGACGCATCGTGTTATCTACGCCTTTATTTGCGGGAGCTGTTTTTTTATCAACAGGGGTAAGGCTTTGGTTCTTATTGGCAGGTTTTTCTGTATTGCCATTTTTTCTCAAATCAGGCTGAGAAGTATCTATTACGCTAGTGCTTTGATTATCTGGATTAAATGAACTTGAGTTAATTGCCCCTGTGGCTATGGCCAATTGAACCTTACCTTGAATCGCAGAGTATAGTTGAGAGAGATCTAGCTCTGGATGCTCATAACCGAGAGCCACTCTTGTCTCACCTAATGTTGCAATGTTATTTACATATTTTTGAATTAAATGAGTTTCTTTTTTAACCTGAGTATCTACGTCTATTTCTTTGAATCTAAAGAAACAACGATCAGAGATATTTGACTCCATTGGATTAACGATAGGATCAAATCCACCCTCAAATAACAACTCATTAAATATGTTAAGTCGAATCATTTCAGAAAATAGTCTTTGATAATTTTTTACCTTATCATAGAGAGCTGTATCCAATCTCTCTGTAACAGATCTATTTCCACCATTAAGAGTCATACCAAGGTGGTGAGGTGCAACACCTAGTCCAATAGCCACTCTTTCCTTAAAGTGATCCATGTAAGGTATTGCATCTAATGCTGCTCCTCCAGATCCGATAATAGATACATCGTGTCTATGAGGAAGAATCAATCCACCTTCATTGTTTAGATTCTCTAGCTCTATCGAAGCTCTTTCGATCTCATCGGGCTCTGCTGGTTGCTCTGGAGTTCCAATTGTATATTTGTATAATGGGAATAGTTCTCTATGAACAAGGTTCTGCACATCTTCTTCCATTTGGCGAAGGGCTATAACATCGTCAAGTGCATTGGTTATAAACGGAGTTCCAAAAGCTCTTCCGGTTTTTCTATCATAATGAAGATGAATTACTTGATCTGCTGGCCATTCTGGAGCTAAGGTATTGGGAGAAAAAGTATAAGGGTTTGTTTGCTGCTTATATCTTTTTGGCTTGTTATGCTTATCTCTAAGAATTTTAACTTGCTCAGTTGGTATTAGGTAATAACCAACTATCGGTTGAGCTCCATTGATTGCAGTTAAAGTTGTAGGAAAATAATCACCTATATCGGCTCTAGCTTTAACCACAAATGCATTACCAAATTTTATAAGTTGATCGACTATTTCACTCAAGAAATCAATGAAAGGTCTTTTCATTGTTATCTCCAAGAAGTCTATTCTTTGATAAAGATAAGATCTAGCTTCATGGTTTTCTGAGATTATGTCCCAGCCCTCTTTCCAGAAAAGCTCTTTATATTTATTGAAACCTTGTTTTACATACGAGTCAGTATCTATGGCCTGAATAATTCTCTCAAAGTCATATGGGGCAGGTTCAAATACAGTTCTTGTATTAGAAGTTAACGCCACCCCTCTAAAGCCAAGGGCAATAGAAGCTATTCTCATGGAGGTGCTAAGAGATCTTAGCTCATCTGGTTCTAGCGTTTTTGCAACGAAATTGTTTTCGTTTTCCACTCTTTGGAATGGAAGGTAGTCTTTAATGGCCATGATACTTCCCGTATATAAAACTAAACTATGTTAAATAGTAGTGTTTTATTTATATATGCTAAAGAATTTAGCTCTTGTCTTGCATTCCTGCTGCTTCAAATGTCTTTTGAATAATCAAATTCTTTACAGCTTCGAGCCAGAAAATAGTCTCTGCTTCATTAAAATCGCTCTTGTAAGCTAAGTTTTTATCGGAAATATTGATTCCAATATTAAACTCTTTAGGAGCTTGTACTTCTTCTGCTACTGTTTCTGTTGCTACTTCTTCTTTTTTAGCTGCCATTACTTATCCTTTTTTGATATCTGAGTTACTGGTGTTGAAAAATCTTCGTCATGAGTATGCGTCTGAAGCTCTTGAATGACTAAATTTAATTGTTTGATTGTGGCTTCTTTAACCACTAAATCTGTTGTAAGCTGTGATAGCTTTTCTTGAAATGTTTGAATAATTAAATTCACATCTAAATTTGGTTCTTGCATTGTCGTTCCTATCTTAGTTGAATTGACATCTTAGTATATCAGCTTTGAATCTTTAATTCCAACTCTTTTACTTTTTGAGAAAGTTCTTGAACGGCCTTAACTAAAGGGGATATAAATTGTTCATAAGAAAGAGACTGCTTAGAATCTGGATCATTAATATTACTAATTGACCAACCAGCAAAATCTTCAACTCCAAATTGATCTATTACTTCTTTTACTTCTTGGGCAATAAATCCCCAATGCCTTCTAACTCCAGGTATTGGCTTTAATCTGTAAATTTCTCCACCTTTTTCATCTGTTCCAATGATTATGGGGTTTCCATTTTGATCTTTTTCTATTTCATTGCTTCCAACTATAAATTTATAACTAACAGGTCTAAGTGTTTCTATGAAATCAAGACCCAAACTTGCATCTTCTATATCCTTTTTCAACCTGATATCAGATGTAGATATAGAAGTATTATTGGAGTATAATCTTTTCCACCTTTTATCGGCAGATCCTGAACCAGTAGCTGTATTATCTTGCCCTAAGTCATATGTATTATCAGTATTGGGAGACCAATCGCTTTTAACGCCATATCCATTACCTAAAGTTACGTATGCTGGATTGAAATTTGTTCCAGTTACAATTGACCCACTTACAGTTGCTCCATTTATGCTAGAGCCTGTTCCAGTAGCGTTAATGTCATATCCAGCTGTTATGTTTATTTCCCTTGCGTAAGTTGTAGCTGAGACTATGAGCGTACCCGTAAGAGTTCCCCCAGACGAAGGGAGATAAGCGTGAGAATGTCCTGACAGCGATACTATGGTCCCGCCAACATAAAGGGAACCAACAAGAACATCAACTCTACCATCTTCTCTTACTGTAAAAGTGTTAGTTCCATCTAATTTTTCTACAACAAATGGATATCTATTAGTAGCAGTATTTCCAACTCCTTGAACTCTACAAACTGTAGTACCGTCTACAGCAGCTCCATCTCCAACTCTTAATCTTTCTAAAACCCTAAAGTCACCTTTTACATATCCGGTTGCACCTTCTAATTGTCCTAAAAAATTTCCTTTTTGCGCAGTAAGATTACCTTCATTGTCAACGTAAAATGCTCCATTGCCCAAACTTATAGCTGCATTGGTGTCATCCATGTAAAGATAAGATTTATTAGATGTTGCCCTAAAGTAAACTGTTCCATCACCTCTTTCAAGCCATGTATTGGTCCAACTGCCTTTAATGTTACTCAGTACTATTCCACGAAAATCGCTTGCACTTCCGTTAGCGTCTGTTAAGTTATTTCCAACTTGAACATTTCCTACAGTTAGTTTTCCAGTAAGATTTCCGCTTGTTGCATTTATATATCCACTGAAGCTAGCATTCCCAGATCCATCTATTCTGAAATTTTTAGAAACTATTTGTCCATTATCAAGATCTATTCTTGTGCCGACTGAAGAGTAGGTAGAGGAAGTATTAGGCCAACTAAAGCCAGTAGACTCTATTGTTCCAGTTCTAATTAGTCCACCCTTAATTATGGTTGAATTAGAGTTTATTCTAGTAGCTGGATTTTCTGCACCTAATGCTGCGTTACTAGCGACTGTTGTAGCACTTGTTCCGCCTATTGTTACTTCTCCAGAAATATTAAAAGCATCAGTAGTTGCATCGTAGGATATATTCTTTGTTGCATTGCCGACCTTAAATGAACCGTTTACATACCAGTAGTTATTATTAACGTTACCACTAGCAGTGTCAGAAATCTTTAATCCAATAACTCCAGATCTATTTCCGATTACTAAAGACTGTGCTCCAGAAGTTACTGAAAAGATATTAGCCTCTGGCAATGAAGCACCAGGGTCGATAATTGCGTCTGAACCAATACGAACTTGACTTCCGTCAAATGTGATTCCCTGAATTCCACCAAAGTTGACACGGCCATCACCAGTGATATTCCATCCTTTTGCGTAGCAAGTAAATTCAACTAAACCAGCTACAGAATGATTAACAGTTGCTGTAAAATTAGTTTCATCTACAATTGAACTTATTTGAGAGTTTGATCCAAATCTACCAGGACCAAGAACGTTAGGTGTTGCTAGGTTTACTCCAGGAATAAAGAAAAACATTCCTGGATATAAGCCGTTTGTTGTCCCTTGAGTTAAGGTTACTAGTTTTTTATTTGCTTCAGTACCAGTTGTCGACAAAGTTGCTCTTAAGTTTCCTACTTCTGGTTTATATGAAGCAGATTTTATAACGGAGTCTGATCCAGTTAAAATTATTTGAGCAGAACCTATATAACCTGATGTGATTCTTGAAGCGCTGAGCTCTTGTATATGAGCTGATGGTATAAAGGGAATTTGTCCAGATTTTTGAAGAGGAGTCCAACTTGATGCTACTCCAGAGGTAGTGATTGATCTAACCTTAACAAAGTAGTATGCTTTTATTTGTTCAAAGTTAGTTGTAATTGTACTATCTGTAACATTTTCTACAAAAGTACCTTGCTCTATATAGGAAGTTTCTTCTAGGTTTACAGTAAATACGTTTGAGCTAGAAAAACCTTGAATCTCATAATCATCTTCTGATATAGGCTCGTAATGTAATCCAATTTGTTCTACTTGAGATTCTTTGTATACTTTATATTCATAGTTTTTTAGGTTAAGATCATCAGCTGGGTTAAAGCTAACCATTGCTGTTTTATAACCTACGGATATTTGAAGATTTCCAAGTGACGTAGGTTCAACCTGGTCTGTTGGAACAGTGAATCTTATAGCAGCAGAAGGGTCTAAAGTATTATTTAAGTCAGCGTCTTTTGCCCTAACTGTTAATAAATATTGTTTTCCTGGTTTTAAATTTTGAAGTGTCTTTTTTACAATAGCCATTATTTTACTCCGCCTATAGATATAAATGATAAATCAGGATTTATAGATTCTTCACCTAGAGATATATTATAATTTTTTAAAAATTGTATTTCTTTAATTAAAATATTATTTCCAGATGATAATACGTTTTTATCATATAAAGTTTCTATTTCTATAATATATTCCTCATAGCCTAAATCTATTATATTAATAAGCTCAGTCTCCAAAAGACCAGAGGATAAGTAGCAGTCTACATTTGTCCAGTCTACTACGACCTGTTCTATCTGTTGATCAGAAATAATTTTTGTAGATATTCTATATTTAAAAATTCCATGATCTGGACCAACATTTCCTATTAATTTAAATTTAGGTCCACTAAAATTACCTACAACTTTTACTTCTGCTTTTGTTGATTTGTTATCTATCCAATCAACTCCATCATTAAAAAATGTTAATGTATAATTTTCTTTAGAGTCTTTATCAACTTTACTTTGATATAGATTAACGTCACTAGGAGTTGCGCTTAATGGCGCATTGTCTTGAGAATTATTTCCCGATAAATAATAATTGATAGTAGATTGATCATATTGAATATACTTATAAACAGTTTCATCTATATCGTAGTTATAGTAAGAAGTTGGCTTTATATATTTTATATAATCTCTACCATAATAAAGATTATAATTAACGGCATTTCCGGGACCAATAGAATGTTCTTTTGCAGATTTAAAATAAATTAAATTATCCAGAATTGTAGTTGATACTGGAGTAGCATCTGTTGAATCTATTGGGTCTTCATAAACCATTACGTAAGAATGATCTTGTTCTGTCTTGACTAGATTAGCATCATATAGGTAATTAATTTCGTTATCTAACAAATCAACGAATAACCAATCGTTTGCATGAATTGTTTCTTTGATGTCAGAAAAAGATAATCCGTTTTCTTAATGGCGGATTCGACAAATTAAGCGTATATGGAGACGCTGAAATATTACTATCATTCTTTAAATAGCTAAACCAAGTCATATCAAATCTCTATGTATCTAATCTCAAATTCATACTTATCTTTTAACTCATCAGGAACATTAATGCTTACTACAACATCTGCTACTGGAACTCCACCAATTAGTATATCAGGTATGAAGGATTCTATCTTAATATCTAAAATGTCTTTAACTTTTAGAAGATCACTGTTTTTATAATCGTCTCTTACTGAATTGTAATCTATGTCTATAGATCTAATTTTAGTAGAACCGTCATATCCCGTATGACTATGAGTACTTAAATCTACTCCATCAATAGTAACGTTAGGTTCTACCGAGACATCGCCTGATATAACCCCACCTGTTTTGAGTAAATACTGAGGGTGATTATCCTCGCCTAAATCATCCAATGAAGAGTGACTAGACTTTAATGATTCTGTTATAGAACTTCTATCGGCAACTGCGTAATAAGCTGCTGATATATACTCTTCATTAGATTCAGAAGTAACTATTCTATTTTTAGATATAGCTTTAGATGCTAATTGAGAAATGTAAAGAACATATTTTCTTCTTTGCATTATTGATTGATATAATGAATCTATTTTTTTGATCATTATATTTCTTCTTTCAAGAAGATCTGTCAAAACAGACTTAAAGTTTCCTTCTATAGTTAAGACAGCAGTTATCGCTTCTTCTGCAAGTCGAGGCATTTGAGAGAGCATGTTAGTCGTTCTAAAATCTAAAGCTAAATCTCCTCCAACTTTTGTTTTAAACTTTATAGATGGTCCTAAAAACTTTTCATAAAAAACACTACAGTCTTGACCTAGGTCCTTGTTCAAAGACTCTATTTGATTATTAATTGATACTGTTTCTGAATTTACTCTGATCGAAAAAAATGCTTGAAATTGACCGGCTTGTCTTTTAGTGACTTTATCCACTTCGGATTCTGGGAGAAGGACGGGAGAGGCTGGGATCGCGTCTTCAAACCTCCTCTGATAATGGGTCGCCATTTTGAGCCAGTAGAGGTAGTACGTTGCGACTTGTTGCTGTGATTCGTCTTCATAGTCATCTCCAAAATCTGTCATTAGTGATTTCTTAATGCACTCAGCTTCATTGATAAGTGCTTTTGCTATTTTTCTAAAAGAATATATATGACCAAAAGTAGTTGAAGATATGAGTTGATCATATTCTTTTGTAAACTTTCTACATCCTCTACAACCATGTTTTTCTGCATATAGATATTCTGCATGTGAGATAAAATTAGGAAGAGTACCCTCTCCTAAAGATTGATCGTTTATTTTAGATATTTCACTCCATACATACCTGTGATATTCACTTATAGCTGGAGTAGCATTTGGGTCTAAGCTAATCTCATTTAATAATTTTTCTAATTCATCTACAAAAAAAAGTAAATCATCACAAGTATTCTTTGCCTGATCCTTTACCGCTTTTAGTGGAACACTGTAATACTGATCCGTACCAGCTGCGTAAGTTGTAACGTCTGATTTAAGTTGAAACTTATTTTTACCTGCGTCTTTGTTTAAATCTGCGTAAGGCGATACTCCATTAAGCTGGTAGTCGCCAAATATATCTGATTCAACTGCTTGAATTTGGTTAAGGTTTTCAATAGCCATAATTACCCTTAGAACATCTTCCTGGTATTTTGTCTAGATCCACTTTTTCTAGATCTTCCAGCTTTTAATCCCTGTGTTCTATTTGTGTCCAAGAAATGCTTTCCGTATCCAGATTCTTTTTCACTATCACTGTCTTCCTCATTCTTTTGCTTTGGCATAAAAAATGTATTAGAAAATGTAGTTGTATTTGTTGCTGATTTAATCTTGCTAAATTCACCAAAGTTTTGAGTTATTGCGAGAAGGGCTAGCATCAAAGCATCGTGTGCATGATCTACCGCTGAACCACCTGCCTCAAAGACTGGTCTTCCAGACTGAGTAGTTCTAACTACCACATAAGATATTAACTGGGTATAAAGTTCTTCATCAAAAGAGGAGAATAGAATTTGTTCTCTTTCAAGATATTGCCTAAGGTTATCGACCATGTAAGGTTTGATTTCTTTTTTGGTAGGAAGCTTAGTGTAAGGATCCCTAATTTCTATAGATTCACTAAACGCAACTCCTTTTACTTTTTCCCTAAGATTAGATTGAGGATTTTCCATCCCATACTTGTGAAGCAGTTCTACTTGAACTTCACCATATCCTCTGTCAACATATATAAACTTTGGGCTAAAAGAATGATTTAGTTCTACGATTCTATTAACGGCGTTGGTTAAGGTGTATTCAGACTTAGCAATCTCTTCTCTGTACACTACTCTGACCTTACCTCTAAATCTTTCGTCCTCATAGGCCTCTGAGCACGCTTCTAAGACGACTATATTGGTTCCGGCACCATACTTGTCCCAATCCACTCCAACCGAGTAGAAGCTCCTTGCAGACTGTATCTCTGGAATATAATTCCACCCTGGTTCAACGAAAGCTCTATCTACATATTTTCTAGGATATACGCCTTCAGAGTCTTCACCCCAGTCAGCTTCAATTTCATGCCTGTAACCAGATTCAGAATATTCTTCTCTAAATTCGTCTTCTTGATCTTTAGTGAAGTATGGGTTGCAATACGAAGGATACCAGAATTCTTTGAATCTTTCGTTCCTACACCAATCCCAGAATCTCTCTCTTCTACCAGTTGGAGTAGAAGCTCCAATGAGAACTTTATCTGGTTGATCTTCTGCGGTTTTCTGCAACATGGCATATAACGCATCGAGGTCGTCTGGATTCATATAATCCATTTCGTCCAAAACAATTAGATGGGCTTCCTGACCACGAGCTACGTCAGACTTTCCGTCCAGATCTCATGCCAGAAGTAAAGAATCGAATAGTTGATCCATTAGAAAACTGAATCATGAATTGAGGAGATGTTACTTTTCTAGTTATAGAATTAGTTACAATATCACTCTTAGAAGATAATCTTAATATTTCTTGATAGATTAATTCAACTTGAGTTTTCATTGGCGCAATAACCAATGAGCGACCATCGGTATGAGTATAGCTATAATGAAGCAAGTAAATAGCCATACTAAAAGTCTTACCTAAACGACGACCTGCTCTAAGTACCTTTCTTAGTCCTGGATCTCTTAATATTAGCGTTTGATAAACTCTGGTCTCAGCATTCAGGAAATGCTTTGCCCATCTGCATGGGTCTTTAGCTATGTGTATCTGCCTTTGTTGTTCTGCGGAAACACCAATATCTAATAATTCTCTATCTATTTCAAAAGGCTCATCAACTAACAGGGCAAGTTCTTTTATAGTTAAAGGTCTCTCTGTTACTGGAGTTCCATCATTCCAAGCAAGATGGCTTAATTTGTTTTCAAATACCCATTCAATTCTTTTTATTTGTTTAATTGTTTCAGGGTTTTGCTCTTGAATAATTTCAAGTAAATCTTCTCTTGAAAGATTCTCTAATTTTTCTCTAAATCTAGTAGTTGTATTTGACATATTTATCCAAAGTGGGCGTGCATCATTGCACCTTCTGAACCCAAAAGAGACCTTGCGTTTAGTCTACTGTTCTGAATGGCAGATACACCTCTTGCCCTGGATGTAGCTGCTACTTCGTTATCTTTATAACCTGCACCAAATAAACCATTATTCATAGTTCCAGTCATAGACTTCATTCCATCTTTTCCAAAATTTATACCAGCTTTAACGCCGGCACCAGCTAGTTTAGCTAAATTATACGCTAAATCTGCTGCAAACACAAGGTTCACTCCAGGAATAGCAGCTAATAATGCCTCACCAGCAACTGCCATTCCAACTCTTGCACCTCCAGCTTTTGCAGCCTGTGCTGCGCCCTTAACTCCAAGGGTCTTTATTATACCTTGATCTGATATCTGAGTAGCCATTAATCCTGCTCTTGCAGAGACCATTTCAGGAGCAAGTGAAGATGCTAGATGGGTGCCTCCAGTTACTCCTCTGCCAAGAGCCCTATTCATTAAAGCCGGATTAGCTTCCAAGGCCCCAGCTAAAGGCCTAATCATCTTTTCAGCTGCTTCTGTCATGGCAATATTTTCAACACCAAAAGCTGCTGTTCTACCAACTGTGCCATTCAACGTTCTCATCTCTATTCCACCACCAGAGGTCAAAAGATTTTGAGTAAATGATTTTGTATACTTTCCTGTCATTCCTTCAGTTGTGGCATAACGTCTCATACCATTTGTTACTGGTGCTGCGCCTTCCATGCCCATTAAAGATCTATAGGCTCCAATTTGACCAGTGTTACTTGTCGCCATAGACCTTCCAACTGCAATTCTTTCCGCTGGAGTTGATCCACCCATTCCGATCAAATGACCAGTGTCTGCTCCCAGTCTAGCTGCACTTATAGAGCCATTAGCTTTTATGACACTGCCCAAAGATGCATTGTTTTGAACCATGACTCTAGATAAATTTCTATCCATTTTTGTCAATTTACGAGGTGACATCTTTTCAGCTCTTGCTACAGCACCAAGTCTACCTATCATTCCTCCGTTGAAATAATTACCTGGTGCTTCTCCCGCAGGCTTTCTTAATGATCCGCCTCTAGCAAACCTATTTACAGCTCTACTTCCATTGACTATTGCGTTTCCAGTCGTAGACATAAACCCACCTTGAACAGGTGCGTAAAAGTTAGAATGAGCTCCAGCGCTAAATACTGAAGTACTGTGCATTCTTCCTGAAAGCATGTGCAATGGATTGGCATAGTTCGCCCTAAAACCACCAGCCATGCCAGGTGTTCCACGGACTCCTTCTGCTGATCTGGCAAGCATTCTGCTGCCTCTTGTTGTTTCTTTTCCAAACTTTGAACCAAAAGCAAAAGATCTATGCGAAAGATCAGTAGGCTTCATAGAGCCTGCATCTTTATATATTCTAAACTTATCTCTACCTATTGCTGTTCCAAATTTACCCCTACTGGTGAGCTTGTCGTCATAAAAGCCACCTTTAAGCATTGTTTGTTGATAGCGAAAGTTATTAAACCCAGCCATTGCCATAGGCGTTGGAAGCATAGACATAGCTTGCGTCATTGCACCGGGGAATCCACCTATTGCTGCTGCTTCTTGAGCTGCTACCATTTTTGTATTCTGGTCGCCTATCATTCTATCCTCTTCTCAAGTTGTGCATTCCGAGAACTATGTCTCCAGAACTATTCATTTGTTGAGATATTCTTCCAGAAGAATTACGATAAGCTTCTCTTGGGTCCGATGGACCTTGGTCCCAATTGTGTTCTAAGGTGTTAGGATCTAGTCTTCTACTTCCACTATATGCAGTCTTAATAGCTTTGTCGCCTCTGTGTTTCCCTGTTCTAACATATCCGGCTGTAGCTGCTCCACCACCCATTAACCCACCTACAGCTGCACCTTTTGCGCTTCTAGTAATTAGTCCACCAATTCCAGCTCCTATTGCTGCACCAGCAGTTACACCTGCTCCTGGATTCAATGGAATTGCATAATCATCTGCGTACTGTGGGCTTAAAAGCTTTGCTCCACTTGCAGCTCCACCAATTGCTCCGCCACCAAAAATTAATGGACTTAATTTTCCACCTGTAAATTCTTTATCAGCGTCTGGGTTGTCAAACGCAACGTCCATTGCTGCGTCCATTGCTGGACGAGCTGCAACGTTGTACATTCCTACTGCTGCTGCTCCTCCAATTATTGCCTTTGTACCAAATGAAGATGTAGCTGCTTTATATAAACTTTTACCCACACCCGGTGCCTTTGATGCTACTGCACTTGCTCCCCTAGTTAAAGGTGAAGCGTTATTAGCATACTGCCCTGCCCCTTGTGCAACCGCACTAGCACGAGAAGATGCAGAATTTCCTACCCTATTAAAGAAACCTCCTACACGTGCCGTCTCTTGACTAAAGTATCCTGCAGCTCTACTGGATCTTACCTCTTGTCCAACTCTGTTTAAGATGTTTCCAAATGATGGCATCTGTTTTATCCTCTAAATAAATGGGCGTTTTTTTGTGGACTCATATTTGTATGCCCTACTTTTCTGCGATCTAAATTACCAACAACTCCAGCTGTTGCCAGTGGGTCTGAGTTCGACTGTGGAGCCTTAGGGGCTAACAACGCCTCTTGTGCACCATATGGTCTTTGACCCTGTTCTGGCTCAGACATCATCATAGTACTTTCATATTGCTGATTTTCTCTATGTTTTTTAGAGAAATGTCTTGCAATTAATGCAGTACCAATTACTGCTGCTCCAATTGCCACTTTACCTCTATTGTCCCCATACATTTGTTTAGCCCTAATGGCAAATGGTTGAAACTTATCACCTATTTCTTTAGCCTTACTAATTCTTAAGTTTGATACTAATTTAGAATCGTCTGCTAATACATTAGCAGTTGCTCCAAGTCCTCTTATCGCTTCCTCGTCTGCTGCACGACCAGCTAATTGAGCAGCTCTTTCTGCACCAGACGCGCCTTCTACTGCTTCTAATCCAATTCTTTCTAATGCTTCTACTCCAACCGCTGCCTCTTGGTTTCTCATTGGTGACAATGCTACTCCTAGCATGTCTTCTCCACCAAAAACTTGATTAATTCTCATTGGGTTCTTCATTGCTTCTACGTCAGTGTTTTGTCCAAAGAATATTTCTGGCATAGTGTGTTGTAACGCTTGCTTTAATCTTCCTCCTGCTTCTCCCTTTACGGTAAAGCTTATGATTCCTCTTTCTCTTAAGGTTCTGCCAAGTTGTTCTACTATTGATTCGTAAGCTCCTCTTGCACCCTGTGGTATGACTAGGTCGTCACCTCCTGTCACCATCTGACTAACCTGTTTACTATTTACATCTATACCAGAAGCTTTTATGCTTTCAGTAATTTGATTAATAGGATGAATTGACATGTCATTTTCAATTGGTATATCTGTTGTAATATGCCTAAGGGCTTGCCTAACTAGATCTTGCGATTCCGCTACTGCCTCATCTTCTATTTGTGAAAAACCATGATTGAATCTTAAGTTAACAACATTCTCATTTTGAGGACCACTAGGAAGGGAATAGTGAACAGTATGATTTGCCTGTTCTAGATATTCTGGACTACCAATAAGAATTCTTTTTCCAGTTTTTTCACCTAAATTATCAATTTGATCTACTTCTAGTTTCCCTAAAATATTAGATGGAATAATAAAGTTTGAACCAGATTTTTCAACACCTTCTAATGGAATTCTTGAATAAGGTTTTTTATTAAATGTTGTTTCCTCTATCATTCCAAATTCAAGTTCTCTTCCTTGTCCAACAGCGTATGTTTGTCCAAATTCCTCTAACAGTTCAATGTGTTCTGCTATATTTCTAGCAGTTCTTGCTTCTTCTCCGGATATCTTTCCAGCATGTTGCCTAAATAGTGTTGCTCCAATGTCGGAAGTTGCCCTTGAAGTTTCTACCGCAGAAACTCTAGAAACTGGAGATATATCAGCATAGGGCAAACCTAGCTCTTGCATTCTTTGCGCATAGTGAGAAATTCTTTCCGTACCATCTTCTAGTATGTCTCCATAATGAACTGTCTTTGAAAGAGGTATTCCTGCTTCTCTATAATTCGTAGAAGTGTGAGTAAGAGATTCTATTAATTGATCTTGATCAGTATTTGGATTAAATGGTAGCCCAGGTAAGTTTCTAGCTTGTCTTGCTGCGCTCATTTGTGTTAATTCAGTATGCTCCATGTTGGTCATTCTTATATCCAGCATGTTGTTAGCCATGTTAGTTTTTATTGGAGCAATACCAGGTGCAATTTCTATGAGATCTTCTTCTAGTCCTGTTCTTGCATTCGCTAAAGTGTCTCTTATAAGTGATCGAGCTTTTGTTTGAAAATCAGATGGAAGAGTAGTTCCTTCTGGAAGATTAGTTATATAAAACTTATCTTTACCAAATCTTAATCTTCCCTGAAAATCATCTCCAAACCTAGAGATATCATCTTCAGAGAGACCTAATGCTCTCATTTGATCTTGGGCTATGCTTCCTTCTAAATCAAGCGATACTCTTCTAATTCCCTCTTCAGTATCTGCTAAATATTTATAGCCAGTTTCACTTAATAGATTTACGTCTTTAACATTAGTAGTCAAAGTAAGCGCACTACTTCTAGTTGCTTTTCTTCTAAAATGTTGCTCAAATGCACTGAAACCTTTTTTTCTAACAAAACCCGCTTCGTCTAATCCCCTAAATGCTTGACGACCAAGTTCTTCGTCTAACCCTGCAGATTTAACCATGTTTATAACTTGTTCTTCTGTTAAGGTTCTTTGAATTCTTAATCTATCTTCTACTATTGCTTTTTCTATATAGCCCTGCATTACTACGTCCACTTTACCTGTGTGCGTACCTTTTTCTAGAGCTTTTAAAAGACTTGGATTATTAATCGCATCTTCTTCTATGATTGATAATAGATTTGTATTTAAAATAGTATTTTCTACAGAACTAACAGTAGCACCTTGCCCTGTAAATTCAGCTTTTTCCATTAGAGATCTATCTATAAGGGAATTTGTTAAAAACTTATTTACATGTTCTTGATTTACTCCACCAACTCTTTCAAGTATATTTTTTTGATCATTTACTTGTTTCATCATTGTTACAGTAACGCTATGTAATGTATCAACAACAAAATGTGGATCGTTAGCTCTTCTCTCTGCAAACTCTCTAAGAACTTTTATTGTTTCTGGATTTTTAGCCATGGGTAATACGTTTCTTACCATAAAGTCAATGTCAAAACTGTTGTTATGAAGAGAAAATCTAGTTGGAAGACCATTTGCATTTTCGCCTTTACCCATTATCATTGTAAAAGCTTCTCTAATTGCAGTTTCTGCGTCATCTCCACCTTCTTCTAAGAAACTGTATATTGGATTTTTTAATTTTTTTGTAACAGTGCCAAATTCGTCAACATGATCTACCATTTCTCTTGCTTCGGATTGCATAAAAGCGGTTTCTGATAAAGGAACTGGTCTTTCTACTCCACCTACTGTTTCGTAAGTTGCTCCGGCATCCATTTTGTTTGTTTTGATATTAAAAGTTGTAACATTAGAAGGATCTATATCTTGAGTATATGTAGTATTTCCGTGGATATCGGTTATTGCTTTTCTATGCAATACAGAAATTTCTCTTGTTTGAGATAATGGATGAAGTCCTGTAGTTTCAATGTCTAATGTATAAATATTATATTCTTGACCAGGCAATATGTCATACATCCCCATTTTTCTAATCAGTTCTTCGTGACTAGAAACACCAGCCATTGCTTGTTCTGCAGTAGATGATTCTATACCCTGTCTAATTGATTGGCCCGGCAATCTAACTCCGTATAAGTTAAGACCTCTTTGTAATGGATTAGTTACAACCCTATCTCCAATTTCCAATAGCGTACCATCGGCATTAATTAGTCTACCATCGGTATCGACTAATGGTGCTATCCATCTAGCTGTTTGCGAATACATTTCATATGCTTCTTGGAAAGATGGTAATTGAGTTTTTCCTATACTAATTGCATCACTTAAGTTTCCACCAGTCATTCTAGTGTTAACTGAAGTTCTCATCAATGACATTAGGGCTGGATGAATTCCGTTGACCTGCTTGTAATTGAGGGTCAATAAAGTATCTACCAAATGTGTTATATGGGCTTGAAGTTGGTAATGATATTCCCGGAGTACCCAATCGTTCTACTATCTCTGGCATATTTATAGTGTTTTGGGCAAACATCTCATAAATAGGTTGTCTTGCCTTGTAATTTAAATCAGTTAGATCTAGTCTCGCACTTGTGGCTTTTAACCCTTTTCTCCATCGTAACTCAGCTGTTGGAGATTCTCCGTAACATTCTTTGACCACTTAGACTTAGACTATCTGGATCTTCTAACGTTTCCATGTAAGTGTTAGTAACTTTTCTTAGTGAAGTAAAGTATCTTTCGACGCCATAGATAAATGGATCTGAGTCTTCTGTGTTATATATTCTATTTATATCTTGTGGAGTAATAAAACTAGATTGAGGAACTATCGGAATTGATCCGCTTCGTCTTGATAGCCTAGCAGCATTTATTTCTTGTTCTGGTATAGTCTGCCTTGGTAGTATCTTAGCCACTTTCTTTTTCTCCCGAGGATTCAGAATCTACAATGTAATCATCGATCTCATAGGTACCAAGTTTTTGTCTAAGAATCTTATTTCTTTCCGTTTCAACATTTTTAACTTTTTGAATTATTTCAGATATAGCTTGAGCAGTATCAAGTTGAACTTGTCCGACTTTTGCTCTAGCTTCACGTGTTGCCAGTAATTGATTACGAAGATCTTTTCTTCTCTTGTGCAAACGATCTTCTAATTCAACTGCAAGGTGCAATTCTTTTTTGAGAATTGGCTCACCACTATTAGGGTCAATTCCAACAATATTTTCTTGAATGAAATGTTCTTTAGCAAGCAGTTTTGTTTTACGAAGATATTGAACTTCTTGATCCACAAGGTCTCTAACCATAGAAACTTCGACTAAATTGTCTGGACTAACATCCAATTGATGCATGTATTCAGAAGTGAACTGAGAAACCATAGACATCTCTATTGGACATGGCTTCCCATGTGGGGCAAGATTCTCTGCGTATAATGGACATGTTGAGGCGTAGACGCATTTGCTAGACTGACAACTCATTGGTATAGAAGAAAACATGGCGTTTTTAGTTCTCTGTGGTCTAATTAATTCTGTTGCCTTATCTACTTGAGACTGATCCCATTCTTCAGGAAAAAACAAGTCTGGTCTTAATGACTCAAAACTTTTTATGAAGTTATTCTTTTGGTCAATCTTTTCTATTTCCGACATTTAAGTCTATCCAATCGCTATTATATCTTTTATCTTCGTAAAATTTTTCTATTAGAACACTCTTACAATTAGAACAATATGTATCTCTTACCAATACCTGTATATTATAATCGTAATATTCTGAAACTACTTCAGTTTTATATAGGCACCTAGGACATTTCATTTAGTGCTTGAATCAAACTTTTTTGAATCTTACTTATTGCTTGAGCATCTTGGGCTGCGTTAAAAAATACTCCAACTTCTCTCATTTCGTCTGGAGAAAGAGTTGCGCTTATTACATATCTTGCACCTTTGCAAGCGTCACAATAGCTTTCTCTGTATGAGGATTTACAGATACATTCTTCTATTAGACCAAAAAATTCTAAAGACTCAGCTATAGAAAACCATTTATTCTTAAATAACTTTTTAGTCTGTTCTTTATATGCTCTCAACTTATACTGATCGTCAGAAAGGAGAGTCCCCATATCTAAAGCTTGTTTCATTAATTCATTTATTGTCTTATATAAAAAATTAGGTAATTCAAAGTTACCATTTAAATCAATATAATTCTTCCAATCATTCATCTTACATATCTCCAATACATTATTATTATAAAATTTTATATCAAGTTAGAATTCGCCTACTCCCATTCCACCTGATGATTTTGGTTGCAACCCGCCAGTTGCAGAGGATCTTGGATTATATCCACCTCTTTTTTGATTGTCTCTTAATGACATTCCTATTGCACCGCCGGCTGCTGCACCCATTCTCATTTTGCCCATAGTACTAAAACCGTTTTTATAAGCGTATGATCCATGTAGCCCTATGCTGCCTACACCTTTTTTTAATTGTGGGCCATATCCAGAGAATTTTTTCGCTCCAGATCCCATCATCCTTCCAGCTGAACCTACTCGTCCAGCCATTCCACCTAGAAAGGCCATTAGTCTCTCCTATTAGTACATTGGGTAGTTTTGACTACCCTTACGACGACCGTCACCTGCCATTGCACCAAGTCCAGCTGTTCCGGCTACTCCAGCTGCTCCTATTGATCTCATTGGGTGTCTAGCTATTGAACTTGCGGCTTTAGCTCCAGCACCGTACATGGCACTTCTTGCGCCTGAGGAACTTGCGCTCCTCATTCCCATAGTAGCAGATGCCCTTCCTGCTCCTCTTGACACTCTTGAAGCCATTGGCCCCATCATTCCCAGAGCTCTTGCTCCAGTGGATGTTCCGGCTACTCTGCCAACCATTCCGCCATACATTCCCATTTTATTTCTCCTTGTTTAAAGACTATCAATACTGAGTGGTATTTATAGCTATATAGTAATTTAAGTTTCCAGATTTAGTTGTTTTTCTGGCTTTTTAATTGTAAAAATAAAATTATCTTCTTTATCTTTATAAGATATCTCAAATATACTGCCTCTTGGAGGAATGGACTTAATAAGTATGTCTGCCAGCTTATCTTCCATTTGTTCTCTACGAACTTGAGCTAAACCTCTGGCCCCCTTTACTGTATCCACGCCTTTTAATATTAGAGCAGATATAACTTGATCGTTATAATTAACTGAATAACCTTTTTTAGTAAGCTTTTCTACTATAACAGACATCTCAAGTTCTGCTATTTTTTCATAATCTGATTGAATAAGGTGATTAAATACAATAATTTTATCTAATCTATTAAGAAATTCTGGTCTAAAATGTTTTCTTACTGCATCTAAAGTATTTTTTTCAACCATTTCCTTTGGTGGAGCTTGAGTTGTAGTAGTTTTATAGTTAATATTTTTATTAAATCCAGTTCCACCAGCTAATAAATAATCTACAGTCTTTTCATTTCCCAAATTAGTAGTCATTATTATAACTGTATTTTGAAAATTAACTTCTTCGCCTTTAGCATCTGTTAAAATTCCGTCATCAAATACTCTAAGGAAAGTATTCCATAGATCTGGATGAGCTTTTTCTACCTCGTCAAGCAAAACTACAGTTGAAGGATTCTTTTTTACTAGATTTACTAGCTGACCACCTTCATCGTGACCTATATAACCAGGTGGAGAACCAATTAACTTTTGATTTTCATGCTTATGTTGAAATTCTCCGCAATCAATTCGCACCATAGGGTTATCTTCACCAAATAAATACTTATGAAGTGTATTAGCTAGATGAGTTTTACCAACGCCAGAAGATCCTGCAAATAAAAATATTCCTAATGGTCTGTTTTTATCGTTCAAACCTACTTGAGATCTTTTCAAAGCCGATATTACTGACTCTACAGCATCTGTTTGTCCTATGATATTGCTATCAAGATGATTTTGAAGTCCCAAAAACTTTTGTCTAGTAACTTTTTTTACTTTATTTTTAGTTGAAGTCTTCTTATTCTTAGCGTCGTGTATTTTTTTAGCTAATTCGTCATCTATGAATATATTATCATCTAGTCCAGAGATCTCTAGTGTCTTAGAATATGCGAGATTAATCCACAAATCTATATCTAGACCGGGGTTTAGCATTACGCAACCGTTATAAAGTGCGTCAATACATTTTTCTGCCGTTGGACGGGACATCAATCTAAGAGATTCTGATATTTCAGATTTTATATTATAGATAACATTTTCTAAAATAGCTAATTTATACTCTTTAGCAGTTTTTCCAGACAACTCAGCAACTAATGCTTCAATATCTTCTGGTGTGAGAACTTTATACTTAACGTAAGATGCTAGTTCTGGAACATATATTTGATATATCTTCATTTTAGTCACCTACTTTTAAATTAGAGATGTACTTATGAAGATTATAGTAATTACTAGATCCTGTTGCAGATACATTTAATCTGTTTTGCGAAGTAATTATATAATATAGGTTATGTATTCTTGTGATAGCTAATATTCTGTCGCTGAGAGTAAACAATTATAACCACGCCTGTCAAGCTCTGTCAAGAACTTTTAGGTATTTTTTCTACTTCTGGACAATCTCCATGAAAAGGTCCGCAAAAAGCCCAAATTTTTATAAGATCCATTGGAGTATTGATTCTATTCTTAAGAAGTAGTACTGCTCTTCTGTAATCAAAATTGACATCGACATTCTTAGACATGTTGCCTGATCCTTTTTAGTAGTTATAATGCTTACCTATTATATCATTGACTCATATGGTGATAGTGTATATTGCATGTGATATACTTGTTCTATGGAAGAATCTAAATCACTTGAATTAGCGATTGCCCAACTCGAAAGACAATTTGGAATTGGTGCAGTAATGAAGTTAGGTGCTCATACCTCAGAGCCTTGGCCATCAGTGTCAACGGGAGCACCAACGTTAGATAAGATACTAGGGATTGGCGGATTGCCACTAGGTCGTGTTGTAGAAATTTATGGACCAGAATCATCTGGCAAATCTACAATTGCACTATCTACAGTAGCACAAGCTCAAAAGCAAGGACTACGTTGTGCATATATAGATGCCGAACATGCGTTAGATCCAGGTTACATGACTGCACTTGGTGTAGATCTAGATGAACTATTACTTGCGCAACCAGATTACGGCGAGCAAGCATTAGAGATTGTAGATAAGCTCATTAGGACCGGAGAGGTCGGCCTTATCGTTATAGACTCAGTTGCGGCACTTGTGCCCAAGGCAGAGCTTGAAGGCGATATGGAGGCCAACCAGATGGGTCTGCAGGCACGTATGATGTCTAAGGCATTACGTAAGATCGTAGCACTTGCTAACGAGCATAAAACTCTTGTTATATTTATTAACCAGCTTCGCATGAAGATAGGTATCATGTTTGGTAACCCAGAGACCACTCCTGGTGGTCGAGCACTACCTTACGCAGCATCTGTACGTCTAGATATTCGCAAGAAAGAAGATCTTAAGGACAAGGCCGGCGATTCAATTGGAATTAAGGTCAAAGCTAAGGTTATCAAGAATAAGATGGCACCCCCACTTAAGGTAACTGAGTTTGATATCTATTACGGTAAGGGTGTGGACATGTATGGTTCTTTGTTGGACCTTGGATTCATGTCTGGAATCTTTACACAAAAGGGAGCTTGGGTTTACTATAATGGTGAGATGTTTTCTCAAGGAAGAGACAACGCCATCAATAAGCTCAAAGAAGACGAGAATGTTTACAAAGAAATTGCTAAGCTTTTAGATTATGAAAGCTGAACAACTAAAACTAGACCCTTGCCCTGAATGCCCAGTACCAATGAATGTTTTAATAAAACCATTGGCTGTTAAAGAAGGCGAATGTCAAAGCTTTGGAATCTCTTGTAGAGAGTGTGGCGAAAAATGGACCGAGGAAATAGAAGGTTGATATGTCGCTAGCTGGCTTTAGAAAAGTTACTAAAGGCGATGAGAACGGTATAGACCCTTGGTCAGTAAACTACTACTGGGATGGAGAGAAATGGGTTATCAAGAACTCAGATCAAGATCCACCAGTTGAAGATGTACCCTAAGATTAATCCCAACTTTCCCCGCAAATTTTTTTTGTAATTTTTAAGGTTAATGGAGTCTATCTATTTCTTGCCACGGTTACGGCCACGGTTTATAGCTGGTGACTCTGGGACCATTCTGCCGTCTTTAGTGTGTGACATGTCTTTGCCACCCTTGCCCATAATCCCACGGCTACGACGTTCAGCTGATAACTCACGACGCTTTGCTAATTGCTCAGGCTTTGTGTTGAATGCCTTATTATAAGCGTCCTTCTTAGCCTTAGCTGCTGGGTTCTTAGAGTAGAACTGTGAAGATGATCTTGGCTTAGAAGCCTTACGTGGTGCCATTATTACATCCTTAATGAACTTATATCATAGTTCGGATAATTTGAAGCTATATCTCTTGCTGCTGATGTATGAGATGATCCACCTTCTCTCATCCATTCATATTGTTTCTGAGGGCTAGCTACACTAGTGAAATCACCAGTAACTGTAATACCCTTAGATCTGTTCCTGTAGCTTCTTACGCCTGCTGCTACACCCAAAGCTCCCATACCTCCAAGAGCCATTTTACCACCTGCTGATTTAGGTATGAGGCCAAATCTTGCTGAGGACATATATCATTTCCTTGTCATTTTAGTGTACTATGTTAGTATAGTAAAACCATTTACGGAAAGATAGAACCTATGAGCCTAAACTTTTGGGAACTAATCTATAAGTTCTTTAGTGAAGACCATGATGAAGGTAAAGATATCGTAGAATATCAGTTTGAGGGTATAGATGACAGTCAATGTGTCATCACTGCTCACAAAGAGGGTGAAAGTGTATTAGTTATTAATCTCATTGAAATGGATCAATGGGAAATGATTCAAGATATAGCTGATATCACAAACACCCAGATCTCAGATGTAGTTAAAGGATTATCTCCGCAAGAAATCGATCAAATACGCCTGGATCTGGGTGAGATGGATTTAGATTAACGCCATCTTACCTTTTGTGTCATTAAGGTAAGTCTTTTGATGAATATCGTATAATACGACTCCATATGCTTCTTGAGCGTAACGTTGTGTGGTTAACGGTGAAATCAATGTTGGAATCAACTGATTCACATGTGCGCAAGCTAATGGTGAGTATTTTAGGCTCTTGCCGTAGAGATTGTAGATCTTAGTCTTTTTATATACAGACTTAACTGTATTGCCGTATACCTTTTCTTGATCTTCTCGCAAGTTATTGATGAAAACCGCCCCATCAAATGTGAAGCCATAATTCACATAGAGATCGAATAACATCTCACAGTCTTGACCATGACCTATAAAGATCTTTTTATTATATCCAGACTCAAAGCTATTCTTTAAGGACGGATATATCTCATTAGTCTTTTCTATTGAAAGTTTATTATTATTGTATGGTATTAGAGCTATATCATGTTCATTAGCAAATAACTTAGTAAAGCTATTGGTAAGGGACTTAGTGAATAGTCTTTCGGATCCTAGGATCAGGTTGTCTTGTGTCTTTAATAGCACTTTTATATCCTTTGATTTGTTTGGCATTTGATTAATAGTTTCTCTTGTATCAGTAGGATTCTGAGAATCCATAGTTATCTGTGTCATAGTCTAGGTATCTATCGTTATTTGAGTAACCATAGTATACGGAAGCATATGTGTGGGCGTCTTCTATTGGTTCATCAGCATATACGAGACAGTCTGGACAACGTAGTGTTGTTTCAGCTGCGCCTTCATCTATTATGAACTCTGATGAGCATTTTGTACAGGTGGTATATTCCATAGTCATTGGATTCTATCCTTTTGTTTTTTGGGGCGGATCATCGCCTTTGTGGTTAGTGAGTGAAACATTATCGGTTGATTTGTGGTTTGTCAACCTAGGTGGGAATATTTGTAAGAAAAATTTTTTGGACTGTAATGATTGTATGTGAACCTATATATACATATATAAAAGTCATATAGGGGAAAAGTTGAGAAAATTTATAAAGGGGTAATAGTATATTATATGTATATGTTTATATCTTTAACATGCCCACCGGGTCTATGTAGGATATATATATGTTTTAAAGTTTATAATGTCACTATGAGTACTAGGAGGTACCGACATGTCCCTATTCACACCACTAACACAAGCCGAGTTCGAGGCTAAGTGCGCTGCAAAGCGTGCGAAAGGCGTATCAGCACGTCAGAAGAACAACGCACAAGTAACTGCAGTAACACAGCAGGTACGCATGCAAGTAGTACAACCAGCGTTGGGCTACATCACAGCTCGCGACAAGAGCGTCCCTACAACCATCTAGTCTTCGGACTGCTCTGGTCCCTCACTTCCCCGTAAGGGGGGTGAGGGTTAAAGGAGTATATATCTTTAAATTATAGTATGCTCGTGAAAGGAGTATTATCATGTTTACACTATTAACATCATTGTTCACTATCATCGGATTCGCACTCACCAAGGGTGTATGGATCTTCGGTGCGTACACGCTCGTACGTAAGTACGACGTAGTGAACGTAATCAAGGCTCGCGTTCAGGACTCTTCGGAGTTCTGAGCGTAAGCTAAGAAAAGGTATATATATTTAAATCTTATAGTGAGCAGCAATGCACACGTGTCGTTAGAGTTTGTATTTAGGAGGAACAATGTCAGCAACCGTTCAGGTCTAGAGTTGAGGTGTGTTGTTGTTTCAACAATGTTATATATCTTTAAATATTATAGTGTCTCTATTAGTACTTAGGAGGTACAGACATGTCATTATTCACACCACTATCACAGGCCGAGTTCGAGGCTGCGTGCGCTGCAAAGCGTGCGAAAGGCGTCCAAGCACGTCAGAAGAACAACGCTGCAGTCCAGGCTGTATCACAGCAGGTACGTATGCAGGTCATTGCTCCGGCAATGGGTTACATCACGACTCGTGACAAGAGCGTTCCAACAACCATCTAGTCTTCGGACTACTCTGGTCCCTCACTTCCCCGTAAGGGGGGTGAGGGTTAAAGGAGTATATATCCTTTAAATCTTATAGTGACGCAAGGAAACCCAAGTACTTGTATCAGAAAGGTAAACATGTTTACATTAGCGCAAGTTGACGCACTCATCAACACGGCTATCAGCAAGGGCGATCTGCTCCACTACAACGGTGGTCAGGCTTACATCCGTTACGGTAACAACGTGATCATCATTGATCATGCTTGTCTTCCAGTAACAATGGAAGTCCACACCGGTGGATGGGCAGAGTCCTACATTGCAGAAAACCGTGGTGGTGGATACACTCACCACACGTCGCACTTGGCCGAGCTCCATCCGGAACTCGTCTAATCGCCAGCCTGTTCCCCCGCAAGGGGGACGGGCACCAAGGATTATAGTTCTTTAAATTATAGTATGAATTCCATGAAAGGGGATAAACGTGAAGACTTTACGTTCTGCGTACTATGTTACGTACATCGTGTCAGCGATTCTTTCGTTCGTTGCTTTGGCTTTTGCCTACAAGCATCGCGACGAGATTCTCTGACCAACCGCTCCGGCTGCCTCTCCCCCAGGCAAGTCGGGTAAGTCGGTTACTGTTATATATCTTTAGTTTATAGCCCACTATCACGGCTAGCCTATGTCCACATAGTGGGATAGGGTAGGCATAGTGATGTATATATGTATGTATGTATTGTACATACCTTTAAATCATAGTATGAGCGATATGCAACTGGGTACCAGAGCTATCGTGGACTTGGTCTTTACTTCCCTTTTGGGAGGTAGAGACTACTGATTTATATATCTTTAAATTATAGTTTGCTCGTGAAAGGAGTTATTATGTGGACATGTGGACACTGCACTAAGGAAATTGAAGACAAGTATGATTACTGTGGATGGTGTGAATACTGTGGATGCACGTTGGATGATCATCGTTGCGTTTGCAAATGTGGTTCTACCGATGTGGAAGATCATGATTGCACTGGAGTTGGCTCAGCGTAAGCTGGGTTAACTTCCCTGATTTATATACCTTTAAATTTCATAGAGAACTTAGGAGGTTCATTATGGCTAAGAAAGCTATTATCTGTCGGCACTCTATCTGGTCGTTGATTAGCGACGATTCACGTCGTGCACTCATCACCCTCATCGAGGCTAACGTTGAGTTTGCTAATCGTCAGCTCAAGTTTGAGTTGGTTAATGGTCAGCTCAAGAAGGCCCCAGCGAAAGCTGGGTAACCTTCAACTATTTATATATCTTTAAATTATAGTATGTCCCTACAGAATGGAGATTACATGTATTACGTGTATCTACGACGTCGTATTGCGGTAGCAGTTGTACTGTTTATCGCCTTTATCCCAGTCATCAAGGTGCTCGTTCAAGAGCCACCTGCCGATTGCGACCATGCATTGCATGTTGTTGCAAGAGGCGAGACTATTTGGTCAATCGCACATGCGCATTGCACCTCCGGTATCATCACCGCCATTGATCAATTGGTAGATCAGTATGGTGGTGTTATCGATGTCGGTGACCGCATTCAGTTGCCTTGACCAGGTCAAGTACACTCAGCCTTTTAGGTTGGGTGTATTTGGCTATTGTATATATCTTTAAATCTTATAGTGGGAGAGATGGCACAGACAAGACTCATCCCGCTGCAGACGTGCAGTCCGGTTCGTCATGAACTGGGATCTTGTTGGTAGTCACTGATCTTACCCGCTTAAGAGCGGTGCAGTGACTATTTACCTAATTGTTATATATCTTTAAATTATAGAGTGAGAAGCAATTGCAAACCGATGGGGCACTGGACTGCAGTGCATTGTTTCTTATTGTGTATATATCTTTAAATTTTATAGTGTGACTTGTGAAAGGAGTTATTATGTCTAATGTAGACGAAGACGGACGTGGAGCATGTGTGAAATGTGGTCGTAATCAAGTATTGATTGATGAACTATGTGAAATGTGTGACAATGGGTTCACCCTAAAGGAAATCAACATGTTTGAAACATGGTTGGCCGTTGGGGCACCCGGCGAGACCCCCTGGAGTAATCCAGGGTAAGTCCGTTGTATTTATACACCTTTAGTCCATAGTCCACTATCACGCGCAGGGTGATTATATATCTTTAAATACTTTAGTGAACTAAGGAGGTTCATTATGTATTATGATTTTGACAAAGATGCTTGGTATTGTTCGACTTGTCACATCGATCTCAAGCAGATGGTTATTGACTATGACCCAGATTGTGGTGAATGCGAGTCTGCCATTTACACACTTCTGGTCAGTGGTGATCACGACGTTTCGGCGTCGTGATTATCCACTTGTATATATCTTTTAAATTTTATAGTGAGTTGCCAACAAAACCAACCAGCGAAGTGGTTCTTCGGGTCTAGCACAGCACTAGGCGATAATGCAACTAAGATCTTCGGGAGTCATTCTCCCGAGGATCTATGCTGAAAGGTATATATCTTTAAATTATAGTTCGACTTTTGAAAGGAGTTATTATGAGATTATTTATTATGCCAGATGGAAAAGGCGAAGGCGTCGATGCTGTGGTCTGTGAACGTTGTATTGAAAATGACTACGACATCAACGAGAACAACGGTATGAGTGACCTTGAGCAGCAGCGCTACTTAAACGGGCTCGATGTTGCACCTGCTGCATCGTATTGTTGGTTGTGTGGAGTTGACTCGGCTTAGGCTGGGTTAACTCTCATGTCTTATATACCTTTAAATACTTATATGAACTCTTGAAAGGAGAACACAATGAAGAATGCGATTTTATTCTTTCGTAACATTGGCAATCCACACGGCATGGAATGGCGCAAGATTGGCTGTTTCAACATTTGGGCTTTTAGCGACTGGGCTGATTACGCAGGCTCTGGCTTGCATTGGAGCACCCATGACCGTTGCCTCGTGTTGAAAACATCCGCGAACAAGCGTAAATCTTGGAAGACCATTACACTTCTGCGTTTGCCCAAGGAAGGGACCTCAGCTTAGGCTGAGGGACTTTTCCTTGTTTATATATCTTTAAATTTCATAGTGGTAGGCTGTACCGACGGCTATTCGATGGTCGGAGTAAATGGTGGGTCAACACAGCGCAGGCTCCATCAGCTGGGTACCAGAAAGCTCAGAACGTTTATCGTTCTGGGTTTTTCTATTATTATATATCTTTAAATTTCATAGCGAACTAAGGAGGTTCAACATGTTTGTTACTAACTGTCCTCGTTGCGGGCAACTTGCGCCTGACTTTGAGAGTCCATCACATCAAGACGAATGGTGTTTTCATCATCGTTTGAATGGATTTGGCGAAGTCGTTGTTTCTGACGACGATTACCAGTCATCGGACGACGAGCCCTTTTAGGGTTCGTTGTTTGAGCTTTATATATCTTTAAATTTCATAGTGACCTAAGGAGGTTCATTATGGCAACAACGCCATCCGTCACATCCCTACTATTACAACAGGAAGATTTGCAAACGCAAATTGATTCTGTTGACAGCAAGATTGCTGCGCTTCATCAGACCATGAAGGAGTGCGAGTCTCAAATCAACGCTTATGAGCAGGACCGTAAGCGTCTTGATTATTTGACTTGGGAGATTCAGAAGGCTTTGGCCAAGGCTGTCTGCCCTACTAACCAAGTTCTTCTTCGGTTCTCTAGTACTCTCAACGCTCTTCGGAATCCTGACCATCCGAGCTATGGAGCACTAGCGATTGACCAACGCTTTGCAGCCCTTGGCTTTACTCAGTCTTCTTCGGAAGGCTGAGTTTAGCTGGATTATATATCTTTAAATTATAGTGGGACGAAAGGAGTCATCATCATGAATGACTGGGTAACACCAAAAATGGTGGACCAAGCTTTAGACTTTGCAGAACTACATCAACGTTCAAACAAGTTTTGTCGTGCAATGTTTCTGACCTTCAGGGCTAAGGGTAACTTGTCTGACAAGCAGGTTCTCAAGCTGTTGGAAATCAAAGCTGGTTACCGCCGCAGTGCTCGAGCTTCTTAGCTCGGGTTACTGTGGTCTTTATATATATCTTTAGCTTATAGTTGTCGTCCACTATCACGCGCCAGCTTGTATGCACATAGTGCTATACAGATGGTGTAGTGATTATACTGTGTGTATATCTTTAAATCTTATAGTGCCGACTGGAGTTGTAACAAGGACTGTCCGGGCACACAAGGATTGCATCTCTGACGAGAGATGTAGTCTTGTATCTATATAGATCTTTAAATGTCATAGTGTCCTTAGGAGGTACACTATGTCCGCTATTTGCGCACGTTGTCGCTTGGAAAGCAACAACATCACACCACAGTCCATCGACCACATCCGTGGTCATTACGCAGCATTCCATGCTGCTTCGTCGAAGCCTCGCAAGGCTCGTGCGAAGAAGGCCCCAGCGAAAGCTGGGTGACCTTCAACCGTTTATATGTCTTTAGTTTATATCTATAGTCTCACGTTTCAGGGATTGGAAACCAGTGAACTAAGTGAATAGTATGAGGAGTCCGCGAACGATTGTCCTACTGAACGCTGTAATAGTATCTTATATATGTTTATATATATGTTGGAGCAATGTCTTAGACTTGATCAGGCATAGTTATTTTGCCGGCAAACAATTACGTCTATATTATTAATAGACATATATCTTAAGTTTTAATATTATATTATTCTAAATTTTCAAATAGGGACCCAATCCGTGGGTTTCTTGTAGTAGTTTGGAGAAACTATGAAAGTCCGTATCAACGCTCTTGCTTCTGGCAAGGGCTCAACTCAGCAAGCACCAATCCAAAAGCGTTCCGCTGATGGTCAACGCTTCGCTTTCTTGGTTAGCATTATGGATGCTACCAACACTGTACCAGTCGACCTTCGTTTCGACTCGGTTGCCTCTGATGGCGTCAAGTACCAGAACTTCTCTGGTGCGTATGAACTCTGGTTTTCAGCAGAAGAGAACTCTGAGATTGTTTCTCGGTTCAACACAGCAAAGGCTTCTGGCCAAGTTGTGTACTATGAGTTCACTTGCTTGACCGCTGACAAGTCTGTCCCCTATCTCTCTGAGAAGGGTGTCACTTATCAGACCATCATCCTGAATGCTGACCGCTTTGCGGAACGCATTTGCGGTTTGGCACCAGTGCCCGCCATCAAGTTCGTTTGATGAGATTTGCCACCAAGTTCTCTTGGTGAAGACACCAGTCTGGTCACTTCGGTGACTAGGCTGTGTGTAACCCCCTCTATATATCCTTAGGTTTGATTTCACCTAGCACTGATCCGCTGAAACAATCCTTGTGTCCTACCTTGTGTAGTTGTGTACTGACGAGTACATTACTACATTAGGTAACACTCGTACCTACATAGATTCTAAATCTATAATCGATCTCAAGTTCTCTGGGGTTGGGCCCCCAGTTAGATGATTGCAGGTATCATATCGATATCTTTAGCCCGTTGTCCCGCTTTAAGGCATTTCCATTTGGATTTGCCGGCCAGGCAACAAAAGCAAACATATGATAGTTTGGTAGATACCTACGGCTGATTGCCAAGAAACTACCCTTTTCGTTAGTATAAGTATACTTATCCCCTAATGTATCTATAGCAATATATATATTATTGTTGGACAAATGCTTATATTAATATCTCTCAGGGGTATACCCATTATAAAACTATGCATATGTAACCTGCCAAGGTGTTATGCATTTGGGTATACTAGACACGGCAAATGTAAGTATACCCAATATGGGAGATTATCTCCCCCTATATTAGGTGTCTCTATACTCTCTTATTCCTTTCTAGAGTATATGATATACCCCTGAGAATATTCGTGTTCGTTGGTTTTGCCGGCGAACCACAAGATTTCTTAAGAAGAGTCTGTATAGCGAGTCTGTAACTGATTAGACTAAAACCCGATTGAGTTACCCTTAAGTTTCCAATTGAGAAGTGCCTAATCAAGTGCCACTTTAGCCGAGACTACAGAACTGTCTCTTTGAGACTATGGTTGATACGAAATCCCGTGATAACCTCTGCGAACGAATGCATTACCCTGGTTCAATTGTTGGATTGTACAATCCCAACCCAGCGTATGTTAGCCATCTAGTACCCATTGTTATCCTTGCAAAATAGGACCAATCTTCTTAAGATTAAAGTTTCCAACTGCACACTGCTTATTGTGTGTGCGTGTAGAAATATCGCACGGTTAGCGATAAAAACCCCTCACTGGTATATTGAGGCTCTTCTAACCGAATATACCACTTATGGTTTGTTACTTACTTAATTTAAAAGTAACTCATGCTGAGTATCATGATGTAAAGTGCTTCCATTCTATAAGATATTTGCCTGCGGGCAATTGACCATACGCCCATACAAAACCAGAATAACAGGAGTTATTATGAACACTACAAAAATTAAATCAACATTTAAGAAAACAGCTCAATATGGAGTTGTTGCGCCAGCCATTGGTGCAGGAACATTGCTTTATGGCACTGCTCTTGGTCTATGGCACATCACTAAATCTACTGGTTTTGCCCTAAAAACCATTGCTAATGATTCAGTCACAAATACTGTTGAGTATATCAATGAAATCAAAAACCCACACGTTCGTAACGATTGGTAACAAAATGCATTTCCTATTTATAGGTTACCTGGATGGTAGTAAGCCAGGGTAAAATGCTAGCTAACGGAGCCTGAGTATGCTCTGCACAAATATGCTCACCTTCGGGTGCCTGGAAGGTAATGACCACCCTGAATATAGCCTTCCCCCGCTATATCAGCTGTGAGATACATAATTGGGTTCAAATCCCATTACACCCACTAAAATCAAATCTATAGTTAGGAGAACTATAATGAACAATAATAATCAAACTATCTATTACGTAGTTGACCCTGCAGATGAATTCATCCTTTATCGTGGTAATCTTCAAGACTGTGAACAGGTCCTTGAACAACAATATGGAGGAGTTCTTATCTATCAAGAGTCACAACTGACTGAGGAAATGAAAACTTCAGTTTGGTATTATTTCTAAAGAAAGAGTAAATTTAAAATGAATCAACCTAATGACAAAAAAGTAATATGGGATCCTGAAACAGAGTCTTACAAAGTTGTTTCAAATCCTGAATGGGATATTGAAGCTGAAGTTGGCATTTACTCATCGCTTGTTCAAAGCGGTGTTAATGATACTTTAGCAACTGACATTCTATCTATGTTTAATACCACTAGACCTGTCTATTCGTGCTATTGTCACAGTGAACACACAGAAATTGGCTATGGATTTAATCCATGCCCTTGTGCAGACTGTGAAGCAATTGCTCGTATTGAAGGTTATAATATCTCAGAACCTATAGACAACATTCAATTGCACAAAAATTCAGTTCATGTTGTTGGCCATATGGTTCAACAACAGCTTTCTGCTATTAATAAAGTTATTGCTTCTGACAATATTTATATTTCTGAAGATGACTTTAAAACTTTTCAATCTCTTTTAGAAGACTATGGCAAAACAGATTTGTCTTGGTCTGAAATCTTAGATTATATGGCCGTTGATCCTAGAAACTCATCTGAACCAGATCATTTTTATGCTGTTGCTGCAGTTTTAGAATACTTCTGGATTGCATTTGTTCTCAAGAACCCAACAGTTACGGGTCATCGTCCAAAACAATAAAGAAAAAAATGAAAGAGTATGCTTAATCATTCTCAAGAATTAGTGGATAAATATCCACTACTCAACTGTACAAACTGTGGGATACCCAATCCCACGACTCAACAACAGGGTATGTTTATTGACGACGGTATTTCTATCAATACCTTGTCACTTGGACACTATGGCGGATTCACTGACTGCATCCCCGATCAAACTCGGGGTGAAGTGTACTCAATTTCTGAGTATGATTCTAATCCATACCTAGCACATTTGTGCCATGACTGCAGTGTGATACTTTTCAATGCACTACCTGGACTTGCAAAATTTGCAGGAGTTCATGGTGGTCATGGCAACATCACCGGAGGATGGTGTTTCTCAGGTGGCGAACTTAGCCACATTGAGAATGGAACACTTGTTCCACCTTGTTGTCCATACGCTTGGACTTGGGATCAGACTGAAAAGTCTGGTCCATACAATCAATCCACTACTTACATAGCTACACCCGAATTAACTTGGGTAAAGCGACAATATTTGGATGATGACTTAGAGGATTTCCTCTAGGTCATTATCCTTAGCCCAAACAATAACCCACTAACATTAGGAGAAATTAAAATGTGGTATTGGTATCTTTCAGGTATGATTTCAGCTTTCTTGCTGGTATCTGCCGTAATCAATGTAGGATTTGTGTTTGGTTTTATAACCTATACAAAATCTAAATCAAAATCATCCCAACTTACAGGAGCTGATAAAGCCCTGTATGATTGGGCCAAACAAGACATCACTGGTGAAACCCAAAGGAGTAACTAATGTTATTATCTATGATGATTATCTTAGCAATTACATCGTGTGCTTTAGAGCTCATGATTGCTGCTAAGGTTCCAATCTGGCGTCAAATGTCAGCTAAATATCCATTGTTCAACCTACTAAACTCTCTTGTTATCTCATTCATAATGGGTATAGCATTTGGTGCAGCAGGTCTTGTAGCAATGGGTGCTGGTGTTATCTCAACTGTACTTTCAGTTCCAGGTTATCAGTTCCTTAAATGGAACTATGACACACCTCGTGCTCGTGCACACGGTGGAAGTGAATACAAATATCACCATGCTATCTTTAAGTCTAAACTAGAAAACTATAAAGTTACCCTCGCTAAATGGGGTGTAGCTTTGAATGATCTAGGTAAACTTATGTATAGCTTTATCCGATTCCTTACTTTCCCTATCTGGATGACCCGCGACTTTATCGTATGGGTTCGTCCATATGTGGTTAAGTATAACAACTATGTAGCTAGAAAACGTCTGGCTAAGATAAGGACAACACCATGAAACGTGTAGCACAATACATTGGGCTCACTATCACTTCCGTAGCGTTTGCTTTTGGGTGGTCAAAATGACCATTTCCAATACAATAGGTGCATACCAAGCAAACCCTAGTAACGGTATATATAGACACAAATGTATAGAACCATCTTGCTCAGAATTCGTCTTGTACGATGACGAGCCTTGGTGTTTCGACCATTCCCCTGATGAAGGTTCATCCCTTCCAGGATATTCCGCTTATCAACTAGATCTCTTAAAGGAGACAGCACAATGAGTATCATTAAAAATACTGTTGTTGCAATCAGTCAGCGTGTTCGCATCTTTGGTGCGTTCATCACTGGCTTTGTAACAAAGAAATAAATAAATTCATTAAAATAAAAAACAATGACCTAGGGATCACCCAATCCCTAGGTCATAAAGCCCAATTAAAAACCCAAATATTATCCCTATTTATACAGAAAGAATTATTGACACTATGTCTATTCTAAATACACTTGTTAAGTCCTTCGACCCAGAAGGTTCACTTGGAATTGCAGTAGATTCACCCGAAATACTGCAGTCCACACCAAAAACAGCTAACTTAATCCTTGGCCGTCGTGTTCCATTTCAGGCTTCCTTTAATGGCAACATGCTTCCTGGTTTCGTTACCTTAAAATCTGCAAATCTCCAGCGTCTTAGCGTTGAAGATCACACTTCTGCAAATGGCACAAAGCCATTAGTATCAGGTATCTTTAACAACGTTCAAATGGACGTAGAAGTAATGATTGGAACTGAAATTATTAGCCTTCAAGAACTTCTTCTTGCAATGTCTAATGCTTCAGCTCAAAACCAAGTTACATTGGAAGAATTCATGCCTACACTCGAAAGCCTTGGCTTCCGTTTCAACTCAGGTATGACCTTCTTCTGGCAACAGTTTGGCTCTAATATCGATAGCTACAACGAACTTCGTGACTCATTCAAGTCACTTGGTGCAGTAAGTGGTCTCGGTACTAAGAACTTGCCTGCTAAAGTTAAAGAAGTTTGGGAAATGCCAAAGAACCTTACTGGTCCTGCAATTGTAGGCTTTGAAGTTAGCCGTGCAAAGCGCGAAGAATCTAAGACAGGTCAAGGTTTCCTTGATTTCGTAGATGCCATTACAGCTAACTACAAGCGTATTGTAGATCTTCGTAAGACTTCAGCAGCTATGAAGAACGATATCACTACAAACTCTGTTGTAGAAGCATGGTCTCCTGAGAAAATTAAAGCCGTTGAAGAGCATGCAAATGCTTTGATGCGCATTTCTCAGAACTGGTCAAGCGTTTGGTCTGGTTCTTCTCAAGGTAAAGTTATCGACGAGAAAGATCCTTCTGTTATTGAACTTCAAGACCAGTGGTATGCAACCAAAGCTAACTGCGGACGTTTCTCTGTTGTCGTTAACGACAAAGTAATGCCAGTTGATCTTTGGACAAACTCATTGCAAGCTAATACCTCAGGTAATACGACTGCATCTGCACCAGCTTCGGCTGTTGCTGGTGAAGCTCCAATTTCCTGGGAATAAGCAATCATCTAACTAAGCCCTACCGTAGGTGGGAGTATGCAGAAATGTATACTCCCACTTACACCCCCCATCATACTTTTTTATGTTTATGCAAAGACATACAAAAATATAATTATAATTACACAATCTCTTAAGGAGGGATTTTGGCCATTAACCCCAAAACAAGAACTATCTGCTATGCTGATGGACCTATTCGCTCTACAGGTGGATATCAAGTAGGTTTCTACGATATATCTCACCTTCGCCAGGCATTACAATATTCTGGCGAATCATTCTATCGGGTAGGCTCTTTGCCTATCCCACAAAACGAACATGAATTTACCCAAATTCAACAAATCATTAATGATCCTTCTATTCAGTATGCTCTAGTTGACAAGAACAAAATTGTTATCTGTCAAATTGGCAACAATACTGAATGGCTTAGTATCTTTACTGATATGGGTTATACTGTCCACGGTGGAGGCAAGACTGCTAAGCGGTTGAAGACTCTCCATCGACCTACTTTAATCAATGCTCACTTTGATCTTGATGAAATCAAAATACGCTATTGTGAAGCCGGCGACTTTAGTCGCTATTTCGATAGCGATGAAGAAGGCTATTGGCTTATAGATGCTGAAGACTATCAAGAATTTTATCAAAATCCTGAAGTTTGGGATCGACTCTTAGACGGTGGCTTTGCTATCCATCCACGATTGATCCATAAAGGTATTGATAACCTACCTATCTTTGATCCCGCTGAAAACGAGGATCCAGGTGAGTACTATCTTAATCCTACTATGCGTATGGATTGCATCCGTAATCTATATAATGCTAAAGTATTTAATATTAGACTTACTGGACCAATGGGTCAGCTTAAAGGCAACTGCTTTGTTACCGATAAACTTCCTGAAGGTGTAGATGTATTGACTTGGCATGGAAATGTCAAGACAGAGATCTCATATTCTGAAGGCTATCAACTCATTGCTGAGCCTCAAGGACCTAAGTCCAAAGTCCGTACGGACGATCAAACTCTTATTAATATGCCACAACTCTTTACCAAGAGTGATATGGAATATTGGCTAGACGAGGAATATAAGAAACTCTTCAACGATGCCATCAACAATAAGCTTTTGATGAACTGGAAGAATGTATACCAACGTTCTTTCCGTGATGATACTAACCTTGAAGATGAAGAGTCTTATGCACGGTTTCAATATCAAGGTTATCGCTGGAAAGCAATGGGGATGAAGGTAACTGATTCCCCTTGGTTATTCCAGACCCTTGCTACTAGCCATGCTAAACCCCTTCAAGAACGTATCCCAATCCCTTGTTCTGTATCTGAACAGATTATTAGCGAGTCTATGGCTCGCTTATCTGGTTATGATGTAGAAGTCGAAGAAGGAACTATTCAACGCATCAATGACCTTGGTGTACACGTAGTTAATGATCTCGATTGGATTGAGATGTATGAGAGCCATGGTGGCTGCGACGGTGACGACTTCTTTGGTTTATTCTATAGGACTCCAGTTGGTGGACAATATGATAAAGAAAAGGTTGTCTTTGCACGTCGATCTCCAAATGGTCTTGGTGAGTACTCTGTATTTAGATATGTAGAAGGACAATGGTCTCCAACTTGGTTGACCAGTGACGGTACTCAAGTTAAGTTTCCTGAGTGTTCTGGACGTGGTTGGCCTATGCGCCTATCTACCGCCATTCACGCAGGGAAAGTTAGCTATGTAGGACTTCCTTCTTCTACTGCTCCTAAAGCTGAACGTACTGAAACCTATACTAGACAAGATGTCTTTAATGATATCCGATCTAGTATGACAGGTGGAGGCGTTGGCGGTTTCGTCAATGCTGTAATGCTACATACTTCTGTGTTCCATTCTCATCGTCCACTTCAACTGTGTAGTTTGGAAGATGCAATCGACGGTTGCACTCAGACAAACGAACCAGCTGACCGTGAAGCGATTGAGCTTGAAGCTAAAGTATTGGTTGATGAAGTTATTAGTTCTGGACTTCCAGTAGACCGTTCATTATGGGATGCTAAGAAGTTTGACTACTATCTCAAGCCAGGCCAATTTGTAGAAAAGCACGAAGGTAAAATCACTCAGCTTAATATGATCACGAAAACTAAATATCGTGAGTATGTAAAGATGATTACCGAATGGGCTCAAAAGAACTGTCAACCTGATGAAGTTATTCATAAGATTGGCTATCGCTTGAGCTTCAATGCTATTCCTATCTTAAAACAATTCCGTAAAGATATTTACAACTTGAATCAATCAGACATGAATGAATCTAGTGGTTATCTTGACAGCAGTAGCTGGGACTTCCTGTATCAATCAATCGTTGATAAGATTGAACTACATGACAATGAGTCTGATCGACACGATCTAGTACTTGGTCTCTATTCTGCCAGCTTGAAGCACCCAACTTCAAATGGTAAAGTAAGTGACCAAATCGTATTCAATCGACATGTCTTTCCGTTCCTTGAACGAGCACTCCAATATTATGGATTGGCTAACGTAGTTTCTTTCATTAGAAACAAAGATGGCACAGTCCGAGTAATGCAGAGCAAGACATCTGAATGGATTGGCATCGATGAAGATGGCAGTTATCATACCTTTGATGAAGCCATTGAATACCAAAGATTCCGTGGTAAGATTAGCCCTATTGTGTTTACCAACGCAAAGAAAACTGCTTAACAGTTTATGAACCCCCAGAGTATTAGCACGTTGCTAGTATTCTGGGGGTTTTTTTTCTCACGCGGGCGAACGCGTACGAGGGTTAACACCAACTTACAATGTTCCACGTGAAACATCCGCTACCATAAAAAACAACGAACTGTAGTCAGCTCTGCTGTCTCTAGGAAATAATCTTTGAGCACTTACCCTCCTTAGCTCAGATTAAAATCTCCCAGTGCCCCATCACCACTGTCCTAGAGATGGCAGAGTTGACTATGGTTTTTTTTAAACGAGAGGCACCAACTAATATGGCTGATATTGATATCTCAAGTTATAACTTACAAGACCCTGCAGACATTGAGAAATTCTTCTTGGCTAACCACGCTGAGCTCATGTCTATGATGTCAGTGCTGTCTGAAAATGTTAGCACTATCCAAAATTATATTCTTGAATTAGATCTTTACACACTTCCAGAAGATACTGTTGTTAGTCTTTCTTCATTAATGGACGCTAACTTCAAAGTTCATGAAACCATCATAACTTTCTTTCAAGCTCTCATGCAAGTCTCTAAGATAGCTCCACGTCAAGATTAATTTGTTAGACCATTGATTTTATATACCTTCGAGGACATCATCACTATATATATTATATTATTTGTAATGATGTTCTTGATTTTATCAACTTTATTTGCTAAACTATTCCTATGTAACACAATTATTTATATACCTTTATATGAATAAAAATCCATAAACAATCCCCGTTAACGGGAAAGGAAACCACAATGCAAAAGAGAAATAAAACTCAACTCATAACACAATACCTTGACCAGAACATTGGTAGTGAAGTTACTCCTCAGCAGATTGCTGATGCAGTAGAAACTACCATTCAAACAGTATACACTTTTATTCGTTCAAATGCATCACGCTTTGAGTCAGTTAAGCGTGGTACTTTTAAAATTAATTCCTCACAAAACACCCTCTTTTTAAATAACGAGGGTACTATATAGAGGTTATCAACAATTGATAACAGCGCAGTAATCTCGATAAATCGGCTTCATGCTAACCATTTGCTTTGTTAAGAGCGAATAAGTAAACTAAAAATCTACTTCTTTGTTTTAAAGTTATGGTTAGATATGAGGCCTTTTTTTATCTATTGCTTCCTGTTTTCAAAAGATTATTATTAAGGAATAGACTATGGCTAAGAAAGATAGAACTCAACAGCACCCTGTTGATGTAAATCTACTCACTAGGTCAATAGTCTTGGTTGCTCAAAAAATTGATCAACTTACCGAAGAAGTTCGTCTTCTTAGGCAAGACCTTTCTAATAGTCCTAACAAGGAGGAATGTAGCTGAACACCAACTGGAACCACCCATATCCAATGTGTTATACTATATACATGCCCGTTGACAAGCGGGCAGGGAAACAATCCCTTACGTAACAGTTATACTGTGAAGTCGGAGAAGGCAAACCTGTCTTTTGTTGAACGGACAATTCGTTGTGTCCGGAACATTCGATTTCGCAACCTGCGCGATGCTAATGAAATCTGTTTTTAAGATTTCAAACCCAATCGAAAAGGAGCGAATAAAATGCGCATACTACGAGTGATAATATTAATATTAACAATGCTAGTAACATCTGTTGTTGTTAGCTCTGCTGCTGGTGCAGCAACTGGAGGCGTCTCGGAGCTTTCTTCCGAGCCCCGAAGTACCACCCTACTCAGTACTCCTACTAAGTGGAAGTCCGTCGAATTTAAGATGGGACCTTCTATTAAGTACTGGACTAAAGTAGCCCAATGCGAGACTCGCCAGGACTGGCAAGACGGTGGCAACTGGGGTGGTGGACTTGGCATAGCTAAATCCACATGGCAAGGATATGGTGGCAAAGAGTTTGCATCTCATCCTTCCAAAGCGACTGTTCTTGAACAGATCGTAGTGGCTAACAGAATTGCAGTGTTTGGCTACCAAACAAAGAATGAGTTTATGACTGTCGAAGACAGAACTAATAACACACCATTCTTTAGACCAGCTGTTGGCTTTAATGGTTGGGGCTGTATTAAAAATAATACTTACCTCAAACCTAAAAAAGACACAGTTCTTAAAGTTAAACTTCCTGTAGGTAAAGAATTTTACTGTCCACAGTTTGAAGATACTTTTAAGAAGTATGCCCTGCCACACAAAGTGTTTTCTTATATCGCTTGGCGTGAATCTAGGTGTAATCCTGGAGCCGTCAATGCTAAATGGGAAAACGGGCATATAGTCTGGACCCTCAACTCTAACGGTTCATACGACTCAGGTCTGCTCCAAATCAACTCTTCATGGTTTAAAACATTAAGAGAACAATTTGGTTATGCCCCTGACGATCTAATGACACCAGCAGTCAATGCTTTATTCGCCAGTTGGATTCTCCACTTCTCTAGTGGCAGACTTAGAAACTGGAATGTTAAAGCTACTTCTGTACGCTAGTTTGCAGTAAAAGGGGAATACCCATTCCCCTTAATGCAAAACACAAGAATCATTACCCTTAATCATAAGGATATCCCTATGCCTAAAACTAACTACCTACCAGAAGAACTAGACTCTAAGTCTAAAATAAAAGAAATCATACTACAATACATTATCGATGCCAATGTAGAAGAGTATGAATACGACGATGACGACGGCGACTGCTGTGACGATTGCTCGTATGAAGATGCTGACTGCAGCGACTGCTCATGTCATTCTGATTTTCCTGGCTACGATGAACATCTTGCTGCCCTACTAGTAAGATTCATCTATAATAACTTTAAACTTCAAGAAACACCTAATGAATAATCAAATTAACTATGACCATGTTCACAATCAAGATCTAGCCCAATTAGATATTGAATCAGACACCCTTATGAGCGTAGATGTTGTGTCTATAATGTCACGCAAATTTAATTTTATTTCTCGTGGTTTTGATACTACAGAAATGGAAAACCTTGTATCTTTCTATTATGACATAGAAGACACACGGATCTCGTTGCTAGATCTCAATGATTCTAAGAACTCATCTGTTTTTAAATCATATTCTCATTATCTAAGAGGATTAGAGAATTCTACTACTCCCATCTTTAGTGACTATAACCACTCCACTGTGACTGGTACCTGGGCTTTACAACAGCCTGGTATCGGACAAGCTGCCTCTGCTGCGTTGTTGTCTACGATAGATATTCACAAAGCTCCTAACTTTAATAACTTATGGAGCTATTGTGGTCTTAATCCAAGTACTGCTCAACCAGGATCTTGGAACCCATTCTTAAAGAATCTTACTTGGAAGATCGGCAAATCTTTTGCTACTGTTCCTGATTCCTTTTACGGTCAACTCTATACTAAAGAGCTTGACCGTAGAATCAAACAACGAGATGATTCAGGTGCTGACACAGAAGACTCCAGGCTAGAAGCTCAAGCTCGACGCTATGCAACTAAGATCTTCTTGTCTCACTGGCATCAGATCCGATACATAGAAGTTATTGGACAAGAGCCATCATCTTCATTCAAAAATTCTAGTTACATTGCCCCACCTAATAATCCTTATTGAATAAAAAGCAATGAACAATTTCAGTTCCTATCACCACTATATAATAAGAGGTAAATCATGCCTATGATAACAAGTACAGAGACTCAAGTACATCAGAACCCAGGGCGGTTCAAGATGGCTGAGCCAACCAAGCTGCTCACACCAATCCAAGGCGAGCCACCAATCGGTGCAGGCAAAGGCCGTAAGCGTAATCCAGTGATTACCGCAATCTACAACGAGCTTGTAGGTAAGCGTAACCAGTGGTTCCACGTAAACATTCCCATCACCGACAAAAAGCAACTGAGCACCCTTCGTGCATCATTGTTTGCTCGCGCAGCAAAAGATAATCTCAGTATCTCTTCAGCGTCTGTTCTCAACGAACAAACAAAGATGATCGATCTTTGGGTAATGCTTACAGCCTAACCCAATTAAGATTTCCTAGAGTACAAGTTCATTGAACTTATAATGCTTAGATGTATTATGATTAAATGTGTGTGTTTATTGGGTACAAAGAAATAATCCTTTCTTGTGCTCTAGGATTAAAGTCTTAAGACCTGCTTAGTCATATGCAGGAGAATGACCGACGCCAGCTCGGCTCACTAAATATGACAGCTGGCTTTTACTCTATTTTTAAAAGGTACCATTATGACCAATGTGATCTATTATAGACTCACTAAAGAAGTAGCTCCTTGTTTTGTTCAAAAGATATGCCTTCATTGTAATGATGAAGTATTCTTTTTAATGACACAAGATCAGTACGATCGATGGGTTAAAAATCTAGAGTATGCTCAAGATGTTTTTCCTGATACAGCTCCAGACATTCGTGAATGGATGATTTCAGGTACTCACCCGAAGTGTTGGGATGAAATGTTTTCTGAATAAGATTTGAATTAATCATGTTTAGTTTATACAAAGAAAAAACTATTTAATATTCTCAAAAAAAAAAATAAACGGAGTTCTTCGGCACCGGATTATTAGTGGATCGTACAGCCATATACTTATCCTTTTAAGTATATACAAAACAAAAATATATTATCTTTACAGTAAGGAATAGTTATGACTATTATTACACCAACCCCATACGCATCGTTCTTCGATAGACTCAAGATGAACGATCTTGAAATCGCTTATCATGTACCACAGTACGTATCTCAAGATACGCTCTTTACTAAAAGTAAAAGGCTTACACGTATTAGTGCAACTAAAACAAAAGAGTTCTTTGCTAGACCAGAAGTTAAAGTTGGATCTTTGATTTCCTATTGGGCAACTGAGGCTTTAATCTCTGCTCTTGGAGTCTACGCATTTATATCCATGGGCATGTTTGTTCCTGCAGGATTTACTCTTGCTATCTTTGCCTATCTTACCTACGCTACATTTGGCGTTATCAATGAGGTTCAACTATGAGTTTTGATGTTGATCTTCTAAATGAATTTGGTATTCATCAGAATCCTGAAGTAGAAATCGCTAGTCTTCAAAAGACCTTTGAAGCTTGCGTTAAAGAAAACGGACCTGACTCTTACAACCCAATGCTTGTAATTTACGACCATGATTCAAGTCCTATGTTTGCACTAGAAGCTCGTCCTTATACTTCTAAGAAAGACATGTACACCTGCTTTGCCGAAATGCTCTATTCCTATAGCGCATTAGAGGGTCATTCATTCATGATGTCTAGTGACGTTACCTTAAGGTCTCATGAATCTACTGGTGAAGCTACTAAGAAAGAAGATTGTCTTACTCTTAGCTTTGCTTCTCGTAGTTCATCTTGTCTTGTAATCATGCCCTATCAAGTAGATTCTGATAACAATGTTATCTGGTTACATGATGAATTTAATATTGCTTCTATGCTTGATGATGAAGCTGCTGTATCTTTGGATGCAAGTGGTACTCTTACTGAGTTGTTTTATATCATGTCACACATTAAACAATCTCCATTTCCTTTTAATACTTTAATTAATTATTATTCTTTTAGGGATTTTCCCTACACACTTCCCCCATCAATGATCGGTGACAAGATACTTGTCAAGATCTAGAAATTATATAAATATATGTTAATAAAAAATATAACTAAACGTAGCTTAAGTAAAACTTATAATACAAAAAATTCAAAAGCTAAAGCTTCTATTTCTAATCAAGATAAATATCTTGTCACTAAAGAAGATTGTTACTTGGTTAATCAAGTTGTTTCTTTTGATAATCCATATGATAAAATGGATGAGTTCATGGTTGATGAAATCTTCTATGAACCTTTATTCTAATTATGATTATTCCAACTTGTTTGGTAATCTACTTTACAATTAGAATTATTGTCCATTATTCTAACAAATTCTTTTAAGGAATTTAAACATGACCGTTACCCTTAGACCCTACCAGCAAGAAGCTCTTGATGCTATCCTATTCCATGAAGGAAAAGGAATTAGTAAACAACTTGTAGTACTCCCTACTGGTGCCGGTAAAACAGTTTTGTTTTCTCATCTACCAGTTATTCGCAAGAACACTCTACCTATGCTCGTTCTTGCACATCGTGCAGAGCTATTAGAGCAGGCCCGCAATAAGATCATGGCATCTAACCCTACACTTACTGTAGAGATAGAGCAAGCTGATCGTAAAGCTGGCCATGTAGACGTAGTGGTAGCTTCTGTAGCTACCTTAGGTCGTAGTGGCACACCCCGTATTGAAGGATATCCTAATGACTATTTTAAGTCTATCGTTATTGACGAAGCCCACCATGCTGCTGCTCCTTCTTACAGAAGAATTGTTGATTACTTTAATCCTCCTTTTCTGTTGGGAGTTACGGCAACGCCGCAAAGGTCGGATTCGGTTAGACTCATTGATGTTTTCGATGAGATAGTTTACTATAAATCAATACAAGATCTCATTGAAGATGGCTGGCTTAGTCCCCTCATCGGATATAGAGTTAAAACAAATGTAGACATATCAGATGTCGAAATTAGAAACGGTGAATATGCTCAAGATCAACTCGAAGAAAAAGTGGATACTCCTGAGCGCAACGCTTTTGTTGTCGCTACCTATCGCAATTTGGCAATGGCTACGAAAGCCATTGTATTCGCATCCGGCGTTCGACACGCCGAAAACCTGGCCTTATCCTTTCGACAAGCGTCGGTAGAATGCGAAGTAATCGTGGGGACAACTCCTCACGAAGAACGTCAAAAGATCCTTCAGGATTTTTCTACGAATAAACTTAAAGTAATTGTCAATGTAGGTGTTCTCACCGAAGGTTTTGATGAACCCTCATTGGAAACAATTATCTTAGCTAAACCAACCAGATCAACACTTCTGTATACTCAGATTGTTGGTCGAGGTACCCGTCTATTCGAAGGCAAAGAACATTGTACGATTATCGATATTGCAGACACCACGAGGGGGAAGAAGCCTATTGGCCTTCCTACTCTTTTGGGAATGCCACCAGAGTTCGATTTACAAGGACAGAGCCTAACAGACGTCGCTAAGAAGTATGAAGAGCTAGAAGACTATTGTCCTGGTGAAGCTATTCGTGTACTTAATCCAGATGATATTCAAGGTGCATACAAACGCATTAACTTGTTTATGCCACCACCACCAAACCCTGCTATCTTAGAATACTCTAAGTATGTATGGGCAGAGATCGGTGAAAACTCTTACCACCTAGGTCTTAATAATAATGAGTCCATGCATATAACATTAGATGCTTTGGGTCGTTGGAATACTGAGCTTCATTATAAAGATAATGATAAAACTTCAGTTAAGATTATTGGTAGAGCTGATAATCTTAGATCAGTATTTTCCGGCACTGACAAATGGATTCAAGAGAATCGTGCAGCATCTTTAGTTCTAATCGATTCTTCTGCTCAATGGAGAACTGATGGACCTACTGATCCTCAAAAGAAAATGTTAAAGCGTTTAGGTATACCCCTTACTGCTGACATGACTAAAGGTATGGCTTCTCAAATCATATCTAAGTATTACGAAAACAATCCTAAGCCTAAATGGCTTCAAAATAAGATTGAATCTAAAAAACGTTGGTAGTCAATACCACCTACGGAAACTATTCTATGAACAATAAATTAACTAAATACATAACAGCATTAGTTATGTTAACTACGTTTACACTTACTAATGCTATTCCAGCCCAAGCTGCCCAAAACAAGGGCGGTTCAGAAATAACTAAACCCAATTCTAAACCTAAGAAAAAGACTAACAAAAGAGTTAAGTCTCATTCTTATAAGAAAGTTGTAAAGACTAAGTCTAAAGTTGCTACTGCTAACTCTAAAGTTAAATTTAAACTTTCTTTGTCCACAGCTATTCCTAAGATAGGTGCAGACTATTCTTATGATTCTGGTTATACTGGGCAAGGATCTTACGTTGTTGTCATTGATACCGGCGTAGAAAAAGCACATCCTTTCTTAGCCGATAAGATAGCTCTAGAAGCCTGCTTTGCTACTCGTTGCCCTAATGGTACCAATCAGATGATTGGACCAGGAGCAGCTGTCCCAGTGCATTATCACGGGACACACGTTGCTGGTATCATTGCTGGTAGCAACTCACAGTTTCATGGAATTGCCCCAGGTGCAAAGATCATAGCTATCAACATTTTTGACGTATATGGTGCAGCCTATGATGATGATATGGTTAAAGCTTTAAACTATGTCTACTCTTTAGCTGATACTTACAACATTACTTCAGTTAATATGTCACTTGGTGGTAACACTGTTTTTAGATCTACTTGCGATTCTTATCTTCCTGATGTTACTCAAGCTATTAACAATTTAAAGTCAAAGAATATTGCTACAGTTATTGCTTCTGGAAACAATTATTCTGCTGGTATGTCAGCTCCTGCTTGTATCTCTACCGCCGTTAGCGTAGCTGCTACTTATACTTCTACAGATAAAGTAACTACATTTTCTAACGTATCTCAGTTTACTACACTGTCGGCTCCTGGCTATGCCATTAACTCTTCTAAGTTGATGGGATCTTATGGTTCAGCTTCTGGTACCTCAATGGCAACTCCATTTGTTGCCGGAGCTTTAGCCGTGTACCGTTCCAAGTTTGGTGTCCAATCTGTAGATAAAGTTATTACTGACTTTCAATCTACTTCTTCGCCTGCTGTTGATGATTTCACTGGAATTATAACTAAGCGAATTAATATGAAGTCCTTGATTGATTCCACTACTACACCGGTTGTTCCTCCAGTAGTAACTACTACTACTATTCCAAATGCAACAACTACAACGTTACCTACTACAACAACTACTACTACTGTTCCGGTGACCACTACTACTGTCCCAGTAACTACAACCCTTCCTCCCGTTACTGGATATGCAGTAGGAAAACCATTGCTTGTTTCGTTAGACTCTATGTCGTCTGTCTATAACTCTTACCTCCATGATGTATTCACGATTACATATCTTGATGTTTATTATGGCAAAGATGTTTTAACTCATTATCTATTGACTTGCGACAGTGGTCAAACGTTTACTATTCCAGTAGATTATACTGGCCGTTTAAACTATTATAGATTAAAGAATACAGATGGAACCTACGCTAAAGCTACAGGTATCATTAGGTGTTACCTGCAAGGTGCAGTAGGATCCTTTCTTGCTCCAAAATCTTGGTGGGAAGACGTCAATAGATGAAGACCTTGAAAGATGTTCATAAATCTTTTGATGATGATTTCTTTCAATCTATTCTAATACCTTTTGATTCTTATCCACAAGTTATTAAAGCTTCATTGAATGATGTTTTTAATTACGCTGGATTATCAGAAGAGAACTTATCTTTATTAATATTAAAGAATAACCATTGTCTAATCTTTCATGAAGACCATGAAAGATCAATTAAAGAATCTAATATCCTAGCAACTTCTATATATAGAGACTACACTAATACTTATTATATTAATGAAGTTATATATGGTAATGCTGTAATATTGGGTTACAACTCTATCTTAATACAAGACAACGAAAGATTTCATTCCATATCTACTTTGTATATGAATGAAATTATTAACAGGTTTAATGTATTATGAAAAAAGATAGAAAATCTATTCACATTAAACAAATTAGATCTATACAAAACACATGTTCAGCATGTGGATTAAAATCCACTAAAGTTGAAAAGTCAATTAAGTTTAACAAATACTTTTGTATAGATTGTCTATTAGATTACATAAGAAATAATCTATAATTAATAGGAGACATTTATGTCAATTAACATTTTAGTCGGATCAGATCCCGACGATATCCCCCGCATCGTGGACACGATTGCAGCACTTGAATTCCTTCATAATATCCTTCCACAACACCAATCTGTATTAGATTTAGAAGGTGGAGAATTTAATGGAGAAAAAGTAGAATATCTTATTGACTGGTATAAGTCAATGAAAGATGTTATACTTTATGCAGGAAACACCGAAGACGTAGTCTTAGAACCTAACCTCGTCTAACATCTGCCCGAGTGGCGGAATAGGCAGACGCAGGGGGCTTAAACCCCCCGGAGGGCAACCTCTTACCGGTTCAAGTCCGGTCTCGGGTACTATGCAATACACTATAATAAGGAAAAAAATGAACGATATTTTACTAGACCCACCAACACCTCAAGCTCCTAAGCCAGGTGCAGGTATGAAACAAATGGGAATTATCATGGGACTAATTGCAGTTGTTGCATTACTCATTGGTATTCTTTTAGCATCTGGGAGTAAAACATCAGATTCTGTAGTTACCACACCGCCTGCCCCAGTGCAAACTTATGCTCCAGCTCCAGTTGTCAACAAGTATGAAGCTTATCTTGACCATGTTTATAATAACTCTGGTCAAGCTAATACAATTACTAAAGCTTCTCTTATTGAATATGGAGATACTATTTGTTCTGCCTTAGATAATGGTAGAACAATTCCTTATATCGTAGGTTATCTTTCAAATAGTTCTTCTGGCGAAACCGATGCTGCTTTGTATGCTTCAGTAATCTTTGGAGCTATCACTTATATTTGCGATGAATATAAAGGTGATCTTAACCTTTATCTTTCTAACTCCAATTAATATTTAAGGAAACATTTTATGTCTATTCTAGTATCTGAACTAGATCTTCCTTATGTACCACCTAAACTTATTAAATCTGATTTAACAACTTATGATCAATTTAAAATTGGTTTAGAAGCTCATAAGCAAAACTGGATTGGCACAACAAAACTTTCTTATGTGATTTTAGACCACAAGCATTCTGCTGCTATGTTGAAAGACAAGAGATGGCACAATGGTTTGTATTTATTAAGCGAACTTAATCCTCATTTTACTGAAGAGATTAAGATGAGTAGGAAAAAATTAATAATTAACTTAGAAGGCGAAGATCATTCAAGACTCAGAAAGATAATTGCTCCAGTTTTTTCACCAAAGACAGCTGAGCTTCTTCGACCAGACATGCAAGATGCTATCAATCAAGTTCTTAATGATGTCATCGAAAGCGGTCAATGCGATTTGCAAAAAGATGTATTCAACAAGTATCCATCATACATTATCTCTAAGATAGTAGGAGTCCCCAATTCAGATTGGGAGAAGTTTAGTCAATGGGCTGATGATACCTTCAAAACATTTGGTGGAAACTTTGAACACCATAGCGAAGTTATATTAAATACTCAAAATGAATTAGATCAATATACTAATAATTTAATCATCAGCAAAAAAGAAAACAAAGGCAATGACCTTGTTTCTATGTTAATTGACGCAGAATTTGATGGTCAAAAATTATCAGATCAAGAAATACAATCTCTTATCCAAGTAGTTCTGATGGCAGGCATGGATACGACTAGAGCACAGCTTGGTCTTATAGCAGTTATGCTATCTGAGAGACCAGATTTAATATCGATGTTAGCCAATGATTTAAATGTTGAAGATATAATAGAAGAGTCTACTCGCTTAGATTCTGTTTTTAAATATGTAATGAGAATTGCTTCAGAAGACATTGAATACAATGGAGTCTTATTCCCTAAGGGAACAATTATCTCCCCAGCATTGGGTGTTAATAATTACGATGACTTAGCTTTTGAAAACGCATCTGAATTTATTCTTGATCGTAAAGCAACAAAGGGCATTACCCTGTCTTATGGTGGTGGAATTCATTACTGTCTCGGTGCTTCTTTAGCACGAGCTCAAATGCAGGAATGTATGAAAGTTGTTGCAAAAAGAATGCCAGATTATAAAATTACTGGAGAAGTTCTTTATAAAGAAGCTTACGAATCAGTAGTCGGTCCAAGATCTATCCCTGTGACTTTTACACCTAACATTAAGATTTGATATATGGACAGTCAAATAATTAAAGCACAGATGTCTTCTCTTATTGGTAGAAGGATAGAACTTGTTGATTGCACTGATGAGTTCACCCCAATGACACCTGGTACCAAAGGAACTATATCTTATATAGATGATATTGGTACAGTCTTTGTTGATTGGGATAACGGATCTGCATTAGGTCTTATCCCTGGAATAGATAAATGGAAGTATATTAAATGACTATTACATTTGGAACACGGTCACTCGAAGGAGTGACATTAGAACACAAAACATTAGAAGAATCATTAGAGGCTTTTATGGCTGCTGATGGTTATAGAATAGATTTCATGTTCCCAGATGGAAGATTTCTTTTTATTCATCGGGGAGAATATGGCGATGACATTCCTGAAGAAAAGTTAAATCACCCTGCATGGAGGAACTACAAACAAGCTGTCTCTAAAGTTCTTGTTTATGATCCTCAAAATTTGCACAACAATAATGACAACGTAACTTACGTTGATTTTTCTTCTTAAGATTTTAGCTAGTAGCGTGTTCGATTTACTATTTGGAATTCGGAACGATATTAATAGTTACACACAGCACGTGGGCCTATATTCCCCGTAACTACTACTAGCTAGATAAGTTTGATGGTAGCTGGTAAATTCCTACTAAGCGATTTTCGCAGAAATAAGCCGGTGTGAATTGCTAACTAAAAGTAACGATACTAGTGGCCCCATATCGCCCCGTTACCTACCATCAATTAATTTAAATTTAAAGGCAGTATTTTTTATGAACTTTTTTGCTATGACTATGTGCATATCAATTGTTGGTGGAACAATACTTTGCATTATATATGATGCTTATAAATATAAGGACTGAATATGATTCATTCTATTAAACAACTTATTATCCGTATTCGTTTTAAACGAACAGCTAGACAACGTCATAAATCATACAATAAAATGCATCAGACTCCTTATGGAGTTCCCACTAGAAATCAAGGATATTACGAATGACTTACATTAAAATGCATGTTAAAGATAAGCTAGACATTATTGCTCATGTTTTAACTCGTAATGGCATTACTGTTTGGTATGGTATACCAGAACAGATAGTTGATGAACTTAAAGCTAATGGCTATAAGATAAAAAAGCGTAAGAATTTTAAAAACCTTACATCTAAGAATCAACCATACTTATAATGATAGCTTATGTAATCATTGCTATTGGTTCTTTGTGGGGCATCTTAACTTTTATTGGGTTCCATGAAGAAGATAAAGAAATTAAAGAGATGATTGAATCTGCTCGCAAAGCAACTGAAAACAAGCGCCTTTAGCTCAGTTGGTAGAGCAGTGGACTTTTAATCCATGTGTCCCGGGTTCGAACCCCGGAGGGCGCACTATTAAAGATGTGTCTGTACTATATACAATACAAATCCAAAAGTTAGAGGGTAAACACAATGGAAGCAACTCCTAAACAACTAGCAACTAATCTCATAGATAAAGCTATTAAAGATATATCAGGTAGAGATCTTGTTTCCACCAATGAAATGACTGATCTTCTTCTTGATATTAGGCTTTATCTTCTGGCTCAAGAAGAGCCAGTCCCCCAGTAGATCTAATCTATGCTATACTTAATAAATATTAGAAACAAATGAAAGATATATAATGAACAAAGGTACAGTAAAATTCTTCAATGATGAAAAAGGCTTCGGCTTTATTTCACGTGAAAACGGTGACGATTTATTCGTTCACTTCTCAAACATCGAAGGTACAGGTCGCCGTTCTTTGGCTACCGGTCAAGAAGTAGAGTTTGAAGTTGGTCAAGGCCAAAAAGGCATGGAAGCTAAGAACGTCCGCCCACTCTAATAAGGTAGTTATGAAAATTAAATTTACAGCTGAAATAACCATGGATATTCCTGGTGAATTTCAAGACGATGCAGATGCAGTTCAACTGATTACAGAAGAACTTCGGGATAGACTAGAGACAGAAGTTGAGTACGATAAGTACGATCAACCTTCTCTTATGTTTCTAACTGCAGAAGTTCGTAGTTATTTTGTAACTGCCGGAAGAGTTTAATTGCTCTAGGCATTTTATTTCGGGAGCTTACAGTCCCCATTGTTACGGATCCCCACTCGTTTACGACTGGCCCGTCCACAAAGTGAATATACCAATCCACCTTTCTCCCCAGATAAGGTGGTCACAACTGTCCTACGGGCCTTTAGCTCAGTTGGTTAGAGCAGGGTGCTCATAACGCCTTGGTCCTCGGTTCGAGTCCGGGAAGGCCCACTATGATAAATCTTTTATTCACCTATATTTGGTTATTCTATATTGGATTAACCGAGTCTATAGTTATGCAGTTTGCAGCAATACTTATATTTTATGTTGCTTCTCGAATTGCATACGCCCCTACTGATAATTGGTATTATCCCAAACAGGAAGACTAATATGCCAAGATATAATTTAAACCGTGAAGATGTAGATCTTCTTGTCGACGCTTTACAGAACTACTTAGTTAATAATGGTTTTGAAAAACATCCTACTAGAGTAGTTAGTCTTAAGAATAGACTCTTATTAAAAATCAAACCTGAAGATCTATCACTCGATGAGGTAGATGTTTGGTCCGCATTTCAAGAAGGTAACTAATGCCATATATTGAACAATCTGATAGAAGCTTTTTTGATGAAAAGATTTCTTTTAAAAATAATGCAATACAAACTCCAGGTGAGTTAAACTATTTCATTACCAAGATAGTTGATCATTATATTTCAAGTCATGGTAAAAACTATTCTAGTATCAATGAAGCTATTGGCGTATTAGAATGCGCAAAACTTGAACTTTATCGTAGAATTGCAGCACCTTATGAAGATGCAAAGATACAACAAAACGGTGATGTTTACACCGCCTAATTAAGGAGAACCCAAATGGGTATGGACGTCTATGGCAATAAGCCAAAGAACGAACTTGGTGAATACTTTCGTGCCAACGTATGGTACTGGCATCCTATGTGGGATTGTTTAGACCAACTCCACCCTACTATTTGTTCTAAGTGCGAAAGCCCCCATGATAATTCTGGCGCAGGTTTAAGTGCTAAAGACTCTATAACTCTTGCTAAACTTTTAAAAAAAGATTTAGAAGATGGAACTATAAAAGCATATATTGAACAATACAAAGCCCACATGGATTCTCTTCCATTGGATGATTGCAAGTATTGTGAAGGCTTAGGTGTTCGTGTTTGGAAAGAAGCAGATGCTAATGGTCAAGAACAGAGTGTTACTAAACAATGTAACTCTTGCCAAGGTACTTTAAAAGTAGCTAACTTTGCTACTCATTACCATATGGATTATGATCTTCTCGTAGAGTTCCAACTATTCTTGCAAAATTGTGGCGGATTTAGGATTTGCTAATATGTCATTTCAAAACAAGCAGAGCATTAAACATCCTCCTTTGAGTATGAGAATGAAAGTTCTTGAAGTATATTATAAAAAGCTCAGTGAGTCAGATCATATTGATGCACTTGTTCTTTATAAAAATACTATGGGTGGACTTTACCATAGGTTTAATCCATGGTTAAGACAACGATTCTATACCAGAAAATCTTTTATGCCTAAGGAAGAAGAAGAATACGATGACTATAATTAATATCAAAAGAGATTCTAGCATTCATCTAGTATTAAAATATTTAAAGATGAAAAATTCTAGACCTTCAACTCAAAAAGATATTTATACATTTAATCCTAATAAGTTTGATTCTTCTTATGATGTTCAGGATTTGCTTAACAATTTAATTGATCAGCAATTTGCTATTTGCAAAAACAAACAGTATACTATTACTCCACGAGGTAAAGAGGCTCTTTGTTTTATAACCGCACAACAACCATTACCGAGATACAATGACAAAGCATCTATCATTTAAATTAGACTTTCGAATAACCACCGATACTACCCCAGCTTATCAAGCGGGTGTATCCCCTCACTCTTATAAAGTGTAGAAAGGGTAGTTGGTGGCACGCGGGTTCAAATCCCGTCACCCGCACTTTACCGAAAGGTTCTTATGGAATCCGAACAATTAGATGATATAATTAATTCAGTCATCAATGAACATGATGTTATACTGAATAATTATAACGATATCTATTCTTTATTCAAAGAAATTATTTGGATGCCCAAACAAGTTCTCATAAATCTTTCTTCTGTTGTTGAGTATATGCAAAGTAAAGATTCCAAATCAACATTGGATGCGCTACAAGAAACTAGTGCAATCCTTGAATCATTAAACAAAAAAATCAATCAATCAATTGAGTTAATCAAATCTGGAGAAGTTGTTGAAAAAAACTAGTAGAAAACCAAAAGGCTCTAAAAAGCTAGATGACTTTAATATTATTTCTGCTAATGAAAATGGTTGGAGACACAAAGCTTCTTGCTCTTCTAAGGAAGTCAATAGCAATTGGTTCTTTGCTCAACCTAAATCCCCTGAAGCCAATAGAGCTTTAAGCGTTTGCAAAAACTGTCCTGTTAAAGCTAATTGTCTTTACGATGCAATCATGTATCAATACCATGGTATATGGGGTGGCTATACTCAAGAAGCCCGTAATAAGATAATTGTTCATTACCTCAATAATGATTTGACTTCTTTTACCCTTGAGCAAGCAAAACAAATCTATGATCATGTAGAACAATCTGGACAGCGTAAACCTGTCAATACAACTAACGTCCATATAAAACGTTAGGTACAACTATTCTGGAGTGTGTATGCACAACTATTCTTTTAACGATAACGATGATGACATCTTTGATGAAGAAAAAACTTTAACTAGTTCTAAACCTAAAGAACAAAAAAACTTTAAAGAAGATGTTAAAGATAAAGTTTCTGATTCAGACAAAGAGTTGAAAGACCTTATCGATTCTTTGTCATTAGACGATGATGAACAGAAACCTTTTAGCTTTGTTGCTAGTCTTGCTCTTAACTTTTATGGAGCTTCTGTTAAATGGATACAATCTAATCATGATGATCAGTTTAAGAAAGCTCTTCATTCTTATTTAGAATCTCTTAATAAAGGTAACCAAAAATCTTTTCCTTTTTATGAGAAGTACTATACAGCTCAATCTGATTTAGCTATGCGGAGAGTCGTTAATTTATTCTTACAAGAAGTAGTTAATTCTCCAGAAAAAATAGAACAACTAGTTAATAAAATTGGTTCTTCAGTTGATCCTAATTTTGTGACTACTTACTTTGCATCTTACTTTAATATAAACCAGTTTACTATTTTAGAATGCTTCTCTCATTACAAAGCTCTAGCTCAGTACTTAGATCTTCCATTTGATGACTCAATAATGAAAGAGGTTAGTGGAGGAGCTCTTTCTCCAATTGACTATGAAACATTTTCTTCTAATCAATTCTCTCTTGCCATTATGGATAATCAAGAACTTAAGACTATCCTTACAGAAGTATTATCTGAATCAATAAAGACCTTTGTAAGAGTTAAGAACTTAGAAGATCTAGATATATAACAGAAAGTTTTAAAATATGTCAGAAGCCGTAATAATACCCGTTGAACAAAAAGAATATGTTTCAGTTCTTTTAACTCTTGAAGTTACTGATTGCTACCACATGGCTGAACTTCTTATGACAGTTGCTTCACAGGTAGCAAGAATAAAAAACAATAAAATTTCTTTAGTAGAATCCCAAATTGTGTTATTAGATTCCGAAACTGGTCAACCAAAATACCGAGATATTGAAGATGATGACGAAGGTTATGAATATCAGATGACTGAATCTGGGGTTATTAAAAATGATGAACATTTGATTGTATTTGATCCAAATGAAGAAATATAGATATGTTTATAGGAAAAAAGTTTAAATCTTTTACAGTTAGCTTTTGTACTATTGGTGCTCTCGCTGCAATCAACTATACATTGATCCATAACCCTTTAGTGTTTGTCTTTACTATGATGTTACTGGTTCATGAACTAGGTCATTATCTTATTGCTAAACTAGCTAAAGCAGATGCATCTTATCCTTTCTTTATACCTCTTCCTTTTATAGGTATAGGTATAACCAGAGTTAAAAATCTCTTACCCAAGCACAGAGCTTCCGTTGCTATTGCCGGAGTTCTGTTTTCTGCATTGTTTATTTTAAACGTTATTTTTAATAACTTTATATATCATATGTTTACTTTTTCTTCTTTATTTGTTCTTTTGTTTCTGGAATTGTTCTTTAACTATTTCGGATCAGACGGTAATAAATACCGTCAATCAAAACTTTCTTTGCTATCTTCCTAAACCAAAACAAAACATAAATCATCATTGAACAGGAAAACCATGAATCAAAGCAACAAGGCCAAAGCTAATATGTTAGAAAACAAAATCAATAATTTCTTTGAAGAATCTTATTTTGATGTTCAAGGAATGACTACTAAGATTTCTTTTAATGAGACTCAACTTGTTCGTCTTATGACTAAGATTAGTGTTGGTCTTGTGACTGTTTGGTGGTCATCGTTAGAACTCAAAACTCTGCTAAAAACTTATCAATTATCTAAGGGGCTTTAATGTCTGAATATCCTGAACAAATTCCAAAGGAACAAAAGCCTTTGGATAAGTTTACCTTTTCTCTTAATCTTTCCAACAAAGTTAAAGAAGATCTAGAGTCTGAACTTTCTACAATAGAAGAGAGAATAAATTCTATTGTTAATAAGGTTACTGTTGACGGGATGCCTATACTAAAAGCTATTCTTCAAACCAGCCACGATAAAAAAGAACTTAAGCGTTTAGCTAAAGGTCTAGATAGAGTTGCTGATTTGATTGAAGGATCTGATCATATTAAAACTCGGTTAAATATAATTGATACCGCACATAAAGATCCTGATTGGTTCGCTTGGACCTTTGGTGATTTCTCTGAAGAAATCGACAAGCACATTGAATCTATTCTAGACGAAAGCTGATTATGTCTAAAAATATAACCTATTCTATTGAGCAAACAGAGTCAACTATTGTAGCTCGCTCTACTGTAAAATCTTTTAACTTAGATCATGTGACAGATAAAGATATTACTTCTTATTATCGTCAGATTTCTAACCAGGCTTTATTTGACACCGGTCTTTTGCCCCTTAATGGAACTGGAATTCTTTCTATCCGTTCTGCAGGACGGCATACTCAGATAGCTTTCCAGCATGCTCCAGCATTGGCTTACATTAACTGGGGTGCTAACGAAGGAGACCGAAACGCTAAAGCCTATTTGCTTGCTCAGCCTTATCGTATTTGGGTAGCAGATCTTTTAGACGGCAATCTATACGGTGCTAGAATGTTCTATAGCCCTTATCCAATCAGCCATCCTGATCAGCCTCTTTATCATATCAACCTTCCTAACACTAACTGCAAGGGTTATCGTGGTAATGGTGTAGGTTGGCAATGCTTGTATCACAATGAAGACTGGACTAACATTTCTTTTAACGATAAAGTTAATAAGTTGATTCAACGTTGTTCAGGCATTGAAGCATACAACGATGCTAACATGTCAGAGACTGATGGTCCTAGGTTTTATCGTGAAAACAATAAACCAGAATACCTTTGGAACCCATCTGCTTGGCAAGAAAAATCTCAAGAAGAAGGATTAGACTGGACTCTTGATGAAGATATGTGGATTCCTATTCTTGTTAAAGATATGGATAACCAAGACAAGCACTACGATGATGGTCAACCATTAACATTTGCAATGGCTTTGTTAGGTAACTATAATTCTTACTACAATGATAACTATCACCCTAAGCTTATCAACGCTTTTGCTCGTACTGATATTGATATTCCTACAGACCAAGTATTTAATGTCTTTGTACAAGCTCACAACTCTGCTAAAACTGAACCTCAAAAGCTAGATCAGTTTAATGCTGCTGCTTTAAGCAAGGTAAAGATTGCAGAAACTTTTGTACAACCTTCGCTATTCAATTCACCAGACGATGATAATGATAACACGTTTACTTGCCCAGGATGTGAAGAATCTTATTCTGAAGATAATGAAGAGTTCTTTGCTGATCCTAAAGGATCTAACTGGTGTCAAAGTTGCTTCCAAGAAAATTGGGTTTATTGTGAAAACGTAGATACTTATCTTCATGCAGAAGATGATGATGCTGTTTACATGGAAGCTTATTCTTATTATGTAGATGCCAAGAAAGCAACTATAAAAGAATGTAACCATTGCGACATGTCTTATTGGATCACTAAAGATTCTACTGAATCATTTCCGTTCTATCAGTTTCAATCGCAAAAAGAAGACGTTGATTTAGTTGATTGTTGTCCATCATGTTTTAACGAACAAGCAGCTGAACATCTTCCTGATCTTCTTCCTTCTGGATTAAACCCTTACAGTAAAAAGCCTGTTTACACTAAGAACCATGCTGTATGTTCTGGTTGTAATGTTGGTATATTTGTGGATGTTCCTGAGCTTGCTCACACTTATGTAAGCGTTCCTTCTTTGTTTCATCATAACGCTAACTTTTGGGAAGACATTGAAATTGATATTTCTACGTTTACTTTAGCCAGTCAAAAGTTTTGTTTACAATGTGCAAAGAAACAACACTATTGTCCTTCTGGACATTGGACTGACAAGAGTAATATTTCGATAATGCCTTTTGTCTCTACTCCTTTTGTTAATTCTAAAGGCGATGAAATAATTCTTAAAATAAAAGAAGTTTGTCAAGGATGTTTAAACTCTAAATATGATTTAGATGATCCTGTTAAATCTTTGTTTACTCATACTCATTATTATTACAGAGCTTTGAGTTCAGTTTACTACGACCTTCATCCACAATATTCTACTACATTTGAATTGTTCAATACTGACGGTTCAGATTACAGTCCAGAACCTTTTTAAAATTTAAAACTACAACTACAAATATACTATTGGAGAAATTATGTCTAATAAAATTAAAGAACCAGTTACTCTAGATGATCTAGACTACTTCTGGATGACTAACGGAGCACCATGTTTTATGGCTGACCGTGAAGACATCTGTGAAGTAGTTGAGTCTCTAGGTTTTCAGATCTATTACTTAATCGCTGATCTTGCAATTAATAAAGAAGTTAAAGGCAAAGATAAACAATTTAAAGAAATTACGTGGATTGAGACTACTCATAAAGCCCGAGTTCTTAAAGTTGTTAATAACATTATTGGTCGTTCTGTTTCAGAAACAGATGATGAATTTGGACAAGACATTCTTTCTTCAGTAGAAGAATCTGCAACATACAACATGCCAAAGATTCCTAAAGTTATTGTTAAAAAGTTAGACGAGTTCTTTAGATTAGTGCACGCTCAGCACGGCACCGAGTCTATAGTCATCTTAACTTTTGATCCTAATGTAAACACATCTGATGGTTGGGGTGTCTTGGTTCCTGAACAGACTAATACTCCAGCACACTGCAAGTATGACGCTGAGTCCATTGTTGATCTTAAACCTGACCATGTAATCATTGTTGGCTCAGTCCACAGTCATCCTGAGATGGCAGCATACGCCTCTGGGACCGATCATGAGGACCAAGCAGACTTCGATGGGGTCCACATCACCTACGGCTGGATGAAGACCAAGAACGGTGGAGCTACTGAGTATCATGCAGAGATGCAAATGAACGGTACTGCTTATCTTTTGAATATTGAAGATGTCTTTGAAGACACTACTGAAATTAAAGATCCAGATCCTCAAGTTGTTGAATGGTCCGGCAAAGTAAAAAAAGTATCCCCCCCGCCGTACAAAGCGGGGGTTACACCACAGGCTACCCAAGCCCTGCCAACTGGTCAGGCTCAGGGTCTAGTGTCGGGACATACGGGCACTACTGGGATTAACTATTACGGTGGACGTTCTGTTCCATCTCGTAAGCAAACAATCCCTTTTCAAATGGATGAATACGATGGTCAACTCGTTGCCGAGATTGACACTTCTTCAAATGTTTCAATGACCTGTCCTTCTTGTGAACTATATCTATTTAAAGCAGACGTTGAAGGACATGGCTTTTGTCCAGCTTGTGACATCCCATTAGCTCCTAAAAATGCTTCTCTTAAATCTATTGAATTTGCAGTTAATTATCATCTTGTCAATCGTTCTAAAGAAACAGGATGTGCCTATTACCTTTGGTGTAAAGACGATAAGAATGAAAACTTTCTTATTCAAATTAAACCAGATGAATTAGATAGTCGTGACATTTCAATCGGTTCTAGAATAGATGAATTCGAAGAGTATGGTGATGCTGATCAAGCTGGCTTATCTCTTCTTAAAGAATCAGATGGCTTGTTCTTTTATGCAGAAGACGTAACATTATGTTGTGCGTGTCCTGCTGACAGAGCATGGACTGAATGCAAGTGTGCACCTACGGTTTACTGGGAAGACATTGAAAGATTTGAAATAGCAGCAAACAATACAGAAAAATATGTTGCTGATTCAATTTGTCAAACATGTGCTTTCTATTGTCTTCCTGAATGTGATTCTTATAGAAACAACATTATTGAATTTATTTCTACACAACAGTTGCCATCCAAAGCAATAGATGGCTGTGATTCTTGGGTTGATTTTTCCAAGGTTGCTAACGATATAGATAGCGGTATTTATGACACATACAGATAATTCTCCTAGAAGAGTAGTTCTTGTTGGTGCCGGTGGCATTGGCACTTGGCTTGCTGAAGGCGTAGCTCGAATGCTAGAGTGGAAATTTCCTGGCTCTGCATTGATTCTTGTTGACGGTGATAACTATGAACAAAAGAATTTAGAACGTCAGAACTTTAAACAGATGGGCAACAAGGCTTCAGTTAAAGCTTTGGAACTTACTCCTTCATTTCCAAACACAATGTTTATTCCAGTCCCTAAATGGGTTGTTGATGATAACTTTGCTGGAGTAACAGATGAAGAATCTCCAAAGATTAAAGCTTCTGAGCTAATCACTGAAGGAGATATTGTTCTTGCAGTAGTAGATAACTTTGCTGCACGCAAAATCTTGTTCGATGCGGCATCTAAACTTGATAATGTTGACGTCTTTACTGGTGGCAATGATGATGACCTTTTTGGTTCTATCTATCATTATCAACGCAGAGATGCTAAAGATGTTACTGAGCATCCAGTAACCTTTCATCCAGAGTATGAGAGTCCACCAGATAAAAACCCCGGTGAGATGTCTTGTCAAGAACGAGCAGAAGTAAATGGTGGAACCCAGTTACTTGCAACTAACATGGCAGTTGCAGCTTTTATTCTTGGTCGTATTCACAAAACAATTGTGAACAACCAAAACCCCGAAGAGTCTGAGATTTACTTTGATCTCGGCGTCGGTAAATCAGAACCATATAACCGTATGGTTCAATTAGTACCACTACCAGTATAATAGGAGAATCTATTACTATGAATAATCAATCATCATCAGCTTCGGCTGCGTCTTCTTCTGGCGTAGCTAACGTCAGATTTGGCGTTTACAGTCAGCCAACACCAGTTGCTGGCAAAAGCGTTAAAGAAGTTCGCGAGCAATTCAGCAAGTTGTGGGGAATCCCCAACGACGCAATTGCTTACAAGGGCAAGGATAAGCTTGACGAAGACTATGTCGTTCAGCCAAGTGACAACCTTGAGTTCCATCGCCGTGCCGGCGAAAAGGGCTAACTAACCCTTGCAAAGATCGTGGGGGAGGATGTACTAAACTTCTTACTTGATGTAGTACAGCTTCCCCCACTCTTACATTTTTTACAAAGGCCCCCACTTATTTTAAAGGTATCCTAATGCTATTCTCCCAAATTAAACTTGGAGTTCCTTCTATTTGGCTTAAGACTACTGATTATGCTAGAACCACAGAGTCTCTTATCAAGTTTAATCAACGCTCTTTCTACACTATAGATCCCCTTAAAGGTTATGCTAAGTTCATAGACAATGAATGGAAGAGCATACTAGTCCAAATGCCTGATCCTCAAAACCCAGAGGAACTTCGTGAGACTACAACTTTTGATTTTACTGTAGCTTACACTCATCTTCTTGACCAGTTAAACACTAACAAAGAATCTGCTACATTTTTATATTCTGTTTACACTAAACCAGAAGCAATGATGGAAATGTTTTCTGGATTGATCTCCATGAACAACACTCAATATCGTTCTGCTTTTTGGTCTGATGATCTTGAACAAATGCCTCTTCAGTTGGTGTTTATGTCTTGGTTTGATTGTCCAGAAGATTTTAAAAACATGTTTTATCTTTCTGATTTTGAAGAACCAAACCTTGAAGAACTCGCAACTATTATTAATCACATAGATGATTCTTCTGGTAACACTCTTGTTGATCAGGGATCTCTTCCTGCAATTGCTAAAGCCGCAATTGGTTTGACAGAATCTGATTTCATTAATGTTTGTCTTAATTCTGTTCTTGAAAATGGAAAGATTGATCCAGATTATATTTATAATTTTAAGATGGCCGACATTAAAAAGAATGGCATTCTTGAAATCATTCGTCCTAAGACTACCTTTGATAATATTGGTGGTCTTGATAACATTAAAGAACTTATTACTCGCAACGCTGTTCTTTGGCATAATCCAGAAAAAGCTGCTGAGTTTGGGATTAGTCCTATCCGTCGTATTCTTATGGTTGGCGTTCCCGGTACTGGTAAATCAGCTATTTGTGAAGCAACTGCTAATGCACTAGGGCTTGATCTTGCTCGTACTGGTGTTAGCCAAGTTATGAATTCTTACATTGGTCAATCAGAGCAAAACATGCGTACTGTCTTTAAACAGATTAGTGTTATGGCTCCGTTGTGCGTTTGGATTGATGAGTTTGGTCGAGACATGTCTGGTGGTCAAAGCTCTGGACAAGTCGACGGCGGTACTACTGACCGTGTTCATGGTGAGTTCCTTACTGGTTTACAAGAGCTTCCTGATAACGTCTTCTTGATGTGTGCTGCCAATCAGCTTGATCATCTTAAACCAGAAATGCTACGAGCTGATCGTTTTGACAAGATCATGTTTGTTGGTCTTCCTTCTTTTAATGAGCGTATGTCCATCCTTGATATTTATCTTCAAGGAATTAAAACAGATCACGTTTTTGATCTTGAAGAGCTAGCTCATGCTACTCAATACTTTACTGGTGCAGAGATGAAGTCTTTGATTAAAGAAGTTAAGTTTAACGTTTCTTCTGCCGAACTTCGTCCAATCAATACCCGTGATATTCTGGCTTATGCTCCGAAGCAGAGAAATATTCTTTGGAATAAGAGTCGTCAAATGATTCAAGATCTCTACGTCACTGCTATAGAGCAATGGGACTGGGCCTCGACAGATCAATTTAATGATGCTAAACTAATAGTTAGCGGTGAATCTAAAACAACAAATGCACCTGCAAAAGCCAGTGGCTTTAAATGGTAACAACAATATAAAGGATAAATATGTCTGAAGAATTTTCTTATCACGATGATTCATACAACCCTGAAGCTGCAATTGATGCATCTACTGGTGAAGTTCAAAAAACTTATGATAAAGATCTATACAAGAAATGGTTTCGTTCTAAAACTCAGAGTGGATTTCTTTCAATCCGTCCTTGGTTTCAGGGTCTAAAGCTTCGTATTGATATTGGTAAGACTTCTTCAGACGGCAAGCTTATGAGCAGCACTAATGTGTTTGTTGATGTAGTAGACTTTGGTGCCTATCTCAAGGCTATTACTACAGGCACTGCAGCTCTTGGCTATCCAGCCAATGAAAGAACTGGTGTACCTAGTGCTGAAGGATTTGTTTCTTATGGTGGTGCTAAAATAAATGGCAAACCAGTAAGTAGAATATTTAAATCTCATTATTGGCAAAATGGAGATGTCTTTGATTCTAACAACTTTGTATTTAAGACTGGTCACTTTGAAGCTCGTATGGCTGAGTCCGGAGCTTTCATTCCAGATATGAAGAATATTATTTCTTTTGATTCAATTAAAGTAACTCGTCAAGATATCCACTCTATTTCTTATATGGTTGATCTGGCTATGGCTTCTCATGTAGCTAATAAATCAGATTGGTATGAGGTCTGATATGGAAAATATAGAAGAAGAATTTCTTGAACTTCCTCCTTTGACTGAGATAGAAGAACTTAAAAGACTTCTTAACGAATTAGTTATAGGACTTGCTGCTAAGTTTGATGAGAAAATAAATCAGATTGAAAAGACCATGGAAGATTATGAGAAGCAGTCTGCTACTCTTATAGTTGGTTTTGGTGAACAAGCAGTATTCCTTGAGGCCTTAATGGGTCAACTCCAGTTTGCTACATCTGAAGCACAAAAAGATTTTCACGATACTCTTAACAACAGTAGAAAACAAATGTTGAACATTATGAAAGATGGTGCTCGTGATCTCGTGGCCGATGAAAATGAAGGACTTGCCTCAGCCATTGAAGACGTGGTTGACTCAAAGTCAACTGACACCCCCAATTAATTCTGCTTGTGTTCTGTTGGTAGATAAAGAATCTTATCCATTCATTAATACACTACCATCTTTAAATAAGATTTATCCTTTTGTTAAATCTTTGCATCCTGACATGCTTTCCCTGCATGTTATATCTTCGTCCGTTTCTTTCTTCATTAAAAATAATGTCTTAGAACTACACACAGTAGAGGTAATAAAATGATTACAGTCATTGATACTTTAGAACAGTTTAATGATCGTTTTATTAATTTTAACGATTCTCAAAGAACTGATTTCTTTCTTCCTTTAGACTCAATGGTTAATGATGCCCTTGTCAATAACCGGATTGAAGAACTTAGAATAATATTAGAAGATAATGATAATTCTTATTCTTATTATGAGGATTTGTATAACTTAAATTACAGTCCTTTAACAGAACACCAGTACATATCTAATTATTCTTTACTCTATCCTTATTCTAAAAATAATTTTATTAAACAGTTCTTTAATGATATGCTTCCTAGCTTATCTAATCATGTTTTATCTTACATGAAAACAACTTCTAGAATTGTCCAGATTGGTGCTGGAAAAGGCAAAGGCCTTATGCTTAATCCTGTTTCTTTCACCGAAGACGATCTTCAGTTTTTAAAACCATTACAATATCAGCATGTTATTGAAGCTATGGTTAACGTCACAGCTTTAGTTAATAACCAACAAGCAGATATTAAATTCCTTCTTGACCAAAATCAAGAACTACAAACTACTAATACTATTTTATCCCTTGAACACCAAGCAATGAATAACGCTCGAGTTCAGGATTATCTAACTACTTGGAGATAACTACTATGTCTAATTTCATTGTTCAAGATGAAAAAACTATTCTCTATCCTACTCAACCTTGGGATGGCTCAATAGAAAACTGCATTATTCTTATTGAAGACAAAGATATGATTCCTGGCACTGTGCGCTGGGATACTACAGCTACTGGGTTTATGTTTTATAATCTTCCAGAATATTCTACAATTTCTTCTATTAGCGATAGCCTTCTTCAAGTATACAATAAGTTTGTAATTCCTGGAAAATTTGCCAATGTCCCTTCTCCCAATGACAGCATTCCTAACTGGGCAACTTTTAACCCTGAAGACAAATCTTTCTATTTAAGATTTGATTTAGTTTTTAATATTAGAACAGACTATTCTTCTGTTTCTACTTGTAAGTTTTACACTAACCCTCATAGCAGCTTTTCTTCAGATGAATACCAGTATGCTAATAAATCAAAAGGCGACATTTGCTCTGAGCCAGTACTAAATGCCAAGTCTAGCGGCGTTGCTTATTGCCCTTATTACCAAAACTTGTTCGCTGATATGCCAGCACATTCTTGCCAAGGTTACTCTGCTGACAGTAAGATTCTTTCTTTGACAAATCTTTCTTCTAGGCATTCTGAAAATAAAATTAATATTACTGTTACTCAATCCAGAATGGATGCAGGTAAAACGGTCAATATTTTATTTAAAGATCAAATAAATAACACTGTATTTCATGACATTAAATTTAGTTCTTTAGATAAAGACCAATTAGATTCCATACCTACTATGGTTCAATCTATCCTTGATGAAATATTAGAATCATATAAAAACGATTTTAATATTGATACACAAGATGTTATTTCGCAAGTAGTTAAAATAGAAAGAAAAAGTTTCATATCTTCTCTTATAGAAAGAGAGAATCAAGATGTCTACATTTAATATCTATAAACAATATGATGATAACCTTTATTATCTATCTTTGATTTCTGATCGTTTTCAAAGACAAAATTCTGAATACTACAGATTCTCATCTCATCTTGGAATTATTTCTTTAGATCAAGTTCAAGAAAATATTAATTCGTTTCCAAAGAACCGGTTAATAGATTCTCTTAGCGGTCCTTATCCAATAGCTGTTCGTTATATGGATAAAGGAGTATTCCTTGTTGAAAGGCCTCCTTTCCAAATGAAGATTGACTACTCACCTACTAAGAGCAATCGTGTTCGCCGTCCAATTAAACCAGTTACAGTCTGGGTCCCCTGGACTGTTTCTGTTTATAATTTATCTGCAGATGTAAACACAATGATCAACTCTTACAAGATATATTTTAACGACTCTTCTATATCTTCATTAGAAGATCGTTTAGTTACTAACTATTTTTGTAATGTTTATGGTGATGGCAAAATTTGTTTAGGCCGTTCTGCTCAAGGTATCCAAGATAAATTACAAAATAATCAGATTACAGACTTTGCTACTTTACATTCTTATATGTTTAATGAATACTTTTCTGGTGGATGGAATACTGACTTAGGTTCTAATTTGTATTCTTTAATGAGAAGTATAGATTCTTCTTACATGATCAAAGATTACATTAATCTTTCTGATTCCTCAATCGATGCAAGAGCTAAAAAATTAAAGTTGAAGTTCTTTAAATCTCATCATCCTGCTTATGAGATAGCTAACTCTTTTTATAATCTTTCTCTTTTATCTCTTGAAGAAACTTTGAACATGGTTACTGAAGTAAAACAAAAGCATTTTCATCAAGTTAAACCAATTAGTTCTATTGCAGCTACTGACGTAGATAGTTCTGTAGATCATTATGTTGATCCAATAAATTTTACAGATAATTATTCTAACAATTATTGTGTTGTAAAACTTGTTTTAGATAACAGTCTTAACGCTACTAATCTTAATAGCCGTGATATCCCTTCTGAAATATTGCAGTTCTTTAAAGAAAACTCCTACGATATTATGGATCAAGTTTACGAAAGCTATAATTCTAGAAACTCAATGTCTATTGAATTAAATTATCAAATTCCTCTTATTTCTCCTTCTACAATTGAGGAGCAGGTGAATGTATAACTTAACAAACTTTAAAAGTACTTCTTCAAATTACGAAACAACCAATGCAGGAATTGTTCATTCTCTTACCGCATTTGATTCCTCTGGCATAAGCCATGTTATAGAAGACCAAAACGAATTTGAATTTACCTACTACAATGAGTGGATGAAAGATAATATCTTTATTTCTCTTTATCGAGATTCAAAAGATACTTACAATTACAATTCTAATTCCATTATTCCACCAGGTCTTATCCATATTGATAAAAACTTTTTAGTTTTTGAGAAGCCTCCTACTCATAAGCTAATTAATATTTATAACCAGTATCTTCATGACATAAATGATGATACAAGATTATACTCTTACTACCTACCTATTCCTTGGCAAGTTTATATTGTAGAATTTGATCCTAATAATAATAGGACTTGTTTAGTTAAAATGTTCTTTTCCAAATCAAGCTTAGTTAATTTTGATCAACAGCTTTTTCTTCCTCCTATCCCTAACTTTTATGTTAACGGATTATTGTGTCGCCCGTTCTTTAATTCCATGGATGATATAGAAAGATATTCTGCTGATGTTCCTGGAATCATGGAATCAGCTTACGATTGGGTTTGGGCTAGTAACTTTAACTTAGATCTTTCAGAAACTATTTCTTCTGTTTATGTTCAAAAGAATCCTATTCAGTTATCTCGTGGCATAACTGACAGTTCTCACCTTAGTTATAAGCTTGGCATGAGTGTCATAAACCAGCTTTACACACATTGGGAATCATTACCGTTATCTGAAGTTACTTCTTTTAATTGGCCAAATCCAGCTTTTGCAATGACTTTTCAAGAAGATCTTGCTACTGTAGATGTCCATGATTTATTTGATCAATGGTGTGAGAATAACAGTATATCCATAGATTCAGACGAAGAGCATGATGAATACTACCAATCTGATAGTTTCAGATCATCTCTTCCTAATCCTAAAACTATCTCTAAGACATTTAAGGATATTATGAATTATTGCATTAGCCATACTTCTTTCCCTGTTTCTAAGAAAAAACTCAAAAATATTCTTGTTTCTCGAGCATCAGAATAAAACGACTTGACAAATCTATTATGCTATTATATACTTATATAAACTTTAAAAAAGGTATTAAAAATGGCAAAACAAAAGATGACAGAACCAGTATTCACTAGATCTGAAATAGCAGAAATACTTAATGTATCCACCCTCACCATAGCCAATAGGGAAAAGAACAAAAAATACCCTGAGCCAAAAAGAGATATGAATAACTATAGAATATATAGTTTGAATGATGTTTTCAATCTTCAACTTATTACCTATAACCATATCAACCCAAAGCCTGTGATATCTATTCTTTTTGATAAAGGGTATAAAGACAGTAAGCATCTAGGTGAAATGATAGACAATGTTCTATCTCGTAGGAGCAACGCAAATGCAAAATGATAAAGAAGAAAAGTTTTCACTAGTAGACGATGTAGATGATAATGTATCTACTGATAATATTACAGAATTAAAATCTGGAATATTTAATCTATTTGTTAACTTGTACGACCATTTGTCCATAGACGTTGGTCCTCGTGATGCTATAATCGAATCAACTAATTATCTACTTTATATTGTAGATACATTCAAACAAGCTCTTGAAAATGAAAATCAAGAATAATAAATCAAACTAAATATTGGAGTAAACAACATGTTAGACGCAAAGAATGTAGTAACCATCTCAGGTGGTATAGTTTCAGAGCCAGAAATAATCAATGATAAAATAGCTAAGTTTAGAGTAGCTATTGATTACGCTGGTTCAGAAAAAGGCGGAGATAATAACTCAGGTTATTTCGACGTAGTATACTATCTCAAAGAAGGTACAAACTTCGCTTCAAAGAATGCACAGTTCTTGCATTCTCAAATCACAGGTGGAAAACTCAAGAAGGGTTCACCACTTCAAATCCTCGGACGCTTAGTGCAAGAGCGTTGGCAACAAGATGGAGCTAACCGCTCTAAGGTTGTTATCGTAGCTGAATCAGTGTCCTACGCTGCATCTAACTACTCAAAGACTAATGAGTCAGGTGAAGCACCAAAGACTGCAGAAGCCGGATCCCCAGCATCTTCTTACTCTTCAGTACCTAACCAGTTTTAATGGAGTCTGAGTTTAATCAGGATGATTTAGATTCTCTGATTAAAGAAGCTCTATCTGTTCCGGTAAACCCGCTGCATCCTAAATCTGGGATGCATGTGGGTTTTATGGAGACTGATATGTTGGAGCTGTTAAGCGGTCATCTTTCTAATAAGATTCCGCTTTCAGCTATATCAGAGATCTATCAAGATTTGCGATTAGATCTTTTATCTAGAAAATCTAATCATCAAATAAAAGACTTGCATACAGTTATACTTAATTGTCGCAAATGTGAGATGCAACAAACTACTCCGGAACTTCCTAAGTGGAATGTAAAAAACCCAGATGTTTTATTCATTACTGATAATCCTTCTTTAGATTCTGATTCAGTTTCTTTCTTTCTTTCTGCTTTGAAAGAAGCCGGTTTTGAATCATCTAATGTTTGTTTAACTTACGTTAACCGTTGCCCAGTCAAAAGAAAATATACCAATCAAGAAGTTTTTAATTGTTCTCCTTATCTTCATAATGAGATTCAACTATTAAACCCTAAATTGATTGTAACGTTAGGTTCAGTGCCTCTAATCTCATTACTTGGATTAGATGTAAAACTTAAAGAGTATAGGGGTAATTTAACTTGGTTAGGATACTGGCCAATCATTCCCACATATTCACCAATATACGCTGTAAGAAATGGTCAGAATTTTCAAGACCAATTTTTATCAGACATTAAATCAGCACATAACTTTTCAACCAAGGATTAACACAAATCATGACTACAGACATATGGTCTGATCTTCCTATAGAAGATCTTACAGAATCACAACTTAACTCTTTTAATGATCTTGTCTTAAAGGACATTAAAAACGAAGGTTCCTCAGAGGATAAAACAATCCTTTCTAACAATTTAGATCTTTGGCTTTTTCAATTGCGCGTTATTCGCCGCGATGTTGAGTTTCAATTATCTTCTCAAAAGTCTAAAGATAAAATTAAGTTTATTGAATTAGCAGAAGTTAATGATGAAAATGAAATTAATGACTATAAAGTAAAGCAAAATAAGTGGAGAATGGGCGCAGTAAGATTTCTTACCGCCATCGAACACAAGATGCTTTATGTTAAGTTAATCTTATCTGATTCAGAAGAATACGCTTAGGTCTAGTTTGATATGCAGCTGATAAATACTTTAGAATATATATCTACAAAAGAATCTACTTTTGATGAGCAAGATTCTTATTATTTTCTTCAGGATTATCAGTTGCATACCGACTGGTATTCTTACTCTTCTAAAGATTTTTCATTAGATTCCGTTAAGAAACTTGCCAATACCTTTTGCTATTCCCATGGAATGGTTCCACTTAAGTCTAGTAAAGACCAACAAACGACTGAAGATAATTTATTTTGGTCTTCTGTTCCTCTTGGTTTATTTAGATATAAGATGTTAGAAGATGGCTTTTGGTGTTCTACTTCTGTTCTTAAAAAACAAAAAGGATTTATAGTAGAAGGCATTTATTGGATAAACGGCTTCGCTTATCTTGTAAGAAACAATGATTTTATCTTAGAAGCAAATTTATTTATTGATCAGAAAACAAAATTAAGATACAGTTATCCTGATACAATAAGCTAATAAACTTTGCCTCTATAGTTAAAGGGATATAACAAGGGACTTCTAATCCCTCGTTCTAGGTTCGAGTCCTAGTGGAGGCGCCATGTCAGTCAGCGAACACTATTTTATAGACAGTTCTTTTATTCAACACATTCATTGGTATGAAGATACCAGTAACATGATTATTACTTTTGCTACTAATTCTGTTTGGGTATATTACGATGTGCCTAAAGAAGTTTTTATTAACATGACTAAATCTAAATCAGTTGGTTCTGTATTTAACAAAGAAGTTAGAAACAAATTTCGAGCAGAAGTTTTATTTAAATTAGGTAAAACTTCAAATATCATTTATTCTAAAGGCGAAGAAATTGTCCAAGAAACGTAGAAACAAAAACAAATATGCGTACAAAGACAACAGGTTTTACGGAAATGATGTAGTTTCTCATTACGCACGTCCAAAGAGTACTGCTTCACCTGAACAAATAAAGTCTTTAGCTTTACAGGTTTTTGGCTCTTTGTACGTTGATTCAACTTCTTTTTAATGTTATAATTATTCTATGTCTATTTTTGATTATTTTAAATATAATACAAAGAACAAAATTACTGATCATAAACTTATTTATATTAAGTGGTTAGATTCTTATACTCTAGAAGATACTTGGACTTCTCCAGATCAAATAGAAAACTCCACATATGAAGTAGAAACATTTCGGATTTCTTATCTCATCTAACCCAATTGATTCTTATTATTCTGTAGCTTTATCCGTCGGCACTAAGACCGGTTCTAACCAAATATCTTATTCAAGTATTATTAATATACCTATATCTTCTATCATAACTTTAATAGAAAAAGATTTTTAATATACTTGCGTTTTCTTTCAGTAAGCGCTATACTTTTATCAAGATATTATAGAAGTTAGGAGCTCACTTGCCAAGACAGCATCAATCTAAATCGATGAAGAAAGTCTTAGCTGAATTAGAACGGTTAGGTTTCTCCGTAGTTAGGAATAAATCTGGTACATATAAGATTGTCCCCCCTCCGACAACATGCGGACCGATCTACACTACACACGGGACGGAATCAGCCCTCCATCCCATGCGGAGAGATTTTAAACGGCTCTATAATGTAGAACTCACTTTATAATACTTAATTAAAACCCTGGATCTCTTTGGTGGTAAGAGCTCCAGGGTTTTTTTTATCTCACAGAAGGATTGACCAATATGATATATGCAGATAATTGGAATCTCCCATCGCCTCAGATTAATAAACGAGTTGAAAAACCAATTTCCCAAGACTCAGAAACATATTCTTCTAAGTTTCAAACTTTATTAAATGATTCTAAAAGTAATCAAAAATTAGGAATTCTATTTAAAGATATTGATACATCACAAATGATGGATGCTTTAAATGCTTTAGATAAAGTAATAGCTAATAAAAAGCTAGGTGGTTTTGATTTAGATGATGTTCAAATAAATACTGCCGGTCTTTTAGATAAATTTCATAATAAAATTAACTATGATCCAAAAGGTAAAATTCCTTTTCCTAAAGAACAACCAATTGTATTTATAGATGGCCTTGCCAATGATGATCCGTTTTGATATAATCGATCATGGATAATATTAAATCAGGTGCAACCATAAAAGTCGACAAAGACTGGAACATTGAATTTTCTGATGGTCCTGATGCTGAATATATAATTAATGGTCAAGTAATCACAACTTTAATAGAACATATTAAATATTTAGAAGTTGTTATTTTAGATTGTCCTGGCAATGAAAAAGTTCTAACAGAACGTGATCAGCTAAAAGTAAGAGTACAACATTTATCTTCTGAAGTAGAAAGACTTTCTAAGGAGTTGGGTCATGGTTAATTCATTCGATGATTGGATTAAAATTGGTTTAGACAAAGGCTGGTGTGGTCCTGCTGTGTGTTATACTCATGATAGCTTTCCTATAAGCTTAGAAGAAGATAATGAGTTTGAAGAAGGCAATGATCCTTGTATGCACATGATAAGGTTGTACGAAGATCCTGAACATAAACAATCTATAGAAGAATCTCATTCTCCTTCAATTTGGAGAAAACCGTATGAATCAGAATGATAGGAACATTAAACTTATAAAAGAGTTTTACCCTTATGTACTAGCCGAAGCTGAACAGGCTATAAAGCTAGGTGCTCTTCCTGATGATCATCCTTATGATCCTCAATGTGAAGATTGTCAGTGGTACAATTGGGGTATATCTTTTATGTTAAGAGTACAAAAAGGAGAATTTAATGAATTCAATAGTTAGAGCATTAAACAACATAGCTGTATCTCTTGGTAAAATAGCTGACGCTTTAAATAATAAAGCAGTTACCAAGACTCATACTTCGATTCCAACTACTTCTACTTCAGTAGATAACAAAGTTGCAATAACAAGTTACAAAGTTGCTAACACCACTAATCCTTATCAAGATGTTTGGAAACAAAAAAAATCTCAAGACCAGTTTCAAAAACACAAGCATGATTATATTTCTCAAAAAATAGAAGAGCTATCCTCTAAAGATAACAGAGATATTCTTATTTTAAGATTGCGCAATATTGTCTTTAACGATAACGCATCAGACTCTTTACAGTCTTATTATATTGGTTCTGTAAATCCTAAACTTCATCAAAAAATTATAGATCAGCACAGACGAGAATGGCCTTCTCTTTGGCTTGTAATAGATGAGTTAATTAAAGATTCAAAACAGACTGGATTAAAATGAGCGTTCTATACTCTTTAATGATAGAAGGTCCTGATGGCTGGGATACTGAATATGATGTTGATCAGCATATTTACGTAATAATGAGATCTTATGACAACGGATTAACTTGGCATAAGCTTGCAACTATGAATGACTCAGATCGAGACGATGCTTTAGATCTAATAAATACTTTAAATTTAAATAGCCAAAAAGTTAATAATTCCATTAGTACTAAAAGCGTTTCTACTGCATCTTCCTTAGATGCAATACGTAAACAACTAAGTGAATGGGATATCCACGATGATTAGTTGTAATGATATTTTTACCCTCTAAAGAAGTAAGAGATAGACTATCTTCTTATTGGGGAACCGAAGTTATACTTCGTTGTTGCACAGATTGGCCAAGTCATTCTATGTTCCATCAAAGAGGAAACGGTAAATGTGGATCTTGCCACAACACGCCTAAGATGCTACCTATAACCTGGGAAGAGTACAATGACTCAAATGATTATAAGAGCTGAACACGATCATCCTTCAATTACCGGACACTCTAGTCCTGGTTTTGCTCAACTATATGATGGATCACAAGTTCATTTTACTTCCCTTTGGGTTGAGGGTGATGAGTTTGTAGTAGATACTTTATTAAATGGGTTGATAACCTTTCCTATTGAAGAAACGTTGGTAATAGATTATGAGTGATTTTGAAGAAATGAGAAAAGCAATGACACGTGCCTTAGATGAGATACATAATGATTTTTGTAACAATTGTAAAAATTCATTTGATGAAAATCAAGGTGGATACACAGATCTTGTAACTGCTAGTAAAATGTATAAACTTTGGTACTGTGATGATTGTTTTGAAGTTGTTGAAAATGAAGATGAATATTTTAGTTAATATTAAAAATCGTAGAAAACATAAAGTTATTTTTAGACTTCAGTCAAACAATAAAAAGATTTGCACTGTTAAATTTAATGACAGAGAATTTTTAAAGATAAAGCTTGCAGCTATATCTGCAGATATTACTCTTGAAGAGTTCTTTATTCGTATAATAAAAGATTTAGGAAAAAAATGACACATCATAATCCAATTACAGAAGTAATTAAAAAACTAAAGCGTCATCCCAACAACACTGATCAACCTGATCTTACTGAGTCTGAATTAATAGCTAATCAACGTCAATTAATTAAATTTTGGGTTGATCGTTCTACTTTATTGGAAAAAGAAAACGACCAACTTAAGCTTCAAATAAACACTTTACGTGAAGAATACAATTGTACAGAAGATCCTGATCTGATATAATTTACTTATGGGATTATACGACACTATATTCATAGAATATCCCTTGCCTATACCGGAATATATTCCCTCTAAAATTAGATCCTTCATCCATTCAACAATTTCTCAAGATGGATTTCAAACAAAAGATTTAGATCAATGTTTAGATGATTATTTTATTTCAAATGATGGAAGATTTCACATTTGTAATTATCTTAATTTTGATTCTCCTGAAATATCCAATTATGAGCCTATGTACATGCATGGTCATATTGAAGTTCATACGATAGTTCGACTTGATGAAGAGTCTATGTATATGACTCCTACTAACAGTTTTAGGCTTGAGTATGATTTAAAATTTACTGACAGCCTATTGGTCTCAGCTACTCTGTTATCACCTACTATTGAGGATATACAAAAATATGAACAAGATTAAACAATGGATTTACATTGCAAAAGTGTTTTTAACTGGTTTTGATTATGGAGTAAAACATTTTCAAACTATTGAAGATAAACATTTCTTTACTTATCATGGTGACACAGATGGTTCTAAATTATCTGCTAGTTCTAAGATATATAGAAACGGCATAAGATATGCTCGTAAGTATATGCAGTATAGAAATGAAATACTACTTTTAGTTTTTGTACTTTCATCAGCATTTATCTTTGCTCGCTGTGGTTGGTAACTACTTTCCCAGATAGCTCAGTTGGCAGAGCTACGGACTGTTAATCCGTTGGTCGTAGGTTCGAGCCCTACTCTGGGAGCTAAATAAAATAGAAAGATTGATTATGTTTGATGATGTTGTTTTAGTCTATATGCCAAGAGAGCTTGCTGAATGGTGGGCTGGTTACGACCTTGAAGACGTAAGTCCAGATAGACTTATGCTACATACACGTAACGCTTGTCGTGAATCTTTGCCTGACGCACCAATACGTCCTCGTGGTTCGAAACCTAACCGCTAGATGTGATATACTTATACCTTCGCGGGTATAAGTTAATGGTAGACTAGCATGTTTCCGACCTGCTCGTGGGAGTTCGATCCTCCCTACCCGCTCTAGAAGGGAAATATGAATTACACAGAAATTTACAATAAAGTTTATGCAGAGCTACAAGCAGAACATCTTCCACATGAGGCTGTTCATAAGTCTGCTATATCTATTTGCGAAGCCATAGCCAACCTTTGGTCTCTTACCAATGAACATTATCCAAGTGTCTTAAATACAATCACAGAGATAATGGAAGATCTTTATAAAAAAGATTTAAATATTCAGAGTTGATTTCTACTATAAGAACTTGTAGTATATTACTGTTCCTTAGCGAAAGAAAGTCATGAAAGAAACACTTAATTGCAATCATTGCTCCAAGAATTGGAGAAGAGATAAGATAAGAGGCAGAAAGCCTCATTACTGTCCTAAATGCATTAAGGTTCTTTCTTTAGATAATGCTCCTATCTTTATTAAAAAGATTTCTACTTCTAAGCCATTGCAAAAAGTTTTAGTTGAATCCGCAAAACCTAAAACAGCTTCAGACAAGACCTGGATAGAAGCTCCATCTCATTGGCAGTGTTCGACTTGTTTAGTCTATATTGGTGTCGAGATCAGAATAAATGAACCTCCTATGCATCGTTGTCAAAAGAGAGCTATGAGGGCTTACGCTCTTGAACAAATAAAGAAGAAACCATCTAAATAGTATTCTCACTGGTTGTGAGTAGTTATATTCTAAAAATAACAAATCACAAATCAAAAAGAGGATACATGAAATTACGCCAAGCTATTTCTTCTACAGTTAGATTTATTAAAGATATATGGCCTTCCATTAAATTGGTTATAAAGTTATTAGCTCCTATAATATAGCTTTAACTTCTTGTTTTTTTCTCATCTTCAATGTATAATAGATGCATATCTGAATCTTTAAAGAGGCTGAAATGACAACTATTATAGGTATACAAGGTGATAATTACGCATTGATATGTTCTGACTCTAGAATATCAACAATGGATTCTGGTGGATTTGCTTCTCAGATAACAACTTTAAAAGAAAGTACTAATAAAGTTGGAACTAATGGTAGATACCTTCTCGGTGCTGCCGGAGACATGAGAGCAATCAATATTCTTCATCACGTTTTTCAACCCCCCATGCCTACTCCAGGTTTAGTAGGAAGAAAGCTAGATCAGTTCATTACATCTAAATTTGTCCCTGCTTTAATAAACTGTTTTGAGAATCAGGGCTATGCTACTCCTGAAAGCAATGAAGATAAAAACCACATTAACGAACATGCTTCTTCTATATTGACAGTCCTTAATGGATCTATCTATGTTGTAGAAGGGGATTATTCTTGGACATCTGATGCTAGTGGCCTTTATGCCCTAGGAACAGGTTCTCCGTACGCCTTAGGCGCTCTACAGATCCTTATGGGTAAGAAGTCCCCTACCGTCTCACAAGCCCGTGCAATCGCTCTCAAGGCCATTGCAGTGGCAGCTAAGTATGATCCTTATACTGGATCACCATTCCACTGTTATGTTCAGAATGCAACAGACAAGTAATTAATTTATTTATTTAAAGAGTTATTTTTTTTTATAGTGTCTTAAGTCTTAGCGTTTTATTGATAAGGGTTTATGTTAGGATTTCTGTTGTAGTTAAGATCTCTTTTCATATCATCTCTTTTAACTTTAGCAAAGCTAAAATTACCTCGAGCTGCTGCTCTTGCTGATAGTGAAATTCCTCTTTGTGGAGCTTTTGACTGAAGACCTCTAATTGGAACACTTGCTTGCCTAAACCCTGGCTCTCTCATTCCGACTTGCAATAAGTGTGGCTTTAGATCTTCTCTAGAATATTTATTTCTTTTAAAATTTAGAGCTCCAGATAAACCAGTATAACCAGCTGGATCATTTGATTGCGACATGAGCCCAGTCTGTTTTATCCCAGAATCAGTGAATCTAATGGGCATAGTTATCCTCTTCTTTCTTTTAAGTTCCTGTTTGAAGCCACGCCAATACCTGCTAAAACTGAAGCGCCAAGTGCAATTTGCTGTCCTCTGCTTTTTGACACCGATTTATAATACTTACTATCTTTTACTAGATCTTGTGCTACTCCCATATTTTTTATTATATTTTTTGAAGTACTATGATTTTTTATGTTTTGCACTACTGGTTTTAAGTTAGAGATAGTTTGAGGTATCAAATCCCCAATAATTCCTGAGGTATTGCTGGTTCTTGCGTTATAAGATATATCAGCCACAAGATCCATTGTGTCTTCCAATGCGGACATTCCTCTTGCATTAGCCCTACCTAGCATGGCACGAAAGGGGGTAATTTTTGTGGGGGGTACCGATCCTGCTACTACTTTAGGAGCTGTGGATGGACTTATCATTGGTTTAGACCCATGCATTGTGGAAAATCCACCATGTTCGTTAGCTTGATCAGCTAGTAGATTCTCCCATTGACTGTATTCCTTCACGCTGAGATCTTCTAGGCTAATTTGTCCAGATTGAATCCTTGCATTAATAGCTTCTCCTGGATGAGGTTCTCTGTTTAATATTTCTTCTATTCTTGTTTTTTTTGTTATTTCTAAATCTTTTTGTATAAGTTCTTGTTTCTGAGCATTTTTTTGTGCTCTTTTTTTTGCTTTTGCTTCAGCTTCAGATGCTAGATCCTTACCTATTTGATCAACTTTTGCTAGTCTTTGCCCGGTGGGAAGAGTATCATCTACAGCATGAAAGGGATTATCTTCAAAATTCTCTACAAAATCATCTTCAAAATTCTCTGCAAAATCATCTAACGGAGTCCAATCTGCTCCCACCATGTCCGGTGTTTCAAAATCAGGTACACCATCATAGACTTGTTCTGGTAATTCATTTACTTTAACAATAGGTTGTTTTTTTTGTTGATTTCTATCTCTTGCACGATCTATTGCCGCTTGCCTTCTATCGATGCCATTTAAAACGCCTTGTGGCACATTTGGAGCTGGTTTTGGTGTATTAGATCTTGATGAGCCAGCATCTATCGCTGCTTGTCTTCTTGCTGCAATAGCATCTAGAATTGCTTGTCTTTCTTCTGCTGTTCTGGCGTTTGTGGCGTTGACTGTTTTCGGTGCAGGTTTGTTTGCTGAGCTGCTTGTTTTAGCACTCCTTGCTTCACGATCTCGTTTAAGCATTGCGTTGGATTCATCTTCCGCTGCAGCAAGAGCATCAATATCTTGGCTAATTCTCTTTGGTCTAGCTTGTTGAGCTTCACGCTCTTGGCTAAATTGGGATTGGAGTAACTCAGCTTCATTACTATCCGGTTGCCTGTGTCCAGGAAAGTATGTAATTTTACCTTCTTCTATTAATCCAGGTACATCTTCTAAGGCTTTTTTATTTTTTGCTCTTTCAATTTTTGCAGCTTTTTGAGCAGCTTTTTCTTGTCTAGTAGATTTAATTGAACCTTCAGATATAATAAATTGTTCATTAGCCTGATTAAGTGATTCATCTATAGCGGCTTGCCAACGGGCTTTTTCTTCCGGTGTTTTAGCGTTTTTTAATTCTCGCTCATACGATTCGACTATTAACTTCCATGCTGATTCAGACATAACTACCTCATGATCCTCGCTGCATTTCGGGCATCTTGAACTAGTCTATTCAATGTTCCCGAACCCATTCCACCAGCTTGCATCATCCCTTGTTGGCCATAGGACTCTAAGCCATTAGCTACCCATTTACCGTAATGGACCTAACTTTTCTCCTCCTTGAGAAGCGCTTTTTACCATTGCCTCTAATGATTTTCCCCATTCACCAGATCCTAATATGGAAAGTCCAGACTTAGTAGCTTTTACAGTTTCCTCAGAAGCACCTCCCGCGGTAAGCCCCTGCAGTAAACTCTCATGAAAAGCTTGTTTAGCGGTTTGCTCTCCGGTTAATAAAAGCCCTGCACCTCGAGCTTCAGGTAATTGAGTCAGAATTTCTTCACCATACATCGAGTTAAAAGAAGTTGCGTTAGTATAGGCTATATTTTTCCCTCGTGTAATTGTTTCCCTAAACTGATCGCCTTTTACACCTGCACTAGATCCAAGAATTCCAAGACCTTCAGCTCTACCCTCTTCAGCTCCTCTGTATGCCATTTGCCTAAGATAATGCTGTACTTGTTCTATCGCAGTGGGATTTTGTATATTACTAAAAGCTTCTATTTCACGGGATAACCCAGCGTTGTGCCCTATCGTATAGCTAGCACTATGTCCTATTTCGTGAAATGCAGTTCCTAAAAGATTTCCGGCTCCTCTAGAACCTACTTGATCTGCTGGCAAAGCTATAAAGTTTTTAATAGAAGATAACCTATCACCTTCTGGCATTACCCCTTCACCTCTTAGCAAATCCCTTAAGGCTAACCTACGTGAATTACTTAAATTACCAGACATGTTTCCACCTGATAATTGATCCAACCCTAGGCCATGGCGTTCAAGTGTCCCTCTGTCAAATACTCCCATCAAAGTTCTATCAAAGACATCTTTAGATGTTGTAGTTTCTCCACCAAATCCTAAAGGACCAGACCAAACAGTAGAAGTAGAAAGACTTTCATTCAGATCAGCGACTCTATCTATAAGAGATTCTCCACCATAATTTAGCGCAGCGGTATTACCAAGCAAGAATAAGCCATTATCGGCTTGCGTAAATCTACTAGTTCCTACGTATGGCATTTAAAAATCCTAGCCTATATTGGGTATGAGAGAATTAGGGTTCGTAAACAAGCTCCAATAAGTGCGCCAAGTCTTAATCATATGTACTATATAAAGGATTATGTTTAAAAAACTCATAATGTTATAGTAACTGAGTTATTGATAAAGGGAGAGAAAAATGGCAGCTAAAAAACCAGCAAAGAAAAATGTAGCAAATACTCAAGAAAAGAAGAAGGAATTACCAGGAAAAGCAATAATGTATTATGGTGTTCCTGGAAAAGGTTTCACTTGTCCTTCTTGCAGCAGAACCCTTATTAAGGGTATAATATATGAAGAAGGAACTTCTCAGTATTGCTGCAGAACTTGTATTCCTAAAAAAGAAGAATCTTTATCTTAAGGAAAATATGAAAAATTATTGGCTTGGTGAAATGGTAAAAAATACAAACTACAAGATGGCTCCAGCTGAGCAAGAGTTTGTTGATTCTTTGAGATCAATTGCTAAAAAATATGGGAAACTTTCTAACAGTGACGGCAATGGCATCTGGGTTGGGTACGTTGAAGCAGCCGATAATGACAACGCAAGCATTGGCGTCATGTGTAACAACTGTGCTCAGTACGAGGGCTCTGGAGTTTGTAAAATTGTTAAACAAAAAGTACAGGGTGGCGGATATTGCAGACTTGCTGCTATTCCAGATGGCGTAGTTAATAAAGATAATAACGACGACGACGACGATCAAGGTGACGACGAAGAAGACTAATGCCAACGTATAATTACAAATGTAAAGATAATCTACATTCTTATACAGAGATTAGATCTATTGCAGAAGATCAAAAGAATACTAAATGCCCTGAGTGTAGCTCTGAATTAAAAAGAGTATTTGATGCGCCGGTAATCCAATTTAATGGATCTGGATTTTATAAAACTTCTAATTAATCTATTCTTCTGTCTATTCGATTTCAGGTTCTGGTTCTACTTGTGGTACTTCAAAGTAGCTACCGTTCCAAACTGTATCAATGGGGACTGTTTCTACCCACTCTATTATTATTGGATTAGATCTAAGAACGTTAAGCATGTTTGAATGAGAATCGCTAACAAGCTGCTCTTCATCAGTGGTCGGTATTGGCAATTTAGAGGGATCGGGAACCATATAGTTTAATGCGGCTTTTCCATCAACTACGTATACAAACTTTATTTTATCATCTGATGTGGTCATTTATAATTTCCTTTTTATTTATTGTATTATTATTTAATAGCTTTGGGTAACAGTGTACTGAGCATATGGAGGGTTATCCCAATACGCTGCTACAGCAGCAACGGCCTGGACTTCAGCTACAGCTGCTACTGCTGGATGGTAACCCGATCCCGCAAAAGCTGCAACCCAATAAGGGTGGTTATTGTAGGATCTTTCTTGTCCACCATACTTAACTTTAACTCTTATTCTTTGGTCTGGTGAAGTGGACCATGTCCCAATAGTTCCTGCGCCTCTTACGGTAACTCTACCGGCACCAGCATTTCCGTAACCTATATTTGCAACGTTAAAACTTCTTCTGACAACTACGTTAGCTCCTGAGGTAGTGCTATGTGGAGCCGCAAGAGCATCAAATGCCGTCTGTCCGGAGTTTCTACCGTCTGTATAAACTCCACTGTAGTCAACGTAGAATCTTCTACCTGTAGTCACGATAGTGACTGAGTTAACAACAACGTAAGCTTCTACAACAAGGTTTGTAACAGAAACGTTATTGCTTGGAATTGAATAGGTCGATGTTTGGCTAAACGCATTCCCTGTTACTGTAAATGTTCCTGTTTCTCCCGGCGAGCCCACTTGAGCACCGTCTGAGTCATAACCCCAAGTATAGTAATCGTAATAATAGTTATCTGCATAATAACCATCTCGTGGTGGGTCATCCCAGTAAGCTGCCACTGCTGCAACAGGTGCAACGTAAGCTACAGCTGCAACCGCTGGATGATACCCAGATCCCGCAAATGCTGGAACTACATAAGAGTCATCTATCAATGCAGGAATGTTAATATTAGAAGCTATTACAGTAGTCTCGGAATATCCGTCAGTATTATAGGTTATTAATCTTGCGCTGTATGTTTGTGATGCTGTAGCAGAATATGTATAAGAAGTAGTCCCAGTATTGGTTATGTTAGCTTCTCTTGTAGTCCAAGCCCCACCTGATAGTTGGGTTTGTAGAACAGCATAGCTAAAGTTGACTATACTTGGTGGAGTTACGGTAACAGTAAATGTTCTAACGCCACGATTTGGAGCAACAGGGTTTGGAGTAGAAGTGGCTGATGCTACTGTTGCGCCAGCTGCATATGCTGGTCTAAAAGGACCTATTACCTCAGATTCTTCCCCATCTCCAAGGGCATTAACTGCTCTAGCCTTAATCTTATAATAACGTCCGTTATTTAAACTACCAATTGAAAATGAAGTAGCGATAGAAGATAAGCTTGTATAAGCTGAAAATGCGCCATATGTAATATTATCATCAGAATAAGAAATAGCATACTTATATGTTGTTATTGGCAGTCCGGCCATTCCAATTGGGAGTAGTTAAGACTACGCCAACTGCTTTATCATTTACTGTTCCTGAACTTATACCGTTTGGAAACGTAGGAGCATTAGGAATTCTTCCCGCAGCTGAAAATCCTCTTCCTGGTTTAAAACTTCCTTGTGAGGTTAAAAATGGCATGTTGATTACCTACTATGCAAACTTGGCTTGACTAGCAAATACTTTGTATGTTGATGCTGCAGTTTTAAGTACAGTTATAGAATAAATGTCTAAAGCATTCCCGGCAGATGGAGCTGTCCCACCAAACCAATTTATTGTTTGAGAAGAACCATTAATATTTACGGTGCTTAATTTATATGTATTTGCAGCCCTATCTATGATAATGCTAATGGTAATAGTCTGTCCAGTTGACAATATGTCATTTAGGTTAGTAACACTAGAGTTTCCTCTTATGTTTATAGCAAAGTTAGCAGAGGGTGTGCCACTAAAATAATAAATAGAACTACTTAATACGTCAACATTAGTCGCAGATGCACTTAAGTTAGTAGTGGTATCTATTGTAGTAGTTTCTATAACCTGTTTAATTACTAATCCATTATTTACCGTTGTAGTTCCCGTTGATGCTCCAATACTAGCAGCAGTCGCTGAACCTAGAATGGCGGAAGGCGTCAACACATCTGTATCATTTATTTTAAAAGTTTTACCAGAAGCTAAATTTAAGTTTTCACTTAAGTTCCAAGAAGGAGTAGCTGCATCGTTCCAGATAATAGTTTTATCGGTATCGCCCTTAAGTGTTATCCCTCCGCCATCAGCAGTGGTATTAGTGGGCGTATCAACTGATCCAAGTTCAATGTTTTTGTCATCAACAGATATTGTTGTTGCGTTAATTGTTGTGGTAGTTCCGTTTACTGTTAAGTTTCCTGCTACGGTTACGCTAGAAGAAAAAGTTGCAGCACCTGAAGAAGTTAAAGGTCCTGTAAAGTTTGGTGTTGCGGCAGTTAATCCAGTTAAGCTTCCAACTGAAGTTAAAGAAGAACCTACTACAGAAGAACCCAAGGAAGTAGAACTTAGAACATCTGTTCCATCTATCTTATAAGTTTTCCCAGAAGCAACGTCAAAGCTATCATCTGTTTTTAGAACATTAGCTGAAGATCTGTAAAGGTTTGTGTCGGCTGTTGCAGAGCCAGATGACCAGTTTAGCTTACCACCAGCATCAATACTAAAGTTAGGTGTAGCACTGCTGGAGGGGCCTATCTCAACTGCTGTATCAGCAGATGTACTAAATTTTAATGCTTTAATTCTATTATAAAAATTGGGCATTGGCCTCGACCAAACCTTTCTAAATTAAAATTAACCCCTCGAGATTAACCAGATATACAATATAGTAATCAAATTATTGACTTGTTAAATAAATCTAATATGTGATATAGTATGTGAATGACGCTTATATCTAATAACCCATACGCTGTAAACAAGATCACAGAGCCTTGGGCTTATGTAGAAAACCTTTTTACCGAAGATGAAATATCTGCGATTATAGAGTATTGTTCCTCTAAGGAATTAAGTAAATCAAACACTGTAAATAACGACGATAAAGTGAGAATATCATCTAACTCTTTTAATGACGTAGATGCTGACAATTCTTGGTTTATAAGAAAGATCAATGAAGCAATCGTTAATGTTAATGATCGTTTTTATGGCTTTGATCTATATGGCTATTCCTTTTTTCAGTATGCCGAGTATGATGGTTCTGAAAATGGAAAGTATGATGCTCATTTAGATTTAATTATGGGTTCGGCCAAACCAACCTATATGCTTGACACTAGAAAATTATCAGTAACAATACTCTTAAGCGAACCAGATAAAGAATTTACTGGTGGTGACTTCTTTATTCATCAAAGCGCAAAAGAAACAAACTTAAAGATGTCTAAAGGACAAATGATCTTTTTCCCATCATTCATGCTTCATGGAGTAAAGCCAGTTCTATCTGGAGTTAGAAAGTCTATTGTAATTTGGGTTGAGGGACCTAAATTTAAATAGTATATTATTCTACTATAGGTGTTGCGTCATCCCAGATTCCCCTAGAGAACTCAACCCAATCATCGTATTCTTCTTGAGTTAAAAGAGTTGTTGAGCCGTCTGGGTTTTGTTTAGAAATAGTTCCAAATGGATTCTGTTCTATAAACTGTTCTTTTGTTATTGGCTGATATTCGTATGTCATGCTATCTCTCCTCCTATGCGAACAAAATATCTTCTAAATTGAGTAGTTGTTTTAAACGTAGTGAAAAATCCACCAAGTAAAATTTTTCCATCGGATTGAACAGCTATTCTGCTAACACTACCATTGAGCGCTATCCCGGTATTGGAAGTGAAGGCTGTGTCTAAAGTTCCATCGGAGTTCAATCTTGCGATACGGTTTACGGTTGTGCTATTCCAGGTAGTAAAAGATCCGCCAAGTAAAATTTTACCGTCAGACTGAATAGCTATTCCGTTAATGGTACTATTGGCTCCTGTCCCAGTATTGGTCGTAAAAGCTGTATCTCTAGTTCCGTCTGAGTTTAAGCGAACGATAGAACCTACAGCTGTACTATTCCAAGAGCTAAAACTAAATCCACCTAGTATGATCTTACCGTCGGACTGAACAGCTATTGGAATAATAGTACTGTTGGCCCCTGTCCCATTGTTCGTAGTAAAAGTCGTGTCCCTTGTTCCATCGGAGTTCAGCCTAACTATGCGACCTACGGTTGTACCATTCCAAGCAGTGTGTTGACCACCTACCAAAATCTTACCATCAGATTGAACAACTATTGAGTTAAGGCTATTATTAGCCCCTGTTCCTGTGTTCGTAGTAAAAGTTGTGTCTAAAGTTCCATCTGAGTTTAACCTTACGATATAGCCTACAGTCGTACCATTCCAAGAGGTAAAACCTCCACCTACCAAAATCTTTCCGTCAGACTGAATAGCTATTGAGCCAATTGCACTGCCACTGGCTGCTGTTCCTGTGTTCGTAGTAAAAGTCGTGTCCCTTGTTCCATCGGAGTTCAGCCTAACTATAGTATATACGTTCGTACCATTCCAGGTTTGGAAATTTCCACCTACTAAAATCTTACCATCTGATTGGATAGCTATTGAGACAATGGCAGCGTTGGCCCCTGTTCCGTTATTCGTGGTAAAAGTGGTGTCTCTAGTTCCGTCGGAATTTAAGCGTACGATATAACCTACTGTTGTACCATTCCAGGTGGTAAAATTTCCACCTACTAAAATCTTTCCATCAGATTGGACGACTACTGGGATAATACCAGCGTTAGCAAAAGTGGATAGTGTTTCATTTGTTCCATCGGAATTTAAGCGTACGATATAACCTACTCCTGTACCATTCCAGGTGGAAAAAGCTCCACCAAGTAAAATTTTACCATCAGACTGGATAGCTATTGGGTCAACATAGTTACTATTAGCTCCTGTTCCGTTATTCGTGCTAAAAGCTGTGTCTCTAGTTCCAGTGGAATCTAGACGGACAATACGCCCTACGGTCGTACCATTCCAAGAGGTAAAACCTCCACCTACCAAAATCTTTCCATCAGACTGGATAGCTATTGAGTAGATATAATTGTTAGCTCCTGTTCCGTTATTCGTGGTAAAAGTGGCGTCTCTAGTTCCGTCGGAATCTAGACGGACAATACGCCCTACGGTCGTACCATTCCAGGATGTAAAATTTCCACCTACTAAAATCTTTCCGTCAGATTGGATAGCAAATGAGTAGATAGTACTATTAGTCCCTGTTCCGTTATTCGTAGTAAAGGTGGTGTCTCTAGTTCCAGTGGAATCTAGACGGACAATACGCCCTACGGTCGTACCATTCCAGGTGGTGTATTGACCACCTACTAAAATTTTACCATCTGATTGAACAGCTATTGAGTAGACACGACTATTAGCTCCTGTTCCGTTATTCGTGGTAAAAGTGGTGTCTCTAGTTCCGTCGGAATTTAAGCGTACGATATAACCTACTCCCGTATTATTCCAGAAATCATAATCTCCACCCACTAAAATTTTTCCGTCAGACTGGATAGCTATTGAGTTGAGGGCAAAAGCAGCTCCTGCCCCATTATTTGTGGTAAAAGCTGTGTCTAAAGTTCCGTCGGAATTTAAGCGAAGGATACGCCCTACGGTCGTACCATTCCAAGAGGTAAAACCTCCAACTACTAAAATTTTACCGTCAGACTGGATAGCTATTGAGTTAACATAATCATTAGCTCCTGTCCCAGTATTTGTCGTAAAAGTTGTGTCTAAAGTTCCATTGGAGTTCAGGCGTACGATACGACCTGCGCTTGTACCATTCCAAGTGATGAAACTTCCACCTAGTAAAATTTTACCGTCAGATTGGATAGCTAATGAGTAGATAAAACTACTAGCTGCTGTTCCGAACTGTCCGGTCTGATCAAGTGAGTCCCATGACTTGTCGATTAAACCACCCTTAATGAAAGATGTATACCATTGACCCGACTGCTTATTCCAAACATAGTCAGCAATCTTCCATGTACCAGCTGCTTTAACATATGGAATAGAGTCACGCCATATTCCAGCTGACCTAACCTTGAGACTCATTAGGAATACACGACCCAGAAATCTCCGTCAGTGCCTCCTGATGGAGTCGCTGAAGATACTGTTATAGCAGAAAATCCTGCAGGACCAGTAGGACCAGTAGGGCCTGTTGGTCCAGTAGCACCCGCATCACCATTAGAGCCAGGTGCTCCTGTAGGACCTGTTGGTCCAGCTGGGCCCGTAGGACCAGTCGGGCCAGGTACACTAGAAGCAGCTCCAGTAGGGCCAGTTGGACCTGCAGGGCCAGCGGGGCCTACAGCTTGTCCACTTATTGTACTGTAGACATTTACTCTTACAGCATTTAATGCGGGTGGTGAATCAAAATATAAAACTACAGAATCAGTTGTTACTGCGTCCCATGCCGTAATAAAAGAAGAATAAGGTGCAAAATTATCTTTAGTAAGAACTACTAGATCTCGAGTAGCTAAATTATGGTTAACTGTAATTGTTTTGCTTGTGCCATCACCAACGTCTTCACTATGTGTAGTTCCATCCATTGATAAATAAGCATTTATCCATTTTGTTCCGTCCCAAGATAAAACATCACTTACAGCAGGGCTTACTATCTGAACGTCACCAACACCATCTAAAGTAGATATTGTAGCGGTAAATGCTTTATTGACCCATTTACTAGTTGCGTTATCCCAAGCTAAAACTTGGTCAGAACTAGGCGATGGTGCATTTACGTCTATTAAATCATCTAAATTAGCTACCGTAGAAGCTACTCCTGGCATATATTTATTTAGCGAGGCATTGTATTTTAATACTTCAGTATCAGATGCTCCAGAAGTTTGTATTTCTATTCCATTAACTGTTAAATATGGTGCGGTAACCATGCCAGTAAAAGTCGGCGTTGCACTGTTGGCTTTAAGATTTACTGCAGTATCAGTATAGGTGATAGCAGATGTGTACGCAGATTTTGGTCCACCAAAATCATCTATTTGTGTTTTTGTAATTGCGGAATCAATTTGAAGGTTTGATCCCGGCAAAAATGTAAGGTTTGAATAATAGAGAGCTGTACCGGCAACTCCATAAATTGCTCTACCCGTAGTTGCACTAACTGGCACACTAAAGAACGTATTTCCTAAAACAGCGTAAGCAGTAGCTGCATCAAGTTTTATACCTGACGAGTTTGCTGCTGTTGTTATTATTTGACAATTTGCTGTAGTTAATACTCCTCCAGCATAAACATCTACTGCATAAGCACCACCGCTTGTAATTATAGAGTGAAACAGGTTACAAGTACCACCATCGACTCCTATAACTGCAACGTTAGCACCAGATGTTTCAATAGTATCCAAGTTTGCAATTCCAGCGGCAACATGTATACAGTGAT